TAGAGGTATGATATGGGAAAAATCGCAAATGATAAATATTATACTGAAGATAGTATAGCTAAGTATTGTGTTGAAAAAACTTTTGAAATTCTTGGAACAGATTGGAATAGAATTATTGAACCATCAGCAGGGGCAGGGGCATATCTGGCTTATTTGCCAAATAACACATTAGCTTATGATATTTTGCCTGAAGGCCCAAATATTATTCAAGCTGATTATAGAGATATAAAACTTCCTTATGAAGAAAAATCTCTTGTGATTGGCAACCCACCTTTTGGTAGAGCTAATAAACTTTCTGTTCAATTTATAAAGGCTTCTTTAACTCATTCGCCATATATTTCACTTATTCAGCCAATTAGTCAATTAAACCAAAATAGAACAATGAAAGACACTGAACTATTATATAGTGAAGACTTAGGAATTTTACCTTATAGCGGAAGAAAAGTTCATTGTTGTTTAAATATATATCATTATTGTAAAAATGGACATAAACAAAATTATGACATTCCAGGAATTCTAGAATGCAGGCATATCTTTCGGACTGGTAAATATAAACACCCAGATGATATATTAAATTATCCTTGGGACTTCCGTGTTTCTGCTTGGGGGACAATAAAGCTATTGGATGAAGGTGAAACCTGCCCTAATGAAATAGTTTTTAGATGTGACGATAATATAAAAGAGTGGTTAGAAAAAAAGCTAAAAGAATGTAATTATAAAAATTTACTTCAATGTGTTGCTTCGCCAAATTTGCCTGCATGGAGACTCCGCAAATGGCTAAAAGAGCAATGGGAGAAGGAAAATGATAAAAATTTATAAAATTGGCGAATAAAAAGGAGGAAGATGATGGACGAACGAAAACTAAGTTACCCTGGTTCTCTACATAACCATCTTGACTGGTCAAATGAACGTCTCCGCGACTGTATCATCAAGACTGAAGACCTAATTGATTATGCAATTGAACTAGGACATCAAGTAGTAGCCATTACCGACCATGAAACCGTCTCTGGTGCAGTTCGTGCTGAGAAATATTATCGAAAGATAAAAGAAAAGAATCCTGATTTTAAGCTTATTCTAGGAAATGAGATTTATCTTTGTCGCAATGGACTCAATGCTTCTAATTATAAATCAGGCCAAGATAAATACTATCACTTTATTCTTCTTGCAAAAGACGCAATTGGGCATCAACAAATTCGTGAACTTTCTACTCGTGCTTGGCTTCGTAGCTATATGGCGCGAGGCATGAGACGTGTTCCGACCTATTATAGTGATTTATTTGAAATAATTGGTGCTAACCAAGGACACGTTATTGGTTCAACAGCATGTCTGGGTGGCTGTCTCCCTACTCAACTTCTTCGCGCAAAGGCTGAACCAGAGTTACTACCAAAAATTTATAATTGGATTAGTCAATTAGATAACTTATTTGGCCATGGTAATTTTTTCTTTGAAATGCAACCCAGTCATAATAAAGACCAAATTTATGTAAATCAACGCCTCTTTGAACTTTCGGAAGAATTAGATATCCCTTATATTATTACAACAGATAGCCATTATCTAAAGAAAGAAGACCGCGTCATCCATAAAGCATATTTAAATGCTCAAAATGGCGACCGTGAAGTTGATGACTTTTACGCGTCTACGTATATGATGAATACGGAAGAACTTGAAAGTTATTTTGGATATTTTTCAAGGGAACAATTAGAAAAAGCATATAGAAATATCCTTAAGATTAGAGAAACTTGTGAAGATTATAGCCTACTAAAACCTCTAAGAATTCCAGAGTTAGAGTGGTACAAGTATCCACAAAATAAAGATGAATATCTTTTCTATAAAAATAAAATTCCACTTCTTGAAACTTTTTATAATTCTAATTATATCGGTGATAGACATCTTGTTTGGGCAGTTATTGATGGTATAAAAACTCGACGCGGACTTCAAACGGATGAGGCTTATAAAGAAATAAATGTGTGTCTCGATGATACTTGGCGTTCTTCTATCAAAAATAATGCTCATTGGTCTGCATATTATCTAAATCTTCAAAAAAATATTGATTTGTGCTGGGAGGCTGGTTCTCTTGTTGGGCCAGGGCGGGGTTCTGGTGCAGGATTTATTCTACTATACGTACTTGGAATTACTCAAATAAACCCACTTCTTGAAGAGACGAAAGTATTCCATTGGCGCTTTTTGAACCCTAATCGAGCTTCGGTTCTTGACTGTGATACTGATATCGAAGGAAGTAAGCGTGCACAAGTCCTTCAAAAGTTTCGAGACTTTTATGGCGAAGACAGAGTGTCTAATGTGGCAACCTTCAAAACCGAAAAATCCAAGTCTGCTATTCTAACTGCTTGTCGCGGCCTCAATATTGAGATTGATATTGCTTCTTATCTAGCTGGACTAATTCCATCCGACCGCGGCCAGTTACGGTCTTTATCACAATGTATGAATGGTGACGAAGAGAAGGGCTTCAAACCAATCAAACAATTTGTTTTTGAAATGACGGAAAATTATCCAGAAGTTTGGGCAGTAGCTTCTAAAATTGAAGGACTGATTTGTGGAGTTGGAATACATGCTGGCGGAGTAATTTTTGTTGATGAACCTTTCACTAATTCTACGGCTCTAATGCGCGCGCCAGATGGTACAATTATTACTGCTTTTGAATTACATGATTGCGAGGATGTATCGCTCATTAAAATTGACATGCTCTCTATTGAAGCCCTTGATAAAATTCATAATGAGTTAGATTTATTAGTAGAATATGGCTATATAAAACCAGAAGCAACATTACGAGAAACCTATGAGAAAATCATTGGAATTTATAATCTTGAGCGCACCGCCCCAGAAATGTGGCAAATGGTTTGGGAGCATAAAATTACCAGTCTTTTTCAAATGGAAAAACAAAGTGGTATCAATGGCATTGCGCTAACGCATCCAAAAAGTGTTAGTGAATTAGCAGTTTTGAATTCAGTTATTCGTCTTATGGCTCCTGAAAAAGGTGCAGAGCAGCCTCTTGATATGTGGGCCAGATATCGTTCCAATATTATAGAATGGGAACGAGAGATGCACGCATATGGTTTAAGTCAAAATAATATTGATTGGCTAATGTCGCACAACGCTATTACCGATGGTATTTGTGAAAGTCAAGAAGGAATGATGCAGCTTCTACAAGAAGAACAACTTGGTGGTAATAGTCTGACCTTTGCAGACAAATGCCGTAAGGCTATTGCAAAAAAACAAGGTAAGCTTTTTGACGAATGTGAAAAGGCTTATTTTGAAAATGCTCAAGAAAAAAATTGTGATATGAAACTTGTTCATTATGTCTGGGATATTTTACTTCGTGTTCAGCGCGGCTACTCATTTTGTCGTGCACACACTCTGTCGTATTCTCTTGTAGCTCTGCAAGAAATGAATCTGGCTTATCGCTTTCCAATTATTTTTTGGAATTGTGCTTGTCTAATTAGTGATAGCGGTGGTAATGAACAACAGGGTGACAACGACGATGAAAATGAAGAGGACGCGTTTACAATAGAAAAATATACCGATTGCGTAGAAGAATTCTACGATGATGACGAAGAAGATGAAGAAGATGATACTGAAGTCAATAAAGTCTTAACAACTAAAAAGAAGAAAAAAGTAAAAGTAAGTAATTACGGTAAAATTGCCGCGGCGCTTGGAAAAATGCAAGCAGCTGGAATTACAGTTGCTCCACCAGATATAAATAAATCCACTTTTACATTTTCTCCAGATGTTGAAAATTCAATTATTCGTTTTGGTATGAATGGTATTACAAAAGTCGGTCAAGATATTGTAAAACAAATAATCGAAAATCGTCCTTACACTTCAATCCCAGACTTTCTCTCAAAAGTAAAAATCAACAAGCCTCAAATGGTAAATCTCATAAAGTGCGGCGCCTTCGACAGTTTCGGCCAACGAGAACAAGTGATGCACGAATACATCAATCTTATTAGCGATGTAAAGAAGCGCATCACTCTCCAAAATATGAAAATGTTGATTGATTTTGAACTTATTCCAAATGAATATGACTTTGTTTGCCGGGTCTTCAACTTCAACAAATATCTAAAGACATTCAAAGCAGATGATTTGTTCCTTTTAGACAATATTGCGATGGCCTTCTTTGATAAGAACTTTTCAATTGACAAGCTGGTTGAGGATGTTCGCGCGGAAAGCGGTTTTGGCATAAAGCAAATCACGTGGAAGAAAATCTATGATGAAGTCATGGATAGAATTCGTCCCTATATCAAAGAAAATAACCAAAAACTTCTTACTTCTGTAAATAGTCGATTGACAGAAGATGTGTGGAATAAGTATTGCCTTGGAAACACAAGTAAATGGGAAATGGATAGCGTTTCTTGTTATTTCCATGAACACGAACTCGCGCACGTCAATAATGCCTATTATGGCTTTTCAAATTTCTTTGATTTGCCAGAAGAACCAGAAATTGAACGAGTTCTTGAAATCAAAGGTAAACGTGTACCAATCTTCAAAATTCACCGTATTTACGGAACTGTTCTTGACCGAGATAAGATGAAAAAGCTAGTTACACTTTTGACACCAGAGGGCGTCGTCACTGTGAAAATTTTTGGTGAAGTCTTCAATATCTATGACCGCCAAATTTCTGAAAAAGGTGCGGATGGTAAGAAACATGTCAAAGAAAAATCTACTTTTGCACGTGGAAACAAAATCGTAGTATGTGGAATTCGTGATGGTGACAGCTTTCGCGCGAAAAAATATAAAGCAACCCCTTACCATCTTTGTGAATTGATTGAAGAAGTTTATCCAGATGGTAAAATAAAAATGCGCCCAAGATTGGAGTTAGATGAATGATAGTTGGAATTCATGATTATGACTTTTTTCATTATTGGAATGTAATGCCCAATCTTGAGTGTGCGAAGCTTCTTGCCTACTACAAGAAGAAAAGAGATATAACGCTTTTGGCTCCTATTTTGGAGCCAGAGCGCTATAATTCTTTTTTTGTAAGAAAAGACTATGAAGATGGATTATATCCAAAAGAACTTTTCCTATCAAATGTAGAGTATGGCGGTCGAGCCGTATCATTAGAAAATTACGCCCCCTTCTCAAAAGAAATTGAAAGTATTATCCCTGATTTTTCTCCGTATGAGAAGTATAAAGACTATTTTGGAAAAGATGAAGCTACTTTCAAAAGGATTTTACGCGCAGGACATGGACGTCTTTCGCGTGAAGGCCATAGTATTGATAACTTTGTGGAAAAACAACTCAAAGCGCAGATTTTTCCAAAAACATCAGGCATTATTCTTCATGATTATAATCTTGGACAAGTTGAAGGAGCCGTTAGTTTCCTGAAAGAATTATCTAATTCTCGTTTCGGTGTAAATAATCCTGAAAAAATTCATGTGTTACCAATTGGGATGAAATTTCCACCAATTGTAAGCACAAAAGAAAAGCTCTATGAATGGCTTAGCCTTCCACCCCTTTCAGGTATTTTTCAAGTTCAATATAATGGTTTGATGCCTGATAAAATGGTAAAAGAACTATGTGATGATATCCCTGCTAGAACTGCGCGGAAAATTATATATAATCCGTTTCCCACAATATCTTGTGATGAGCAAATCCTAGAGACACTACCTATTGTATACAGACAGTGCTTATACTTATCTACTCATAAGATAAATTTTCTACTTACTCTTGGTAGAGAATCTCCATTTTCACAAGAGTTAGAAAACCTTTTTCGACTTTGGAATGAATTTTTTCAAAAAAGCCAAGATAGAAGACTGACTACATTATATTATTACCTAAAAGCAAAATCTCAGTATAATTCTGGTCCAATTTTTACAGAGAAATCTCTCTCTCCAAAGACTTCCCTTGAGGAAAATCGGAAAAGCTTTATGTATATTCGTGAAAAGAATTATGAACTTTTCAAGATGTTCTACGAGACAATCTCTGTCCATTATGAAAAGGAGATGTTTATAAATGACTAATTTAGAAATAAAACAAAAAATAGATGAAAATAATAGTATTATTGAACAACTAGTAACACCAAATAAATTCACTCTAAATAATACTGTTGCTAAATTATTAGAAGAAAATAAAAAACTTCAAAAACAATGCCAGCACAATTTTATAAATGGCTATTGTGAATATTGTTACACGGAGGAAAAAGAATGACCGTAAAGGACTGGCTTGGAGAAAATAATCAACTTGGGCAAGACATCTGGCAACGTAAATATCGACACAATAATGAAAGTTTTGAAGAATGGCTAGATAGAGTAAGTGCAGGAGATAATGAATTACGAAAACTGATTATCGAGAAAAAGTTCTTGATGGGCGGGCGCACTTTAGCCAATAGAGGTCTTAATAATACTGGCAGTTTATTCAATTGTTATTCAAGAGGCTATATTGAAGACGATTACTATGACATCATGGACGCCGCGAAAGACATTGGCATTACTTTCAAAGCACAAGGCGGCCAAGGAATTTCCCTTACAAAATTACGCCCGAAGGGAACTCCAATAAAAACTGAATACTATTCTGATGGAATCGTTCCTTTTATGAAAATTTTCAATGAAGTCACAGCGGGAACTTCACAAGGAGGCGCGCGCAAGGGTGCACTAATGCTTTCTATTGATGCGCGGCATAAAGAGGCTGAGACTTTTATAAAGATAAAGTCAAAAGAAGGGGAAATTGAAAAAGCCAATTTGTCTCTTGAACTTGATGACGAATTTATGCGAGCTGTTGAGAAATATTATGACACTGGAGAGGTTGTAACGCTGCACGAAAAGCGAAACTACTCTGGGCATGAAATAGAATATGATGTTACCCCAATCGAAATTTTCAAAATGCTAGTTGATAATTGTTATGATTGGGCTGACCCAGCTTGCCTCTTTACCAATAAATTTAGAAATTATAATTTGATGCAATTCGATGAAGATTATGAGATTGAGACTTGTAATCCTTGTGGTGAGCAACCGCTCCCCAAACATGGCGCTTGCTGTCTATCTTCCCTAAATCTTTCTGAATTTATTGTAAACCCTTATACACCACAAGCTCACCTCAATACAGCGGACTTACTATCGGCAATTGATGTTGGTATTAGAACTCTTGATAAGCTTATTGATGAAAATTATAACAGACACCCTTTGCAACAGCAAAGAGATATGTCTTATAACTATAGAAATATCGGTCTAGGCATCTTTGGCTATGCAACGGCCCTTATGAAGCTCGGCTTCCGATATGGCTCGCCAGAGGCTATTGAATTTACTGATGATGTCTTTTCTCTTATCTTTAGGCGCGCGGTCCTTGCAAGCAACGAATTGGCAAAAGAGTTCGGTCCGTATCCAAAATACAAAGAAGAAATTTTTGATAGTGATATCATAAAATTTCATTTTAGTCCTGATGAAATAACTAAACTAAAAGAATATGGTCTAAGAAATTGTAGTTTAGTTTCAATTGCTCCAACTGGTTCATTAGCCACCCTACTAGGAGAAAGTGGTGGTTGTGAGCCAGAATTCGCGCTAAAATATACAAGAAGAACAGTAGGCATGACGGATGGAGAAGATACATACTACGATGTTTATTGTAAAGCAGCACGTGAATATATGGAGATAAATAATACAAAAGAGCTACCAGATTATTTTGTCGGTTCAGCTGATATCTCTTGGCAGAGTAGAGTACTAACACAAGCCGTAATGCAAAAACATGTTGATACAGCAATTAGTTCTACAGTAAATATGCCAAATTCTGCAACTAAAGATGATATTGCACATATGTATCTACTTGCTTGGTCTTCTGGCTGTAAAGGCATTACCATGTTTAGAGATGGCTGTAAACGCCTTGGTATTTTGACTACGGAAAATAAGAAAGAAGAAGAAATTTCCCATAAAGAACTAAAACGCGGAGAAATTATGAAGTGCGCGGACGACTTGATTGGAAAGAAAAGAAAAATAATCAATGGTTGCGGCTCAACTCATGTTCTTGGATTCTTTGAGCCAGTTTATGGCGATTTAGTCGAAGTATTTTTTACTAAAGGCAGTTTAGGTGGTTGTTCCAACTATATGGTTGGATTATCTCGAATGGTTTCTCTTGCGTGCAGAGCTGGAGTTAGCATAAATGATATTCAAGACCAACTCAATTCAACTGGCGCTTGTCCTAGTTATGCTATTCGGACAGCAACAAAACATGATACCTCCAAGGGAGCTTGCTGTCCTATGGCCATAGGTAATGCTCTAATGGATATGTGGAAAGAGGTTCAGGAAGAGTTGGGATATTTAGAGAAACCAGAGAAAAAGAAATCACAAAAGTTCGGAGAGCGTTGTCCAGAGTGCGGCGCGGTTTTGGAGCATAGCGGCGGTTGCGATATTTGTAAAGAATGTGGTTATTCTCATTGCAACTAAAAAGGAGAAGAAAATGGAAAGTAAAGAAATAAATGAAGTCACCACAACAAAAGAAAAGATTACAAAACTTTCAGAAAGTTTGCTTCTCTATCCAACTGACTATCCGATAAAATTTTCCTATGTCATAATGCGTCTTTTTCCTAGTGTCTGGACTAACGTTCAAAAAGCATTGAAGGATGCATATACAAATGGCTATCTCCAAGCAAAACAAGAATTTGAAAAAAACTAAAAATTTTGATATAATATTTTTATAAAGAGTAAAGGGGACGAGTTTGATGACGCACAAAGAAGAACGCTTTTTCAATATCGCGCGTGAAGTCAGTTATTTATCTGATTTCAAGCAGACAAAGGTCGGCGCGGTTGTTGTCAGTGGTAATAGGATTCTTTCTTCTGCTTGTAATAGCCAGAAGACTCGTCCTCTTCAGCACCGTTATAATATTTATCGAAATTTTGATGACTACGAGAATTCAATCGCGCGAGAACACGCAGAGGTCGCTGCACTCTCTCCTCTTATTGGAAAGGATATTGAATGGGATAAAGTCAATATCTATGTTTATAGAGAGCATAAAAATGGAGATAGAGCTTGTAGCAGACCATGCGCGGCGTGCGCGCGACTGATACGAGATTTGGGAATAAAGACAGTTTATTATTTGAATGAAAGTGGAGATTATGTAAAGGAGAAAATTATTTGATGAGAGTTGAAAATGTAAAGATTTATGACTTGGAAGAAAGTCTTCATGCTTCGGGATATCCTTTGAGAACTACAACCAATTGGGAAGAAACAGAAGAAGCCGCGCTAAAACGAGCGAAGAACCTATCTCATGCCGCTGATTGGGTTGGCGCGCACGACCAATTCCTAACCGGAATTCTTGTTAGCTTTGATTTGACTTTTTCTAATAAAGCATGGGTTGAAGCTGAGCGCTACCGTTTCCTTTCATTTGTATCAAGTTCTTCAACCATGCACCGCATTACAAAGTTTGACATAAAAAAGCAGTGCAACCGTTATGTTGACCCGCGCATTATTGATATTATCCAGAAGAAGATTAACGAATATAATCGACTTTCTTTGCTAAGTGGGACAGATACAGAAAGAGAACGCCAGAAGAGAGAACTTTATCTAGAAATTCTCTATAATATTCCTGCTGGCTTTGAACTTACTGCGCGGCTTACCACAAATTATCGCTGCCTAAAGAATATATGGCGCCAACGACGCGACCATAGACTACCAGAATGGAGAGAATTTTGTAAGTGGATTGAGACACTTCCTTATGCTAAAGATTTGATTTGCTATGAAAAGGAAGAAAAGAAAACCAGTAGCGCAATTACGCTTGACCAAGTTATGGAACGACTAACAAAAATTGAGGACAAGATTACTAATAGTCCGCTAATCACAACTTCTCCTACAATTGTTCCTTATATGACAAGACCTTATGAAATCGGCAATCCTAGTCCATGGTATCCTATATGCAACTGTAATGAAAATACGAACTATCAAGTGGAGGCAAAAAATAATGACACTCTATAAAAAGACAGAAGAACTAATTACCCTAAGTGAAAACGAAGCAAAAGAAACCATTGAAACATACCGTCAAAAGGCTCGTGAAGAAGGCTTTCAAATTACGGCGGCCGGGTATACCTACAAGACAAAAAAGGCCAAGGGACAAATTGTGGATACCGTATTCTTAGTAAAAATTCAAATGACATATTGCTCTCTGTGGGGTGAAGATGCTGAATGAACGTAGAACCAAATTCTAAAAAAATTGTTGAAGAAGTGCGCGACGCGCTTTCTCAACTAAATAGTCTTGATGGAAATTCTATTGATGCTATTGCTGTTCTTTTATCAATGGATGATGCTCAATTTGAATTAGTGTCCCCAGGCATTCTGGATAGTTTCCTTCGTAGTCTCAATACTACGAACGCGCGCCTAATGCTTGCACAGTCTATCAACGCTACTGGCTCTACAGCAGAAAGTGTTCAGAATGAATTCCTCCAATTGGTAAATGAAGTTGATACAATTACTGACCTGACTGCGCCAAAGCGAGATTTCCTCAAAAAGCTACTGCGTGGCATCAATACAGCTATTAGTGAAACAGAAGGTATTGCAAAACGTTATATCCAAATCCCTTTTGTAAAGTGTCATCCAGACGCAAAAATGCCTGAGTATGCGCATCCCGATGATAGTGGAATGGATGTTTATGCAGTGGATGACTATGTGATTCATCCCGGCGAAACAAAGCTTATTCCAACCGGTATCAAGGTGGCTGTTCCAAATGGCTATGAAATTCAAATTCGTCCAAAGAGTGGTCGCGCCCTAAAGACAAAAATGAGAATTGCTAATTCAATTGGGACTGTTGATGCTGGATTTAGAGGGGAGCTTCAAGTAATTATTGAAAATATTGAGCCTCCCATCAAGGACATCACTTATGATTTTGATGATAATGGTCGCCCTATCATTACCTCAATTCTTAGAGGTAGTGATATGACAATTGGAAAAGGCGAGAAGTTCGCGCAACTCGTTCTAATGGAAGTTCCCAAGGCAGTTCTTTTCCAAGTTGAGAATCTTGATGATACAGAAAGAGGTAACGGAGGTTTCGGCTCCACCAATCTAAAGTAAATAATGGAAGTGAGTGAATGGCTAAGATACAACTAGACGACATAAAAGCCGAGATTGAAAAAGACGGCTGGAAGCTCATTTCTACAGAGTATAAAAATCTTGATACTATAATGGAATTTGTATGCTCAGAGGGGCATCAAGTATTTGCGCCATGGAAAAAAATTCGTATACGGCGCGAATGTCCTTTCTGTAAAGACAATCCATATAAAGAAATAAAATTAGAAGCAATTCCAAAGAAAAAAGGAAGTTTTCGTGTTCTTGGGCTTGACCAAGCGACAAAACGAAGTGGCTTTTCAATCTTTGAAGATAAAAAATTGATAAAGTATGGATACTTTGATGCGCCTGAAAATACAGATGAAATTGCGCGTGACCATCGCATAAAAGAATGGATGATGTCAATTATTTCTACTTTTGAAATTGATTTTGTTGGTATTGAAGGAATTCAATATGAACAGAATTATGGAGTTACGACATTTCAAACACTCGCGCGCCTTCAAGGAATTTTGATGGAAACGTGCTTCGCGCGCGACATCGCTTTTGAAGTATGCCCTACGAATACATGGCGCGCGCACTGTGGTGTAAAGGGGCGCTCAAGAAGCGACAAAAAAGCTTCAATGAAAAATCTAGTAAAACAATGGTATGATGTAAGTGTAAATGATGACTGCGCGGACGCCATTGGAATTGGAAAATTTGTTTCTGATAGAAACTTTTCTCAAAAAGAAATTGTTCAATGGGAATAAAAGAGAGGAGCCGAAGCTCCTCTCCCAATTTCAATAAGATTTGACTTTTCTTTCTATTTTATCATGCCATTCTTGTAGAGCTTCATGAGCCTCTTCCCACATACATTTATGGACAGTTTCCGTCGAAATTTCCTTTTCTTTTGAAACTTCTTGTTCAAATAATTTGTGAAAATCAGAGAAATGTTGAAGACGATATTGCGCGTACTTTGCTATTTCATCCGCGAGAGTTTTGTTACCTTCTTCTTGGATACAAAAAGCATAATCAATCATCATTTCCGAATCTTTCAAATCGTCATACATTCCCTTATAAAGCGCTTTGTATTTTTTCATTTCAGGACCTCCTTATGCGAGTTTTGTAATTACTACATTGACATTGGAATAAGTAGTATCTAAACCCGCATTTTGGAAGGTTAGAGTGGTAGTGTTATTTATGGCACAACAGGAAGGAAGTACTTGGACAATTTTTGAAAAATTCACTGTACGAATATCAGTGGCCGAAGCTGATGTTTGAGTGGCTGTTGCTCCTGGCAGAGCTACACCATTTTTCAGTAAATTTACAGTAATTGCGCCAGCGGTCGCGCCAGTAATAGCACCAGTGCCTGTAAAAGAAACATAGTAAAAACCTGGACGTTTTAGGGTAAACGAAGTAGAACCAGCAGAATGAAGCACAGTGCAACCAGTCAAGACGTCATTTGTTGCAAAAGATAGCAGCCCTTCTGGTGCTATGGTTTGAGAAGTATTTGTATAACTTTCAATCATTTTATTACCTCCGATACGAATTTGTACTCTCGGTAATAGCTGTTAGATGCCGCAGCCGCAATTGTAACTAGAGCCGCAAGTGCTACCTACTGACTGATAAGGGCTACAAGTAATATAGGCGGGCTGTGGAAATGGACGTAAAGTCCCAATAAGAGTGGCGTTCTGAGCCTGTTGAGAAAGCTGGAACTGCGCATTCATTAAGTCTCGGTCGCGGTCAGCTAGTTTGTCGCGAAGGTCTTGCATCGTATTTGCGTTGATTAGCGCACGAGTTGCTTCACCTTCAGCATGGATGGCAGTTGTAATTTCGCAGGTATTCTTGTAACCTTCGGAAGAAAGTTCTCGAATATTCTGATTTGTTCGGCAGCAGCAATCCTGCATAGCATACCGGCTATCTGCGATAGCAGACTGAGTGGAATAGAAGCCGTCTTTGATTGCTGCCTGATTGCCATAGAAGTCGTCTTTCATTCCGCTATTGATTGCATAGAAGCCATCACAGATGCCATTAGTAATACCACGGAGCTGACTATTGACATCTTGATTGTTGAAGCCTTCAAAGAGATCGGAACGAGTTAGCGCGCCTTGAACAGCAGCGTCATTGTTACGACGTCCAAATAGACCGCCGTCTCCACCGAGCAAAGCAAGCCAGACAAGGTAAATAAAAGGATTGTCCCAAGCGTTGTTCATACCATTTTCTTTTGTTAGGGCGAGAATATCGCCAGCAGATAAACCTTCAGTTCCCATCATTGTAATAGAAACCTCCTAAAATATATATTCCAAAAATAATTTGTCTTCCGGACGACAACTTATTTTAGGTTCAAAAGGAAATTTAAACCTTGTTCAATTTGTTCATCAGGTATACCTTGCGCGCGAGCCTGTTGAGCTAGTTGGACAAGGTTTTCTTTTGTCAATTTTGGTGCCATCTGACAAAAACGTTGAGGGTCAATAGGCGGATTTTGAGGCTTTTGCTGTTTTTGGGTCATTTGTATCATCATTTGTAATGGATTAGAGTTCATTATTCAATTTTCCTCCTTTTAGCTGCTTTTTTAGTTCAGCTACTTCTTTTTCAAAAGCTGCCACCCGTTCATCAGAGGTTTGATTAGAACGAGTTTCACATGGAGTTAGAGTATATGCCAGAAGCGTTGGCGCTCCATTCTGCATTGATTTCAAAAACATTATTGCTTCACTAGGACATAATGCTACTGAAATCCCTCCACCAACAGGAATATTAGCTATTTCCATAGAATTATTTATTATATAAACATTTCCCTGCGGTTGCGGAAAGAACTGTGTCGCTTGATAAGAGTTGGTTTGATAAGGATTATAACCTGCCATTTTTATTCCTCCTTTACTCTTTCTATATATAAGAAGCTTAGGAACTGATAAAATAAAAAGAAGAGACTAAAGTTGTAACAAGTTTGGTGAAAAGCTACGACTTTAGTCTCTTTTATTATATTAGTCCCTGATAAAAGGTAAAATCACTTGAAGATTTTCTGGTGATAAATTTACTTCTCCAAAATCTTCAATAGAAAATGAAATATCAGGTGGTGTAATCTCCAATGCGTTCAATTGTAGAACTTCGGATTGACATTCGGCCATCTTTTCTGGAATAACTTTTATATAAGTGCCATCCTCTGACCAAATAGGGGCTCCGTTCTCATCTTTCTGAGAATATGCTGTAATAATTTCTTTCATTTTATTTGTATAGAAATCTATTTCTTGGTCAATCGAAGAAAAAAGCTTTGTAAGTTTATATGAAGTTTTGATTGGTAAAGAAAGCTTTTCAAAAGCTTTTTTCTGCTCGTTCAGAGCAAGAATTTGCGACATTGTTAGATTCATTTTATCATCTCCTTTTATTCTATTATAACAAAAATCAAAAGAAAATTCAAATTACCAACTGCCGCCATCAATAATAAAATTATTGATTGAAAGATTTTCCATATCAATGGTGGCCACACCGTTTGCGCTCAAAAAATATACCATTTTCTTACCAGTCGCCGCACCAATAACTACAGCACCGTCAGCATAATCGGTTGGTTCAACAACATTTATTCCTAATTGGTTCCTTCTTATAGCAAAAGTTGGAGTGACGTTATAAACCAAATCGCTATTAGAATAAGAGATTTTTCTAGTTGTAATAGAAAGACCCGAAGGATAATTTGTCGTAAACAATGTAGTTATTTTAGCCCGAATGTATTCAAAATCTCCGGACATTGAATAACTGACAGATGAAGATTTCCCAGAAATAAAAGAAACCCAAGAAAAATTATGTGGAACCCACGCGATGCCAGAAGTTTGCTCTTGAAGGGCTCTTTCTGAATGTTGAATTATTATTGTTCCATCCGTGAGAGAACTTTGAGCTAGACCCAAGTCATTTATTTTATAATTGAAGGTAAATTTATTTGAAGCATACTGTAATTCTGATAATGTCAAATCCATAGCGATATGTTTCGCGCGAGAAAAAGGACCTACAATAGAACTTGTTACTTCATTATTATAACCATCATTTATTCTAACTCTGAACCAACAATCATTATTATCTGTAATTTCTTTTATTGAGGTACGCCCAATTTCATAAGAACTAAACTCCGAAGGCGAATTATAAGATGGCTCACCACTTCTAGAACAAGTTCCTTTTGTGAATAGATCCCAAGGGCCGGAGCTTGTTGCTCTTGAAACATCTATAAAGAAATTTATCTGAGAGTTATTATAACCTTTGATAGTGGGAGAGAAGCAAAGAACTAATGTTTCTCTAATAGGATTATCATTTAGAGGATAACTACTATTATTATATAGATATTTTACATTAGCTTTTTCAAAAGATACTGTCGGACTAGAATTGAAATTGACGCCAACTGAAGAAGTTCCTATAAAATCAAATTCTCGACCATACAGATTTACAATTTTTATTGCGCAATTCATTGCGTATAAACCATTTTTGTTTGGAAAATTTTGAAATATTCCAGGAACAGCGCTTTTCTTGAAAGTGATTCTAACTAAATCTTCCGAAGCAGCTGCGGCTATTACCGGCTCACTAATTATATAGTAAGTTCCTTCATATACAAAATAAGCAGTGACACTTGAGCTCAAAGAAGTAATCGACCAATCCTCAAGACTTTCTCCGTCTGCGTAGAACTTTGTAAAAGTAATTGTAAAAGTATCATTTGCGCCGCCAGTATATACATTTAACTGAGTAGAAGAAGTCAAAATTGGTAAAATTGAAGAAATTGCTTTTGCCTCTACCTTTGTAATATCTGTAACTGAACTATCTTGATGGCGCGTATCATATAATGCTGCACTAAGAGTATATGAGCCAGAAGGAATTGTATCAGCAAAAGTAGCATCATAATATATATAGTCCTTGTTATTATCTGCTCCAACTTGGACGTCTAATATTTCAAGAGCACTGCCAGATAAGAAAAATCTACTTTTGTCTCCTACAAACGTGCTATCATAAGTATAACAAAAACGAATTTTATTCCAAAATTCATTTTCTTTTGTTCCACTAATATTTGAAAAATCAAATTGATTATATGTCTTTTGAAGTGTTGGATAGGGTGCAATTGAAAGTTTTTTCCCCTGAATGGTATCGATAAATACTTCTGAAGAATTTTCTATTCCATCATTATAAACTAAAGAAACTCCATAGCTAATTCCGTAAGGGACATAGTTTAGAATAGAGATTTCCTTATCCTTCAAAGAACCTCCATCTATTCTTTGAATTTCGACTGTTTTATTATATAAAGTTGGCGAAGCTGCATAGTTTTGATATTTTAGCTGGATTTTGAAGTAACCATTAGATTTAGAAGAATTACCACTAATTTTTATTTTTGTCGCATATATAGAATTTGTAGAAAAAGCACTGTTTTTTGTGATTGCTGTCTCAGAAGTCGTCACTGTTACATTGGATAATATCGGTTTTATATTTTTTGTAATAACGCAAGTAAAACTATCGCTATATTCTAGTCCATCAAAAGTATAAAAGTTATAAGACTGCGAAGAAGCCATAAGAGGAAGTTTTGTTGAAGAAGTATATTGATTTTTAGTTGTTGAATTATTTAAGCTATAATATAATGTAGGCGTTTGCGAAGCATCATTTGAATTGCCAACAATAATTTCTGGATGACATTCTGTATAAGTAGAACTATATAAAAGAGACACTGGGCCGGTCGGCGCGGAAGGTTTCTTATTTACAGTTATTACTGTAGAGCAAGCCACAAGCGCAGAATTCATTCCTAAAGAACCAATTGCTTGAATAGCGGCACGAATGGTCTGTCCTCTTTGTGAAGTTGATACCGGTAAGCTAAAAGTCCTTCTAATTGAACCATCAGCTTCTCTTGTCAAATCTGTTGTTGTAAATACTTTGGAATAATTGCTTTCAGATGGAACTGCTCCTGAGGAACTAATTAGAAAATAAATTTTATATGAAGAGACAGTATTGCCTCCATTTCCGTCAGAAGCTGGCCACCAAGCCACTGTCATATTAGTAGTCGTAGGAGGAATAATAGAGCCTTTATCCCAATAAGGAGTTCTAACATAAGCTCCAGAAGGCGCGCCTACGTTAGAGGTACAGGCGGGGAAAGTAATAACTCCATTCACAGATAGTGATGCAGGAGTATATGCTGAAGTCACTCCACTTACCCATTGCGCACTAGCAGAATAGGAAGTTTTAGAACCCTCTACCACAACTGTAGTCGTTCCTAATGTATTCCATCCAACTGAAGTCCAATTGAAAGTTTTGTATATTTTATTGCCAGCTAGTATGTAATAAGCAGAATTTGCAGAATTATTATAAGAGGGCGCAGTTCCATTATACACTTTCAACGTAAGGGTAATAGTGGTAGAGGTGCCTTGAGTGTATGACCACTCAAGGCGCGCATACCAGCCCCTACTCGTCTTTGCGCCATCAAAATAACCAGTAGTTGCCATTTATATCTCCTTTTATCCAGCAATCGCATAACCTGCAATTGCGATATCAACAATATTCGAACTTACATCAACATTCTCATTGGTATAAACATAAACATCATAGCCCTTAGCAACTTTTTGGTAAGAAACATAAACAGTATTTATGTCTCCCATAAGAACATTGTCTCGTAAAACTGTTTTCTTATCAAAAATTGCTTCTTCATTAGTAAATGAAGCAATTCTCTCTCCTACTATAAAATCAATTTGTTCCTTATCTCCAGTAGAAAAATCAATTTTTGAAAGAACTTGTGTATTACCACTATCAACCGAAATTCCCTTATAAAGAGAAGTCCCTTTCATAATAAGAGAAGCATTTTCAAATTGAGTTTGGAATTGAACCATCCGCGCGCGATTGCCTGAAAATTGGACACCCTCATCTTCAAAGGAAATAAATTCAATTCCATTTTGAATGAAGCCATCAGCACTAATTCTAAAGGTTTCTTGACCACCATTCTCTTTATTATTTTCATCAAAATTCTTCTTGAAAATAATACCTGCGGCGGTATCATAGATGGTCAGTGCTGCAACGCCATCACTTTCCTGAGTCCCACCATGAATGCGCGCAGCATAGATATCTGCACCTTGAATTGTTGAATTAGTAAGAATCGAACCTTCAAACACACCTTGGCGTGCAAATAAATTACCATTATCAGTTACAAAAAAAGGAGCATTCTGGATAGAACTTTCATCAAAATTACTTGCACCAGCCCAAATAACAATTTTACCTTGAGTCGTGAAACGTGCTTTATTAGAAAGTACTCCACTCAAAGTATTGATACCAGCATAGGTGTCTGCACCAGTTTTTGTTGTCAAAGTGCCTTTTAGAAAAACATTATCACCATAAAGGCCAAAACCTGAAACATTTTGAATACCAAGAGAAGAAAGATTACCCAAGAAAAGGCTTGGAGCATTATATTCTAGAGATTTGCCATCTTCGCCAAGCTCAGGCTCAATAAATGAAAAGCCACTTCTAAATAGATGGGCATCTTTGCCAAGGCCAGCTGGGTTTGGATTTACACCAATAAGTAATTCATCTGATAGGGATACAGCTCTACCGTCCACCCAAGAAGCTGAAGCTAGTTTTGTAATTGCTTCCGCACCATCAACGCTATCTGCCAAAGTGATCTCTAAGCCATCTTTATCAACAATATAAGTTTCAATAGAAAAACTTCTTTCTCCAACAGAAGTTATACTAACAAAGTCTCCTTTTTGGAAAAAGCTATTTTCTTCATCAAGCGTAAAAATATTTCCCTCTCCTACTCCATGACTTGTTGGTTTGAAAATCATAAGACCACCAACAGTTTGAATAGAAGAAGTTTTGAAAATTACATTTTCAATTGTGCCACCTTGAGCGACGACATTTCCAAAACGAGCCTCGTTTGGAGTAATTCCCCAATTCTTTCCACTGATAGTTGAATTTATACCGTTGAAAACGAGAGAGCCAAGAGTAAAAATTCCAGTGTCTGTTAGTGAAATAATTGGCTGGCCATTTTCATCTTTGATTTCAATAAATTTATTATCATGAATATCAGGATTTTGAAGAAAAGCGTTACCTAATTTGATATAATCTTTGATAACTGCGCCGACACCTAATTCAATGTCGCGCGCAACAATCTTGCCTTCAGTTCCTTTTAAGACTATGTTTGGTGAACCATTCTCATCTTGCCCAAGAGAGTATAAGAGATTTTCTTCAATTACGAAACCACCAATTGTACCAGTTGGCGCGCGGAGCTCTCCACTAAAATAGCCACCAACGCCTTCTAAGTCACCAGTAATTTTTAGATTACCTTCATCGTCAACATAGAGAAGTTTCTCAATGGTTCCATCAGTGCCAGTTTTTGTAATTTCAAAACCACCATTACTAACACTGAGACCTTCATTAGTAATTTGAATAGAACCAATTGTACCACCAGTCGCATTTATGATGCCAGTAAAAGAACCATCAGTGGCATTGATAACTCCACTAAAGAAGCCGTCAGTGGCATTTATAGTACCAGTAAAATTACCATTGAGCGCATGGACAGATCCGTTTTCATAAACAATAAAAGTATCATTAGCATTGATAACTTGTGCGAGACCACTATCATCTTTTACTCCAAGCTTACCAATTGCCACCTTTAGGCCGTTATCTGTTGTCTCTACATTTAGGCTGTCTTTGAGCCAAAGAGTTCCATCACTGTTTGTCTCCATAACGGTCGCACCAGCGGCGTCGTTTATTCTAATACCAAAAATATAAGGACTTTCAACAGTTCCATTCCCAGAAAGTTTACCAATACGAATACGGTCATTTGTCCCATCACTTATATTGATATCTTTCTCTGAGGAAATTTCAACAAGACCTGCACCATACTTATTTTTGAGGAAAAAGCCATTCCAAGTCAAACCAAAAGAAGCATCATTCCAAATTTGGTCTTCACTTGAAGGTTTATATTCTCCAGAAGCGCCCTGAATAGTAATATCTTTTACGCCATAAATACCATACTGGTCATATCGGACAAACTGATTAGAAGTATATCCAAGTAAAGCCCCCGTATCGGAGGTATTCTTTTTATATGCTGTGATACCATAGCTATCCCAGCGGAATGATGGGTTTATACCATCAAGTATTGTAATATTTTCAGTATTGATGGCTCCTGCCGTTAGATATTGAGTAGCAATACCTTCGCCACGAATAGCATTCTTCCAAGTCAGTCCGCCATCTGTTGTAATGAAAAGACCGCCCGCAGTGATTTTTGTCTGATTAGATGGGTTACTCGCATCGATAACCGTCAAGCCTGTAGCATCTTTGACTATTGTATTGTTTTGAGAGCTAAAAACTAGTTGCTCATTTCGCGCGATACTTGATTGAAGTGTTTCATTATTGATTACACCTGTTCCTTCAATTGCTTCAGAAGCTCGTTGGTATTCGCCGGTTGAGTACTGGAGAGATTGCGTTGTAGCTGTAATTCTCTGGAAAAGGTCTTCAAATTGAGTCTTATAGTTTTGAACCTTGAAACTGTCTTTTTCTGGACTATCAAAATTAGAAGTAATTTCACTAATTAGAACTTTTTCTCGATAAGGGCTTCTTACTTTTCCACTATCAGTAGTAATGTAAGTATATCCAAAGAACTCTGTGTCTTCAATGTAACTAATATCGCCGATTCTAAAAATTTTATTCTTAAACTCTTCAAGCGCGCTCAACCTTAGAACAGAAATATTATAAGAGATTTGAGGCCGTGCACTTGTATAAGCCACGGACTTTGCATCCAAATAGTAAAGATTTTCGTCTAAGTAATTTTGGGAAGTCCATGAGCCCTCTTGGATAAAACGAGAATATTTTTCATAAAAAGCTTTATGAAGCGCACTCATCTCTTCTAGAAGCTCTTTTTGACGGGTTTCTGCTGTTTCAATTGCCTTTTCAAGAGCATCAACACTTTTCTTTAGGTTATCATAAATTTCTTGATAATCTATTTTCTGTTCTTCTAAAGTTTTTAGGGTAACAATAAGGGTTTCTAATTTTTCAAAACCAGGATGTTCTTTTACATAGTTAGTAACTCGCACAGCATCATAGGAAGATAAACCTGCTAACCGAGCAATATCAGATTTTGTTGAAGTAATCTGTTCTGCTGTTGAAGTCAAATACTGTTGATAAAGTTGAAGTGTTGCGTTTTGTTTATCATGTTCAAGCTTTCTTATTGTATTTTCTTCAACAGACTTATAATATTCTTCATTCTTTTTCTTGAGAGAAGGATAATATCCAAGCCCACCAGAAGCTGAAGAAAGCCACAAATCTTTATTTACAGCCCCGCCATCTAATAGTCCTTGATTTATATAATAATCAAAGTTGAGAATGAAATTCTCTTTACACGGGTTATGTTCTGATTGTGCAATTTCACATACGCCATTTTCTGCATATTGTGTGATATTTGGAACAACAATAACTTTTGATGTAATTTGGTCTGAGTTTACAGAACGTGAAATTGTCTTTAAGTCAATTCCATAGATGAAGCCGCATCCATTTTCTTCTCCAACTTCATTTTTGAAATAAACAAATTTTTGTGGCTTTCCATTTTCATAAAGAATTTTACCAGTATTTTCATTATGTTTTATTTCAAAACGAACCCAGCATTCAAATGTTTCAGCAATAGATTGTAAGAAATTGAAACGATTTGAATTTTTCCCACTAATACTACGGATTTTTTCATATGTGTAATTACCATCAGCATCAACTGGGTATTGTGGTTCTGGCGCGCTGCTTCCAGACCAATCAGAAGTAGATTTCCAAAGGTATTCAATGTCCTTTTCATCAAGTGCGGTTGTCGCGGGGTCAAAATAACAATAGACTTCAGTAGCTACGCTATTCTTATCCATTTCACCTGGATTTATCCGGATGAAATTGCCTTCGCTATCTTTACCATAAACTTCTTTGAAAAATTGGAATTCTTCAATCCAGCAGCTCGTTACTGGTGTAATAAATAAACCAATATTTGAAGTTGTAATTTTAGAACGAGGAATTGATACCTTACAAGTCATTGGATACTCAATCCAATCACCATTCTGAACGGCTGCCCCAACATCAAAATAATCAATATAATTGGCATCAGAAGTTGTCAATGGAATAAAGTTATTATCGTGAGTGCAGACCTTTGGATCCATGTGATGATTAGTTGTTAGTTTTACGCCACCAAGGGTTTGGTATCCTTTTACACGGAAAATATATTTTTCGCCTTTTTGGAAACCGCCCTCAATATACATTGAAGATTTCTGAAGGCCAGAATTATAAACAGTCTTTCCACCTTGAAGACCTAAATAAGTAGTGGCACTATAAGTTTCTATATTGCTAATATCTGTATAGGGAGGATAGAGTTGCCAACTAATTCCCTCACCAATCCAGCCAGTAGTGTCTTTGAATTCTTTATTGTTGACGACTAAATTCAAAACTACTGTTGGGTCATTATATTCAGTAGCAATATATTTATAAATTTTCTTGCCAGCGTATCCTTTATAAACATAGCAATATCTTCCGACAAGAGTGCTATATTCCTGTAGAGGCGCGCGGACTGGTCTATCGGCCCGCCAATTTGATAGCGCTTGGGTATTCGGGATTGTTAGGATGGTTGCATTCCCAGATTTTAGAGTAAAAGTCCCACTTTCTGTTATAGAATATACTGGTTCTTTGAGTAACGAACAGTCTAATCCAGTCAAATGGACACTATTATCTTCTTGGTACTTTGCATAATTTTCATCTTCATCATAAAAGAACTGGAAGATAATAGGGTAAGGGGTTTGAGTGACAGAATAAGGGACAAGTATTTTTTTGCCCGAAGGGACAATATAACTATCCCTTCCATTACTTTTATAAGCCGTAATAGCTGCCTGAGTCTGAACAAGAAAAAGTGGTTCTTCAATCGTCTGCTGGATAATATCTTGTCCTTCAGACGCAATTTGCCAATCTGTACCCTCTAGTATCTTCGCGCCGAGCTCTTGCGCGGTTCCTTGGTTATTTTCAAGTTCGTTATCAAACTCTAAGTTGAATCCTGTCTTGCTCAACTCATTTATATATAAGTCTTTACAAGTATAAGTAATTGATTTACCAGAACTATCTTCTTGGATTGATTTGATTACAAAGTCATACCATTGCCCCTTCCACAAACATTTTACTTTTCGTTCATTTACTAAAAGTTTGATAAAAGGATTGTCTTGACGTTCCCCAGTCTCTGTATCAATATAGGTATAATAAACTTTGAAAGTAAGAGTATTTGTGCCATTGATATTTTGAACCAGTTTCGGCTCAGTCGCGCGATATTCCGCAGTCATTGTATCTGAGCCGATAATACCTAGAAGCTGTTCTTCATAGTGTTCAGAGACAGTACTAGTTGCTGGGACTATACAATCTTCCCATAAAGAGATTTGATAAGTATCTTTTTTCATTCAAACCTCCTTAGTAATAAATATAATCATATAGTAGTTTCCAACAAGAAGGAGTACCTACTGAAATAAAATTCTTTTTTTCTGCTTCATTAGACATTGGAGGAATTTTGAAAAAACTCCCACCAGTCATAAATTTATTATAAAGGTTTCCGGTCTTTTCTCCGTTTGTATCCAACCCTTCTATCAAGTTTGTTTTTGAATTTATTTCAATAAACTCGTCGCTGCCCTGTTTAGTAATAGTTGAAAATTTCAATATCCCCACGCCATCCATATAAACATCCGTTGGTACATTTGGGAATACATATCGCGCGCGCCAATCCATTGGTAAATCGCCAATATTATAAACAGGAATTGAACTACCAGTCAAAATGGGTGCTTCTTGAGGCAACCGACTAGCTGCGGCCCACTCGCTTTTATTTTCAAGTGATGCAAGATTAGTGGCACCAAGAAAAAGTGCGGTACTCTTGGCATAAGGATAATAAGCAGTAAATTGAATTGTACCTTCACCTTTATAAATGCGCTCTTGCCCTGTTTTTCCAAAGCAAATATATTTCAATTGCGGCTGGCCTGTAATTTTTACCATATAATATTTATATGGCATTTCATCAAATATAAGCTTACCAATCTTTTTTTCTCCAAAAATCTTTCGGAGGTTACTAATTTGTTCTTCCTTTAGACTATCAAAGGCAATAGAAATAGAAAAAACTTTTGATGTGTCATACGAACCAAAATAGTAGGTTCCATCTCCGCCTGGAACTTGGACCGTCAAATCCTGAGAAGCGGGGAGCAGGTAATCACTATACCTGCTTCCATCACTTACTCTCATAATCCCAAGGTCGGAGGAATGATGACCATCAAAAGAGAAGCCAATGAAGTCTCCGCCTAAAACGCCCATCTATTTTTCCTCCTTTACTCAATCTTTTTATAAGTTGCTTTATCCTTGGTTGCCTCGATTTATCTGATAAAACTTATTGTGTTGACATTACGATAAATGCTATCTTCTACAATTTGTTCCTTGACACGACGCGCGAGTTGGTCAACATCATAATCAGAAGCAATTTTATCAACAGAAATGTTTATATCATAATAATTATCTCCGCCATTATTTGAAGTTCCAGCATTCTTGACAGCAGAACTCAAAATATCCCTGAGAACGAGGAAGTTTTGAGTATCTTTAGCATTGAGAACTAATTCTGGATGAGATTTTGTTCCATCAAGCCAAGCAGGTCCGGTGAAATCAGCTAAGCCACCAGTCTTATACGCTTTTACATCTGTTTTCTTGAACCAACCAGTTGAGCCAGAAGAAGCTCCATGCCAACGAGCAAGCCAATAATCGCCAGATTCACCAATTGCTACATAATAAGGGTCATTAGCAAAATATTGCCGCTGAGCTGAACCGCCCGGATATGGATAAATAGGAGCGCCGGTGGCATTGAATGTGCTACCAACAGAAATTTCTTTCTTCTCCGCTCCACTAGATGAACCGGTGCTGCCGCCTCCTGGTGTTGGCGGTGTAGCATAGTCAATCGAACCATAGGTAAACTGATTTTTATTAGAATCAAAATCAATTCCATTATAAACATTGCCGTTACTATCCTTCCATTGCTTCCCATCATAAGTCAATAGAGTTCCGTCTGGTAGAACCAAAGACTTGTCCACTTGTTCAGCTTTATACATGTTCCAGTTAGCATAGCCTTGGCTGGCAGCGATAATCGCCTTAGAAATTTCTTCTTGCCAATTCAGCTGGCCAAATTTGCTTAGACCATTCCAGCCTTCATCAGCTTTGAGGAGTTCCCATAATTGAGCTGCTTGATTGAGAGAACCATCTGCCGCGAAGCCTTCATTTATCAATTCATATGCTCTATTCCAGAATTCACCATTCTCAGAAGCATAATCAAGTTGAGCTTGCATAAGTTCAATTTGCTTTTCACGTGCTTCTTGTGCATCTTGATTTTGTTGAGTAAGGCGTTCAAGCTGTTGGTCAACTAAACTATCAGAATAATCTTCCCTAGCGTCGCTCAATTCTTCTTCCAGTTTTTTGATTTCTAAAGCGTTGGCATTTGAAGTATCACGTCGCAAGAAAGCTAAACGAGCTTCTTTCTCATTGATATCTTCTTCTGTTTTTGTATTATCTCGAATTTGACGCTCTAAATCAATGCTTTCTCGAAGATTTTCCAAAATTTTAGAATTTGAATCAGCAATACTATCAGATAGAGATTGATACTCGTCAATAAGCTTCTGTTGAGCATTTACAAGAGCGTCATAGACACTTTGTTCAAAATCAAGATAATCAGACATTTGACTTTTGCGTAACTCATCAAGAGTATCTTTCATATCTTCAATTGTTTCATCTGTTGTTTCAAATTGATCTTGGAGTTCCTCAAGACGACTGACATAAGCCTCAACGGCAGAACCAAGGTCATCATCAGTAATCATATCAATAGCATCCCAATCAATAATAATACGATTTAGACTTTGGTCATATCGTGCATATTTTGTTGCTCCGGTCTGCGCGAACGTCTTACGATTTCCTTCGCTATCCGTATATTTTTCATTACTAATCGCGTCAAGCTGTCCCTTACGACCCGCGCGCAGTTTCTCTTGAAGCTTGATTTCTTCTTCAAGAGACTTGACTTGAGCGTTGTAGTTCGCACGAAGTTCTTTGAAAGTCGAACCTCTGCGCTCAAGAATTCTGTCATACTCTCGTTCAAGTTTTTCACGCTGACGTAGGGCCTCATTGATTTGTTCTGTCAAATTATAAAGCTTATCATAAGGATTCTCCCAAACAGTATCTTTAGAAGAACTTCCTCCTCCGCCGCCGCCGCCTCCACTAGAGGAACCGGAGTATCCAGAGCCGCCATAATTATTTTTTGTGCCAACTGCCTGAATAACTTTAGGAATTTTTACAGAAGTAAAACCGCCACTCGCGCCTGCCTTCTCAAGACCGGCATAAGTGGAACTCATTGCTAACGAAGTAGGAAGAGTAACCCACTGCCAGTCAACAGTATAAGTAACAGTTGAACCTGTCAAAGACTCAACAATCCGCGCGGCCTCAGCTGCTGTGTTACCCGCAAGGATTAGTTGTTGAACTAATTGAGATACATCAGCAGTACCATTGACCTTGAACTCGGCTTTTACTCCATCTAACCCGTCAAGCGCACTTCTAACTTGCTGGAGATTAGTATCAAAATAAGTCAAATCTTCAACTGCTTGCTGAGTGGCTTCAGAAATCTTCTGTTGAAGGGAAATAAAAGCTTGCTCGCCAGCTTCTCCGCCTTCGGTCAGCTGAGAAATCAAATCAGCATTTTGCTGGATGAAATCTTGAGTGAAATTCTCACCAAAGACTTGGCGGCCTTTACTCTCAATTTTAGAAAGAGCTTGCCAATAATCGTCAGCCGGAGTCTCACCGTTGGCCAAAGCTTCAGTTCCTTTATCAAAAGCATCCTTTACATCTTCAATACCTTCACAAAGTTTTTTGATTTTTTTCTCGTTCTCTGTATACCGAACGCCTTGAGTTTTCATCATGTCAGAGTTAGCTTCGCCGTTTTCTGTATTAGCTTTATAATCATCCGTTAGTTTTTCAACGGTTCCACTTAGTTCGCGCGCGTTGACTATATCATCAAGAGCATCTGTATTTCCTTGTAGGAGGAGATTTTGTGCGTCAGTATTCCAAGCGGCTGCCTGGTCCATATAGTTCTGATAATTTTCTACTTGAGAACGATTGTCAGCTAAATTCAAATAATCTGGCATATAGGCGCGGTATTTAGACATAACTTCTTCCGTAGAGGCGTTCTTATCTAATTGAAGAATGTCTCGAATTACATTTGCATCAAGTGTTGCACTAGCTTCTCCGCTTAGAATTCGATTTTTTTGCTCATCAGAAATCCCTTTCCAAGATTCCTCTTGATTGAACATTTCTTCAACATATTCGCCCTCACTAATTGCTTGCTTCAAAAGCGCTAAAGTATTCTCAATAGCTGCTTGAGTATTCGCGCGCACTGCTTCAGCTAGGTCGTCCATGGTAGAAGTCACTGGAACAAATTCCTGACCTGTAAACATAAAATCAGAGTAGTCGGCCGCACCGCTAGAAACAATTTGTTCTAGTTCTTCTTGAGAAAGACCCTCTGAACGAGAACGAGAAGAAATTTCATCTGCCAAGTCTAACATTGAAGTCAAATCTGACATTGCAGTTTTCAAGTTGACTTTTTTAGTAGCTTTACCTAGTTGAATAAGAGCAACCTCAAAATTATTGAGTTCATCTCCAACTTCAGGAATAAGTTCTTTTATATCAGAAATTGCTGCTTCGACACTGTCATAGTCAGAAAGGTCGGTCATTCCAATAATATCTTTGATTTCTTTCTCATACTGAGGATTATTAGAAATCAAAGCTTCAAGAGAACTTTGGAACAAATCAACCGCTTGCGCGCCATTTACCCCCGCTTTAGCATAAAGAGTTGCCAATTGTTCAAGATACTTGGAGTAGGTTTGGAAGTCTTTATCTCCCATCAAAGAACTTGCTTTTTCTACTTGGTTTTGACCAATAACATTAGCAGTAGTTGCTTCCCTTTCTTCAAACTGTGAAGCAATTGAAGCAGCATCTTGCGACCACTGATTGAAAAGAGCAGTCCAACCATCATCAAATCCCAAAGCTTTTGCCATTTCATTATCACTAGCATATCCCATTTGAGATGCCATTTCCTGCAAGTCAGCTTTTGTAAGTGGTTTTTCTGCTTGAGCTCTCGTTAGGTCGGTTCCACCAGCAATCCGTCCAGCAATTTCATCGGCTAAGTCTTGATTTTTCATTGCTGTCAACTTATTTAGAATTGGAATAGCTTCTTCAACTTGGCCATTCAAAACTTGGAATTGAGCTACATAATCCTTTATACTGTCAATATCAACACCCTCTGAGCTTTGGCCTGTAACGGCTTCATAAACTTGACGGTAAGTGGCGTCACTTCCGGTCAAATCCATAATACTTGTATAGCCTTGGTCTTTTAGGTTTCTGGCCATTTTAGAAATTGTTGTATCTAATTCATCACGCGCGGCGTCTATTTCAGAAGCAGTCTCATCCAGGTTGAACATTTGAGTAACCATACTCCAACGTTTATTAGAAGAAACGTCCCCCGCTAAAACTCCCAAAGCATTCCGATAATTCTCTTCTTGAATACCATAAGCCACCATATCTTTATTATAAGAACGAGTAATATCTACTAAATCCGCCATTTGATTGACAGTAAGGCCAGTAATATCAGCCAATTTGGAGAGTTCTTCCCCTGCGCCTCCAGCCAAAGTCCGAAAATCTTCGGCTGTCATATCTGGATTTTCTTTGAGATAATTTGAAAAAGCTTTTGCTGCTTCGGGGTTTGTGCTAACATTACCAGTATATTGGTCATAAGACCAGAAGTTTTGTTGATATTCTTTTTGAGCAATTCTTCTCTGATTGGTTGTTTCAGCATACTGACTTGTAATAGCTAAGGCTTGAGCTCTACGTGCTTGCTCTTGCGCGATATCTGTAGCTTTCTGAATGCCTTCCTCTGAAATTCCTAATACGCCATTTTCAGAAGTCAAATAGGATGCTAATTGAGGATACTTATCCAAAAGTTCCAAAACTTGATTATTTACATCAAGAAGTGCATTTTTCCATTCTGTAGTTCCAACTGTCAAATCATTGATTTTATCAACAGCTTCTCCATATTTGTCAAAACTTTCAACCAAATTGGAGTAAGCTTGTTGTGCTGCTTGTGCTGCCTCTGCTGCTTTCTGGGTTTGCTCTGCTAAACGTTCTGTCTTTTCTGCTTGAGTCTCTGGAGCAAACTGCGCAAAAATTTGAATAAGAGAAATTACAGCAGAAATAATTGCTGCAATCCAACCGATAATGGGAATATTTTTGATAGCAACAGATACACTTTCAGCGCCAGCTATCATAGCAGTTTGAACCATTGTAATAACTGGGATAAGACCCATTAGAGCAGTAGCTATGCCGCGAACGATATTGGCCGCTTTTTCCTTCCCATTATTATCAAGAATAGTAGCCAGTCCCATCAAAGCACTTGCTGCTACTCCTGCCGCGATGGCCATTGTTCTAAAGTCTTTGTCGGTCTTTGATACAGAAATACCCATTTGCTGAGCTTCTTCGCCAGTCAATTTTATCTGGATTCCAGCTTTTTCAAGAACACTTATTGCTTCATTGTATTTCTTTGTATCCCAAAGAGAAGAAAACTGTGCTGAAAGGGCTTTAGAAGCTTCATCGCCTTGCGATAGAGAGTTTGTAATGTTCTGCTTGAACTGCGTAAGACCTTCTGGTTTTGCGTTTGAAAAATCAAAGCTCCATTCCTTACTTTTGAAAACGGTTGTCAAATTTTTTGAAAAGTCAGAAATAATATAGTCTGTCTTAGGCAGACTTTTGTTCTTTATTGCATCTGAAAGTCCAGACAAAAAACTTTTTCCCGCTTGTAGTCCAGCTTTTTTCTGAGAGGTATTAGTACCAAAAGCTTTGGAAAAAATTCCGCCGTCTTTTGTATCTACCATATTTCCAATAAGAGAACTAATAATGGACTTTCCTAACTTTAGACCACCAATTGCTGTTCCTATAGAAAGAACTGATTTTATAAGGCCATTCCCGCCTGAAAGGGAGCTAATAATTTTATTGATCGTTTGAAGCAGACCAGTTAGAACATCTACTGCTGTTTTTATGACTTCATTATTAGAAAGTCCCATTACAAATTCATCCCAAGCATTTTTTAGCTTTGAGAGTTTTGTTTCAAGACTTTCGAGCGTTTTTTCATATTGCTCCTGAGATGCGCCAGCGCTATCATTTGCTGCGTTTACCAACTCCATTGTACGGGAATAGTTGGAAATCATGGCAATAAAACGACTTTGTTGCCTGCTTCCGGCAGCTACAGTTGCAATGTATCTTTTAACCGTAATATCTAAACTATCCCATTTCTTGGATAGCTCTAAGAAAACTTGGTCTAGTCCTTCTTCGCCAGTAAAGAATTTTGTCATATCAATTCCAGCAGACCGTAAAGCCTTTTGGATTTTATTTACGTTGACTTCTTCACCATTTTCATCTGTGCCAGCAATCTCTCCTTTTGAATAAAGGGATTTGACTTCTGAAAAACGTGCTATTACGGTACGAAGAGCTGAACCAATAGTTTCTGCACTTTCGCGCGTGCTTTCAATACCTTGTGCCAAGAAAGCCGCCGTTGTTTCAAACTCCATATTGACATTATGCGCAATAGAAGCGGTCTTTGACATAGCAGTAGAAAGCTCTTGGACATCAGATGCTGATATAGCCGCCAGCTCTGAATAAACGTCATTTATTCGCTGAGCAGATGTTTTCTCTAACTCCATATTGAACCCACGGAGCGCGCTCGTCATTCATATTGTTCAAAAGTAATTCGTTATTTTACTCTTGGTTCTAAATATGAACTTACATCTTCTGTATAAGGAATACATATAAGTTTTATTCCTTTCTCCTCACAATATTGCTTCTTTATATCATCATGCTTTTGAATTTTATCTGAATAATAAAAACTTTCCTTTTTATAATGTTGTTCGCCTTGATATTCAATCGCAATATTTAGGGCTGGAAGATAAAAATCAAAGGGCAAAGTCATTACGTCTTTACAGTCAGGAAATCTATACTCTCTTATATATTGAATTTGTTTTTTTTCTAAAAACTCTTTTATCTTTTTTTCTCCCAAAGAAATGGTTTTAGAACATTGTGGGCATCCTTTTGTTCTACTTCTCCACAAACAAGTAGGAACAGAAGAAAAAATTTCTCCGCATTTTTTACATTTTACATTTATTAAAGTATTATTTCCCTTATATTCAAGTAGTTCAAGCTCTCCATCAAAAATAGCGTCTGTCCTTTCTTGCGCTTGTGCCAGTGATAGCTTATTAGCTATTTTTCTGGGCCTACAAGATGGACAATTATGAGGATTATTGTTAAAATGATGAATCCATCTTTCAAAAATTGTCCCACAGTTCAGACATTTTACTTTAATCTTTTCACTTTTTTTATTCACTCTTATAAATTCAATAAGCTCAACTTCTTGAAAATCATCAATATTACGCAAAGCTTTTTGCTCTGATTTTGTCATATTTATTACTCCTTTATATTTCTATAAAGTTCAGACCATATCATTATCCCTTAAGGATATTTTCAGCTTCGATTTACTTAAATCTACACCCATATGGGTTGGTCGTTGAACCTTTTTCTTATAATAAGAAATTTGGCTGCTGATTGTCCAATACTTATCATTTTTACTACTCTCTTAAAGCCAATTCTTCACAGAATTGTTTAGTAGATAAGTCTCTAAGGAGATTCCAGCAATTCAAAAAATTGTTGCCCTAATATTACTATTAGGCGACGCAATGAAATTTCGCGTCTGTCGCATCCGCTGCGCCCATACCAGCGATACGGGCCATCTTCAAAGTTTCATTAGATAGCTCCATTGAATGTTGTAAATCTAAGCCCTGCTCTACGAAAAGTGTCGTCGCGTTATATGTATCTTTGATTGCTACGCCTAGCTCATTTGCTTGTGCGGTAAACTCTGGAAGTCTCTCCCACATATCACCAACAGAGAAATCAGAAACTACCGCAATCTCAGTCATTGCACTGTCAAGTTCTTTTACTGTTTCAAAAGCAGAACGGACTGCTCGTTTGAACAATTGAACAGAGTTAGAAATTGAAAAGAAATTCTTTAGTTGATCGATTAGACGTTGAATATCTTTATCTCGGTCAGTTAGTTCTTGTAAATCTTGTCCTGCGGCTTGAGCGTTTCTTCCTAGAGCCCTAAGTGGTTCGGCTCCTTCAGAACTTGCATTCCGAATATTTTCAAGAACTCGTTGCGCGCGAGCCCCTGCATCACTAGAAAGAGTTGAAAGTTTATCATTTAGTTCATCAATATTATTGATACTGCTAAGGTCAATACCAAGAGATTTCCAATCAATACCGCTAATCTTTTCAAGTTCTTGACGTACTTCTCCAAAAGCTTTTGCTTGTTTCTGCGGCTGCGTGCTATTGAAGTCAATAAGGGCCTTCTTGGCTTTATCAATTCCATCGGCAATCTTTTTTGCTTCTTCTTCAATTTGTGCAAAACTTGGTTTAACAGCTTTTTCAGCACTTTTTGCCGCTGCTTCTAACTGAGGTAACTGCTCCTTTAGCGCGTTGTATTGCTTTCCAAGAGAGGTTCGTTTATCCGCACTAACTACGTTACCGTCTCCATCTGTTTTCAGATACTTAGTTGGATTATTTCCGCCTTTGGCGCGCAATTGAGCTTCTAATGAAGCCAGTTCCTTCTGCGCATTTAGTAACGCATTGGTAGTTTGTTCGCGTAAATTATCAATAAATTGTGCTCTTTCAGCTTTAGAATTTGTTTTTTCTTGAGCGTTAGCTAAATCTTTTTGAAGACGTTGCTGCTCCTTTAATCCAGCTGCTGTAACCGAATTGTATTTCGTCCGCGCGCTAGTCAGTGCATCAATTGCCTTCTTATCATTTTTGAGAAGTGAACTATTCACTCCAGAAGAACTTGCAAGACGAGACAGCTTATCATAAAGTCTATCAATAGCATCGGTGCTTTTCTCAACTTTTTTTACATCGACAAAATTTACTTTATTACCATCTGTCAGGCCTTGAAGCTTTTTTAGCTCACTTGTCAAAGAAGAAAAAGTATCTTCAAATTCGCGATTTAAGCCTTTACCTAGACTTAACTTACTAAGCTCATTTTGAATGGTCTGAATTTTAGAAGATACTTTTTCTATATCGCCATCAAAGGCAATTTGTATTACTCTTTTTTCTGCCATTTCTCCCTCCCACATAAAAAATCAGCATTAGCGGAAAACTAATGCTGATATCACTTAGAAGTCACTATCTATATCATTGTTCAAAATATAAAATTCCCCTACATAAGAACTCCCTTTTGAACCCACTGGAACGCCTACTGCCGAGAAATTAGCAACCACCGGTGTAGCTTGTGCGCCCAGCCGAATAGATAAATCAGACATTAGTTTCAACTTTGGAATTTTGAAAAGTCCAGTTACAACTTGCCCGGTTGTATCGTCCTTTACTCTAGTTCTAGCTTCAAGTTCCACGAAGCCAGTCAATAAACGCTTGCCCAATTGAATTTGAGAAGCACCATCCATATAATTATAGGTATATTGCGCTACCACTTCTGTATATGGATTTTCAATTTTTACTCTTTTTCCATCCAGCGCAAAAGAAATTTTTTCTCCAGTTTTTTCTTCGTATAAGAAGAGTCTTATTGGAATTTCTTTTAGGTTGAACTCTCCATTCTCATCACTTTCTATTTTCTCGCTAAACAAGACTGGAATAGGGTCATCTTTCTGAAAGTCCACCAATTTTGAATTCATCAGAAGAGCCAGCTGAGTTTTTGAAAAGACTCCTTGAGAAAATGAAAGAGGAAGTTCTTTTGTCGTTTCCCAATAGACATGTGCACGATTATCAAAACCACCTCGCGCAGCTACAAAATTTTTTACTTCTTTCAAAGCTCCAATTTGAATTTTATCAAAAGTAGCAAGGACTTCTCCTTTTTCAATTTTTCTATTCCCAATCTCTATAGGATAAGTAGCTTTCAAATAGCATGGCTCTAATTCCTTGAAAGAAAATAAATCTACCATTTTATCCTCCAAAAAAAGAGCGATGGAGGCCAACCTCCACCGCCCTATTTTCTCTATTCAGATTTTAGATATCATACTTGACTAGCTTCATCATTTCGCCGTTCTTTGGACGGAGAACCTTCATCTGCATATCAAAGACAGTGGGATCGCCCTCAGCTTCCATTGTTAGAGTAACGTCAGAAAGCATCTTTGCCTTTGGAATTTGAATTTGGAAGAAGCTATCGTTACCGGTATCTTCACTGCGGCAGTAAGTATCGCCAATACAAGCATAAGTTCCGGGGAACGTCTCAGCATTGATAACAATTTCAGTGTGGTCTTTGGTAGCAACATTGTCGGTGACATACACGGCATCAGCACTCCATTTAGAGCTAGAAGAGCCAGTAGCTGTATAATAAACAGCGCTAGCAGAAATAGTATGCTTCTTGCCAAGGCCTAGATCTAGCTGAGTAGGAGCGGCGCTAAGGGTGCCAAGCTTAGTTAGGCTCCAAGTACGAAGCACAGAACCACTAGAAAGAGCAGAAGCACCATCAGCATCACCAAACATGATTGCCATAGATTTAGCAGAGAAAAGAGCATCCTGAAGGTTTAGTGTGATTTCACGGCCAAAGTCCCACATAACCAATTCACTGTTGCCCTTGCCGCCACGAGCAGAAGTGCTATCAGCTGTTTGCTCGACGGTTGAAATTTTTAGAGTCATCGATATTTATTTATAAGCCAATTCTTATAAACCTTCATTGCGAAGCTCAAACTTTCGTTTGAGATTAGACTATATCATCTCTTGTTTCAGAGTCGCGCGCTGTCTCAGTTGGATTTTCTGAGCGCTTAGTCGTTGAACCTTCTTGAAATCTCCAAATAAACCCTCCGGCTGTTTTTCTTTTTCCTTTGCAAACAAAAGAAATACCTCTGTTATTCACATTTGTTTGTCGAGCAGCTTCTGCTGCACTTTCAAAAGAAGCAATATAATTCATGTCTAAATCATATTGAACAACAGGCTTTTTTACTTTATCAGTCATCTTTCTTTGTACGTCTTTTCTCACCGTTTGATATTCAATTACTCGTCTCTCATTCTCATATGAATGTCGAGCATTTTCAGAACTTGTACACCATTCTAAATTTTCTACTTTATTATTATGAATATTATGGTCAATATGATTTACATAAGGTAAATTATTTGGATTCGGAAGAAAAGCCAAAGCTACAAGTCTATGAACGTATCTATCTTTACGAACGCCATTACTATGTAGAGCCACTGTATAATATCTTTTCTTATTACCAAAAGACAAAATGTGATTAGTTTGAATTCTTTTTACTAAACCTGTATTTGAAATCATATAATTTGTATCTTCAGCAATTATCCGCCATTCAAGCTTGGCTGCTGATTGCCCATTCTCACTTTGTTTCAAGTTCGATACCTCCTTAGGTTTTTAGGGGTTTCCAGCAATTCACGCGATTTATTCTGGACTACTCTTTCAATCCAGATATAGCGCAGGGGCGCCAATAGAACCGTCGTCATTGATATTATACAAAGTGAAGTCACAAACTTCCTTGATACCGTAACGACTTAGAATATCAGCCATTTTATAGCCTCCTATAAAAATTTATTCATCCATATCAATGTTTCTAACCCAATATTTGGGTTTTACTTTTTTAGCATCAGCGCCAGCAAGTAAGCTATCAACATCAAGTTGATATTTTTCCTTTTCTTGATAGTAACGTATCAAAATTGGAACTGAAGCATAACTCAACTCTCCAAGAGAAAGTGGATTTAGTCCAAAACCCATACAACAAAGTGAAGCCAATGATGAACCTAATTGGAGACCTTTTCCTGATTTTGCCTTCACTCTATCACGATAACGAGCTTTGGCCTTCATCCTTTTTAGACGAGGATCCTCATTTGGATTGGGAGGATCAATTTTCTTTTCACCAAGTATCGCGCGCACTTCATTCTGAAAATTGAAAAAATTAGAATCATCAATAATTTTCAAATCATCAATTTTTTCAATTTTTTGCAAAACTTTTTCAATGTCCCCAATAATAATTTTTTTCTGCTCATAAAGAAGCGTTATGGGTTCATGAATAAAAAAGAAAAAGGCGTCATTGGTCAGTTGTCGCATTTCTTCACTATTATAAGCATTAGTAAATAATGTTTCAAAAGGCGACAACATATTGGCTAAATCTAACCCTTTTTCAGTGAATTCATCCTCTATCTCCTCTTGAGACAAAGTAAGAATTCTTTTATATAAAGGGAATTTATCATTCCCAATTACATCTTTTATCTTGGGCGGATATATTTTACAGAGATTATCAAAATTTTTTGGAAAGCCAAGAAAAACTCTTTCGTCAATCATATAGTGAAAAAGAATATGTCATTTCGTAACAAGAAATTTCATCTGTAAAAAAATTAACAGCAAAATCTCCACCATGAACTCGACCGAGGCCATCAATATTCTTCCCGTTCAAAGAATTCTGAATTTCTCCCATTATACAAAATGGTCGAAGATTTTCATCTTTGATAATCCATTGAGTCATAGGAACAAAAACTTCAATAGCAACAGATAAATCTTCAATTTGATTATTAGCGTCATTTTGATGTCCATTCACTACTCGAATAGAAATCAAACTTTTCGCAGTTTCTTTCGGTCCCACACGAGGAACGATTTTTATCAATTTATTGAAAATTTCTTCCTGTATCTGTTTCTTTGATAAGTCCTGATTTGCTAAAGGGTCTTTATCTGTATAATAAAGATATTTGAGAAGATTTTGATTTGATTGGAGTCTAGTAACAATTTTTTGAAGATAAGGCCCAATTTCTCTTAGATTTCTAATCATTCATTTCCCCTCCATTCAGCCAAAAGAAATCCTCATCCGTATCATTCTCTTGCTTCTTAGGCGCGGGTGTCAAATCAAATTCATAAACTGGGTCAATTGTTACATATTCAACTCCTTCACTTGATTGGAAGTCGTATCCTGTTACTCGATAATATTCCTGAAAAGGTTTTTCACCGACAATAAAATAATCGTCTTTTTTTATGTATTGATTTCTTGGCATAATGAAGAAACTAGTCTTCAAATTCTCTGTATAAAGAGTATCCATTCGACTTCTTGAACGAAGTTCATCTATCAACATATTGTTTTCTTGACCATACATGTAAGCCCAACTATTTTGGGTTGAACCATCTCGCGCGGTCCAGGCCAAATAGTGAGTCATATGAAGCATAATATAACGGTTATATCCACTTGCTTTTATTCGTTCAAGATAATATACCATCCAAGGTTCTTCAATTCCATCTTTATTAGGTATCATAAGAACCGTTCCGTTTGGAATTTTTACTTCAATTTTTGTCAAAAGATAATGAAGAGCTTTTGTCTCATCTTGTTTATAGCGTTCAAAGCTACCTTCAACATCGGTGTTATTGTATTTGAAAACTGTATAATAAACAGAACGAGAAAGATATAACTCAAATTGATGCTCGCGCTTCCCTTGAAGTCGTGACTGATAATCATTGCCATAGCGATTCAGTCGCTTATTATAAATATCATAATAGTTCATCAGTCTTCCCCAATAAAGTCATACAACTAAAAATTGTATTACGAAAATATTCATAACGAAGATAACGAAGCGAAGAAATTTTAGCCAGCAAAATATAATAGTTTATTGTGCGTAAATCCTCTGGAAAACCAAGAAGCTCAGTAATAATCGAATCAAGAAATTTTTCCCACTCGCCATTCTTTTCAAATTCACACAATAAACCAAAAAGTTTGCTCTTTAGCTTGTTGATATATCCTTCAGCAAATTCTTTTTTCATGACTGCTCAGCTAACTTACGATAAGCAAAGGGCTTTCGCTTTATAGAACGATAATAAATTGCTTCTAATTGCGCAGCTGTCTTCTGCTCTGTTTTTAGCATTTGGTCAAACTTATCAAGAAGATTCGCTTGAGAAAAGTCCCTTTCCTCGTAAAGAGGTTTTACATTTTCCCAGCAGAGAATGGTTCTATTGAGCCATTCTACTTTCATATAACAAGCTAAAATTTGAATTTCTTCATTATCTAAATCTTCAATGAAACCTTCGTTATTCCATTCAAGAGATTTGCGCGGGAACTTGAAACGAGTGACGGCGCCAGTTAGAAGTGTTTCTAAATCAGCCTCTAATTCTTCCTGTGACCATCCTTGCCACTCATCCTCTAAAATCTTTGACAAAAAAGCTTTATATACCGTTTGTAAAGGAGTCGCCATTTATTAGCCCTCCTTAGCCTGCCTATTTAGTTCAATCGCTTTTAGAATATCCTTTTCACAAGCTTCTTTGATGATTTGTGCTTTTTGAAAATCTCCTAGCTCGTTATAAATAGCATAATCAGATAGCGCAAGCATTTGCTCATATGTAAGCTTTTTGATAAATGCTTTGAACTCATTGATTGGCATAACTGTCATCGCGCGTTTCATTTGAGGCTCTTCTAGTGGAATTAGATTGACTGGTTCTGTAGCGTCTTCTGGTTCAAGCCCCAGGTCTTTCTTTACTTGAAGATCATCAATATAAAGCATTCCGCTTTCTATCATATAACGGAAGCCATAATCATACATCATCTCTTGCAAAAGTTCACTATCCACTGTAAAAGATGAGCCGCGCGCAATTAGTTCACGACGGAAATTCAAGTCTGGAATTTTTACCAAAATTGAACCAGAATACTTACTAATAATTTTTACCTTAGACATTATGAATACTCCTTTTACTCCAAAATTTAGAAAAAGATGGAGGAGGAGCTACCTCCCCCATCAATTATATATCGTAGGGATTTATCAAAGATTGACGTAGGGGTTCTCGTAAGTTTGCTCGATACCGGTATTTCTATAAATACCCCAGTTATGATGAGCAAGAATAGCACAGCCCATCTTCTGCTCAGCATAAATCTCGGTAGAACCATCACGGTTCTGGTAGTCACGAATTATAGAGTCACCTTCGAGTCCAACCTTGACAACCTTCTCACCGCCAGTGGGAAGAACATAAGCAATCTGTGGGTCAATCCAGGTCTTCTCATTGCTCTCGTCAATAAAGGACTGACGAATTTGAACGACTGGGCAACCACGGAAGATGTTGATGTAACCAGTATTATGAATAGCATCAATATCTTGAGGATGATAAATGCCATTAGTGGTATTGACAATACCAGAAACAATGGCGTCAGCGCCCATCGCACCAATGAACTCAGGAGGAGCAAAAATAGCAACGCCATTGCCATACGCACGAACAACATTGACTAGCTTGACCATCTTCTCAGCATCCCAAGAAGAAACGTCAACCTTATTAGCGGCAGGACGAGCAGAGGCATTGATAGCTGCACGGAGGGCTTTATAAACCTCATAATAAACAGCGTCAGTTAGACCCTCATTTAGAATAGCCATACACTCGGCTAGAGACTCCGCGCGATCAGCAATACGTTGTAGGTCAACAGAGACACCGCCACCAACATTGTGCATATTGAGCGTAAAGGTGTCAGAATCAAGACGGAAAGTCTCATAAACACCATTGATAGCAGCCTGAGTTAGAAATTTCTTGGCGCGTAGCTTGCCCTTACGGACCTTGAACATAACCTTCTCGCCATTCTTCGTGGTTTGGACATCAGCAAAAGCGCCAATGGCATCAATAACCTTTGCAGGACGAATTTCATTATAGGCCTTCATGACAATTTCATAAATGTCATAACGATTCTTCATAAACTGATTGTAGGAGCCCATTAGCTCGCTAAGACCATCAGCAAAAGCGGCCTGCATATCAACTTCCTTATTTGCATAAGTGGCAGGCACAGTGCCCTTTACGGCGTGAAGGGCAATTTCTTGTAGTTCAGCAATAGTCATTTTATTACCCTCCTATTACACATCTAAAACTTGTAGCTTTACGCCCTTCTGACCGTCGGGCATAGTGCCATACTCAACAACCTTTAGCTTTAGACCAACGGTAGGAGCAGTGGCGGTCAAACAAACAGCACCAGTAGCATCAGCCTTACCATAGACAGCAGCAGTCTTGTATGCCTTTAGAGCAGTAATAAGAGCCTCTTCATTGGTATATTCTGTGTCAGAATAGCAAATAGTGTTAGTATGCCACTTATCGCCAACAGCTGGATAACCTAGACGAGGTAGGAAGTCATCAGAGCCATTTAGCTTGAAGTTCTTTAGACCAGGCATTCTCTCGTCATACATATGCTCAGTAGAATAAACCAGAGCGAGAGGAAGAGAATTGTCAGTAGCAAACTTTACAGTGCGGTTAGCCTCGTCAACAGCAAGAATCATACCATTCTCAACTGGGACAGAAGCAAAATCAGTAGCATCGGGCGCGCACTGAGCCACGATACGTCCATCACGACGGAAGGCAACGTTGTTTAGCTCAACCTGGCCATAACCGTCGATTACTAATCTCTTAGTAGCCATTTTTAGTCCTCCAAAAATTTATTACTTTACATAACGAGCAAGAATCTCGTCGATGCCATTCTTCTGGACATCTTTGCGTAAATAACCATTATCCTTTTTCTCATAGAAAGAGAAATTTGTTTTTTTCAGCTCATAAGCTAATTCTTTATCTAGGTCAGCGACAGAATATTCTGCTGCCTTCTCACGATAAGTATCAAGAATTTCTTCAGAAAGCTTGTCCTTATACTCTGTGAAAACCGCATTCTTCTGTTCTGCTTCGATGGATAGCTTATACTGTTTTAGTCCTTCATTTTCAGCAGTTAGACTTTCAACTTTTTGGTGTTCAAGTTCATAATTTGACTGAATTGCAGACTTCTCTGTATTCAAAGTTGCGATATTATTTTCTAACTCGGTAACTTTGAGTTCAAAACCAGAAATTTTTTCAGCATTTTCTTGCGCGTGCTCAAGATTTTCATTTACAAGCTCATAGGTCCCGCCATTGAGGTCGCGCAATGTGTCAAGAGTGGTCTTTTCCTTTTCAGTAACATCGACAATATAAACGCGAACTTTTTCACCAAGAGCTACACTATCGGTCTCATCATTTTTAGTATAATAAACACGCTCATATTGTGCAAGTTCGTAATTATAAGTCAAAGCATAATCATCAAAAATATCACAAATGGCGTAATTGATAGTCCAATTGCCTTCTTCATTGTAATTTGGATTTAGAAGAGTCCAAATAGCATCATGCTTCTGGCTATCAGAAAGTTTGAAATTCATCTGAGGCATTTCTTTTTGTCCTCCTTTGGAATATGTCATTTCAATCTCTTGAATTTTCTTTACAACTTCTTCAATATTTTCCTGTAATTGGAAAAAAGCCGCGCCTTCAAAACATGGCTCAACATCCTTCCCTAGGACTTGAAGTCCTAAGAAACATCCTTCGTCAAAAACAATATATTGTTGACCATGAATAATTTCTCTGTGGTATCGTAAGGAAGGTTCATAAAGTTCCATTGATTGTGCTTTACCGATAATATCACTGGCTTCTTTATAAAGTGCAGTAAAAATTAGGACATCAACACAAGCATATGTGCGCACAACCCCATCCTCATCTTCATGTTCTTCCCATTGAAGATGTGGATTTTCTGGCACAATACCATAAATTCGTCCTTCAGAACGCCGCGCGCCATGGTCAGTAAAATCATCATATTCATAAATACCTTTGACTGGCGCGTAAGCTATTGTTGACAGAAGTTTCTCAGAAAACTCATCCGTTATATAAGTGCCATTGCGGTTGCCGTATTTATAAAAAATACGGCACCGTCCTTTTGAAAGCACGTCATTATACTTTTCTAATTTCCCATAAACGGAGACAGGAAACTCGAAATTATTCATCGGTCTTCACGCCTCCTTGCTTATTGATTGATTCTTCTTTCTGAATCGTTGAAGGAGCTTTTTGTTCTGTCGTCTTTGTGGGACGTCCAGGGCCATTTCCAGCTGACTCAGTATAAGAAGAAGCAAGAGGAATTAGTTTATCACGAAGACCTAGTGCTTCATTTTCTAATTCCTTTATTCCAAGAAGTTCTCTTTGTCCAACACCAATCGCGATAGACGGCAATAGATAGCTATATCCAGCTTGCGCGAGCTTCATGGAATCAGTAATAAATTCAGATTGATTGTAATAAGTAATTGGCAGAATGGTATATTTGAAAGAGATATTCGTATTTCCAAAAAGTCCATTCACTAAATCGGTAACAAAGCGGGCAATTTTATTCATAAGTATCATCATAAATGACATATCGTTACGAATAGAATTGTCAAGAGCTTGTGCTCCTGTTGGTGAGAATAATTGTGCGCTGACACTAGCTTCAGCATATACATTTTGAAGCATCTTTTCCAAATTATTAGAAACTGCATCTGAAGATGTTTTAGAAACAATTGAATCAACATCAGCATATGTAGTCAATACTGAGACATTCTTATTTCCAGCCATCATCTCGACCGTGCCAGCGTGCATTTCAACCGCTTCCTCCGGTTCAAATAGAAGTGAACCATCTTGAAGATGAGGGATTTTTTGAATTAGAATTTTTCTAATTTCGTCCAAATCTCTTTCTCTCTCGGTATCTACTGCTTCGTCATATTGAATTGTTGCGGGAATTGTAGAAAGAAAGAGTGGGGCACCATCCTCGATAAAAGAGAAGCAAACTCCTAACTCTGAAGGCACCTTTACCCACGAGCAAGTTTCCCTACCTTTTTCATATCGACGATAATACTTACTAATTACTGATGGGAAAAGAGATAATTCTTCTTCTCTCTCTTCTTTATCAGTAATTTGAGAGAAATAAGTAACATCAAATTCAATTATATCTCTGCCATATATATCCTTATAGCATGAACGAGCGAATTGCGCAGGCAAATCAAGAAGAACTAAATCATTCTTATCAAGCCTTTGAATGACGCCATAATAGCATCCGTCAATAAGTGCGCGCAATGCCACTTTTGTCTCGAATTCCTCCAGATGAAGCTTGTCTATATAATTCAAAGCATTATAATAACGTTTTTGAATGTGGTCGGCGGAGAGTTGTTTGCCATACGCCGGGACTGGCGCCAGCAATCCGGCCCCTTTCATCAAGGTAGCATAATACAAAAGAATTCTCTTATAAAGCCCATCCAGCGAAAAATAATTTCGAGATAAAATTCGTTGTTCTGCTAAAGAACCAGAACTAATAATTTCATCTATCTCCTTCAAGGAATATTTGCGCAATCTTCGAGAAGCTCGCGCGCCAGATAGATAATCATAGTCGCCATAGGCCTCTCGGCTTTTGGCTACCATTTGTTCTCGCGCGCGGGAAAAGGAGGAAATATCGCGCGCGGTTTTTACTTTGTTTTGTTGATTTTCCAATTAGGTTCCTCCTGTAAAGAATACGAGTTTTCGTTTATTGAGACCTCGTTTCCTTTGTCGTTTTTGTTCTTCTTCCTCTATTTCTTTGATGCGCCAAAGGCCATAAGCAAATGAATAGTATTTATCATCTGGGAACCGACTATTGATTGGTTCAAGGACGATATCATTGCCCGTTTGCTTTGCACGAAGATTTCCCATTTCATTGAAAAGTTTTGTCGTATTTTCGTGCGGGATAAGCCGTTCCGCACGTTCTTTCATGGACATCTTCTGGCCTTTTTTTGTGGCAAGGAGTGAAGCGCGCGCCTCTTGTTCAGAAATCAAGAAACGAACAAGGCCACTATTTAGGCGAGCATAAGCGTTACCATTGATTTTTGATTTCAATGGGCCATTTGCTTTCATTGAGTATAGAATTGGAATACAATTTTTTGGTTGAATTTTTTTATAATTATCATCATTGAAAAAGCCGTAAGCAGGAAGTTCACGCCCTCGGCCATCAATATGAGTTTTTATCATTTCGTCGCCTATTCCCAGACCTAGGCCATTAGTGTCAATAAGGACTTCGCGCGGATTATATCTCTCAATTAGGAGTTTTATATCAATTGCCTGTTGAGAGAAAGTTTTAGTTTCCGCTTGACGCCCTAGAACATAGATATTTACTACTGTTGAATAGTATTTGCCATTTACTTTATTGACTCGAAATACTGTTGCTACTGTACTATCGTGAATTCTCATTTATATTTGTATGAAGTCGCTAATTTCATACCATAGGGCTTTATGTTTCCATAAAGATTAGACTATATCATTATCCCAGTGGGATATCTTCCATTTCGAGGCGCTTGTCTCTACTCTCTTACGAGATAGTCGTTGAACCGTCCGTAGACTGGTTGCTGATTACCCCGAAGGGCGTCCCAGCAATTAGAAAGATACACATTTTATATTACTACAAAATAGGGCAGAACCAAGGGCCCACCAATATCTATCGACAGTAAGTAGAAAACATTTGGATCGTCTTTATATTTTTGATGCCACTCTGGATTTTTTTTCTTTCTGTATTTAGAAAGTTTCTCAAAATCATACCAAGCTTCACTGCTTCCGCCTTCCCAAATTCCTAAAAACTCTGCTGCGAAAGTAGCTTCATTGTAAGAGGATGAGAATTTTTGACGTTCAACGAAAGCTTTGTCTACCAGGCCATGCATTGCAGGCAATCTATAATCAAGTCCCATCACAAAAGCGTGCGCCGGGTCAATTATAGCCTGTATCATTGTCTCACAAAGTAACGCGTAAGCATAAGACGATTTAGTGCCCGCAGAAGTGCCACTAATCATTTGCTGATTTACAGCTTCATATGGATTTACAAGGCCAAGCGCATTACGACGGGAAACATTCAATTGAGGAATAATAATTTCACTAACTGCGTCTTCGTCAGCATCGCGAGTCTCGTCGAGGAAAATTGAGTGGCGTCGCAAACCGCGTGAGGAATCTGTTCATTTACTACTTTATGTCTCCATAAAGATTAGACTATATCTTCACCTCATCGAGGTGCTTTCCTTTTCGATTTCTCTACTCTCTTTACGAGATAGTCGTTGAGCCAAAATTTTATCTATAATGTCAAAATCTGTATAAGGTATTTCCAGATATTCAAATCCGTGTAAAAGTGCTTGAGATTTTTTCCATCTATCAACTTCTTGTTGTTCTTTCAATGTTCTATTGAAAAAAGGTTCTTCTTGATAATGTTGTCTCCCCATATATTCAATCACTAAATTTTCTTGCGGCAGATAAAAATCATATCTTTTTTTCTCTGACCAATCAAAGCTTTTTTCTCTTTCAACTTGTATGTTATTATTCTTGCACCAATCTAAAATTTTACTTTCTCCTTTAGAAATTTTCTTAGAACATTTGGGGCATCCGTATCCACTTCTAATTTCATGGGGAGTTACTTTCCAGATAAAACCACATTTTTCATGTCGAACAAGAACTTTTATATCGGTTCCTTTATAATCTTCTAATATAGTATAGTCAGTAGGAAAAAGTTTTTGTATTCCAGAAGTCGTCAATTGCTTTCCACCAACGCAGCAACCTTGACAAACGGGATTTTTCAAAAAAGGTTCTACTTGTTTTTCAGAAACAAGCCCGCAATCTAAACATTTATATTTTATTGTTACTCTTTCACTTTTAGGATTCCATCCAAATTTTATGAAACTAAGATTTTTTGATTTTTCGATTTTTTCTAAAGCTTGTTCTTTTTGTAATTTTCTCTTAGGAGAGCTTCCTCTTGAATACCAACAATTATTACACAGATGCTTCTTTTTCAAAAGATCACCTGCGCTATAAATAGTTTCAGTATGATTACATATTTTACATCTATATGTTGCTGGTGTCTTGGAACGGCTATATTCTAAAATTTCAATTGTTTGACTTTCTTCTGGAAAAACTTTTTTCAAATTTAATAAAAATTGTTCTTTTGTAACTGCACTAGGCATTATAGACCTCCTTATTTGGCTGCTGATTATCCTTTTTTATGGTTTAGGCTCTCACCATGCCACACCCTTTTCTTTTTTTCTACTTTCGTGGCTTTCAATTATTTTGGAGATAATAATTTGTAGCAGAAAAAGGATTTCGGACGTTCCAGCAATTAGAAAAGTTTATTACCCGTATATTACTATAGGGGAGGGCAACAAATTCGCCCCTTCGACAGTAAATAGCGAACCGTTTTTGAAATATGCTTCACCGACATCTTTTGACAAATTGATGTGAGGCTTACCCATAAAAACTTCAAGTTCTTTTTCAAGAAGCGGCCAAATCTTTAGTATCTCAGCTATCTTTTCTTTGAAGATTTTTCATTTTATTAGCTTATGCTTTCACATAAGATTAGACTATATCTTTTACCATAAAGGTAAGACACCATTTCATAATTTACTCCCGTAGGATAGTCGTTGAACCTCTCAAAATGAGTTGGATGCTGATTACCCATTATAAAAATCTTTAGGCTTTCACCGTAGACCATTCCAAAACTTGTTTCTGCTTTCGCTCCATAAAAGGCATTTGGACTTTAGGGCTTCCCAGCAATTAGATGTCTGATTTATCTCCTTTTTACAAAGGAGAGGCGCAAAATCTTACGCCTTGTGTTTTGACTGGCGCAATGAGGGAACATTTGTGGCCAGGGATGAAAACGCATTGTAAAAACATTCCTAGAACAGAAAGAAAAGATTTAGAGGCCGCGCGCGTTGCTGTTATATAAACTTGATTATAACGCATCAGAGACCTCAAGAAGCATCGCTGATACGGAAATAGATCAAATTGGCTATTTTCTGGCTGGATTGTGTCTAAGTATACGTCAGGGTATACGGTATAAAGTTGCGTCAAATCCGCAAAAAACTTTTCATTACGCAATAAAAAGTCTTCAGTAACTTCAACACCTTTTTCAAGTAAAATGCCATCTCGATAGATACGATTATCTTGGAGAAAAGGAGAAGTGGGCGGGCGCAATTGAATTACATTACTCATATGCCCATCTCTCCTTCTGTTTCAAAATCTTCTTCGTCTTCATCTTTGAAAACTTCTGCTTCGTAGAGGTCTGCGTCGAAATCTTTTTGCTCTGTCTCATAGAAGTTTTCGCTTTCTTGGACACTTTTGAGAGCTTGGAGACGCGCGGTAATTTCTTCACTTAGACTGCTTTCATTTACATAGAGACGCTGGTTCCAAGCTTGAATATTTTTGATAGTCTCGTCAATAACATCACGTGTCGCGCCATCGTAGAATTTATTTTGATTTCCGCGCTTTTCAAGCCAAAGTGCCAATTCACCAAAGCTATCAAAGTCACGCGCGTTCTTTATATTTTTAGGTGTGAACTCAGCGGTTTTGACTAGCTTGTCATAGGTTGCCATAAATTTATCGACGTCTTTGTCTCCAGCGCGAATGCGGCTATCAATCTCATACGAAACTTTACAAAGTTTTTGAGCTTGGTCAATTTGAAGCGCGCCGACTACATTTTGAGACATCAAAAGTCCTTGATAAAGGTTCTCAAGATAATCGAGAGCTTCTTCATCATAGTTCGCGCCCCACCGCGCGCGCAGCTCATCGAAATGCTTCTCCTTCAAAAGCGGAATCTCTTCTTCCACTAAACCGACTGCCTTTAGTTCTTGATATTGCTTGAAATAAGAGCCCCACCCAAGGCCCTCATAATCTTGCGAAGCAAAAACTTTGGAGTAAGCTGCCCACACGCTATCAGGAGAATTGAGTTCGCGCAATCTCTCCCATTCTTTTACAATAAATGGAATATCAGCCCATTGGCACAACTTATCAATAAAACCCCAATCAAAGTCGTGTTCGCGCAACATCGAAGTAACGCATGAATTACAAAGTGGAAGATGGTGGTCGGGATAGAATTCGCTGTGAGTAAAAGCGAAATCCTCTTCTGGTTGTTCTACCTGACATCGCGCGCACCGTTTTGAGAGAAACGAACGCTTAGGGCGAGGAATTTGAGGAATTACTGGCATTTGGAGGCCGCCTCCTCTTCAAGGGCCGCGCGCATTTCTTTATTGTCTTTTTCTACGCGGCGCAGCACTTTTATAAGTTCTCGTTTTTGCTTCCGCCCCATTTTCCCGAAAGCAACAACTGTATCAATAAAGACATCCTCAAAAGGACGGTGATCGCGCGCTTCCGTAGTCAGCGGAACATTGAGAAGATTGGTAAGCCCCAAAAACTCCTCTACTTCCAGCGACGCTGCGCGTGCGACAAACTCGTTTACTAAATCTAGTTTCAATTTTTCCTCCTTTCGCGCAACGCTTTTTCGCAAGCTTTACAACGGGGTGAAAAGCCATCTGAAGATTTTGCTTTGCGCATAAAGTAATCTGGAATCCTAAGTAGCGTGCGCGCGCAATCCTTACACGTTTTGAAGTTTTCGGGGAAAAATAACTCCGACGTAACTTGGTAGTGCGCGGACGCCGCTGCGGCTATTTTCGGCAATATCTTTTGGCGATAAAGAGTTGAAATATAATTTTCGCCATAGGATTTGCCGTATTTTGATGCTATCTTCTCTACAATTTTAGTGTTGGTTTCGTGTGCGACCTTCGCGCGCAATATATCGAGGTAGAGAGGCGAAAGTCGTGCGAGTTTTTGGTAATAGGTAAAAGTGGAAAAAAGAGCTTGAAGGCCTTCATCAGAGTTTTGGTCGGGCAAAAGCTCAGAATAAAGAGAGATAAAAGAAGCGAGGTGCGCGGGGTCACGGAAATCAAATGAGTTCGGCGCATTTGGGGGTTCGCGCCAGATAGTTTTGGAGAGAAGCTTTTCTTCGTCTGGGGTTAGAGTACCTGGAGTTGGAAACTCACCGGAGGAAGGGAAAATTTTTGGAGCCAGTTGAATTGGGAGGTTTCCGAGTGGAAGAATGGGGATATCTGCGTTTAGGAGTGGAGGAGGCACTGGGTCCTGGACGATAGTAGGGGTGTGGCGTTGGACTAGAGGGGTTGTGTATGTGTCACGCCATGGGTATTGTTCAGAGCGTTTTTCAACTAGAAGTTTTCGCTTCTTCAAGTAAGCGTATTCGGTTAGGGACTGAGCGTGCGCGCGGATTTCTTCTACTTCCGCTGAAGTAAAGCGTTCGAGGAGCTGACTACGAGGGGGTTTCGTCGTTTTTCCGATGAAGTTTTCGTAGAAGCGGGTTTCGAGGTCGAGCGTATCAATTTCGCGCCAAAGGTCTTCAAGGTGCGCGAGCACATAGGGAGAAGCGAGAGAGCGAGCTTCTTCACGAGAAAAGACTCGACGCGTTTTTTGAGTTTTTGGGGCGACGTAAGGAGAAGCGAGACGCGCTTCGAGGAAAGTGGGGTTTTCTCGTAACTCGTCAAGAGACTCGACTTTTTTTTCTTTCTTTTTCCAATAGGTTTCTAATTCGATGGCTTCATCAGAATTCTTATCTCCCCATAGAACATAGTCGGCCATTAGCTCTAGTTCGGATGAAGTTGGCGTAAACGCCAGGGAATCTAGGTATTTTGTGAGAAAAGTTTGACGCTCTTCTGCTGTAGGCAAAGAGAAGTCTAGTTGAAGGCGGTTTCGTTTAGGCATTTCTATTTTCTCCTTTGCGCCCAAAACTTGATTTTGGGTGCATTTTTCGTTCCTTTCTAATTTAGATTATACGGGAATTTGGGGGCAAAATCAAATTTCCTCGATGGCGAAGCCAGTTTCTTTGCGAAGCAAGTTTCTAATTTCAGTGAGAAAAGTTGCGAGGCCCCGAAATGTAACGCGTCATAGAAAAAGTAAAATTACTAAATGTACCCCGGTCTATATTTTGTCATATCAAACGACAAAACCCACCCCATTATACGTCATTCTGCGGTTCGTCATTCTGCCCAAGAACCTACTATGTAACGCGACTTCAGTTTGTTAGAATTGACGGAATATTATGTGACAAACTAGTGAAAAAAGTTGTTGACATTGTTAGACGCCTGTGGTAAAATATGACCGTAAACAAAAACAAAACATCGACAGCGGGACAGACCGCGGAAAGGAAACTAAAATGACAATTGAAAAGTATGGTTACGCCGACAGTGATTGCGGCCGCAATGGCAAGGCTTTTGAACGTCTCTGCAAAGAAAGATTGCATATGCAGTCTAAAGTGGCAGCGCCCGGCCGTACAGATATGCGCCGCGCCGCGCAGTGCTATGAAGTAAAAACCGGAGCAGGCGAGCTTGGCAAGTTAGGTGACAAGCTGGTCAAGGGGTCGCGTTATGTGATTTATTGTCCTGTCATCAATCCCGACAAAGAATTGACGGAACAGAGAGCCTATGTTATGACACGCGACACTTTCCTTGAAGTGCTTGCAGAGGCTGGGCTACTCCGTGAAAAGACTTCTACCAACGGTGAGCGTAAAGTGACAATTCAAACGTTTTGGAACAATAAGCTGAACGCACCGCACGGCAAGAAGTATTTCAAGTTACTTGACATTCTGGAGTTTTCTGTATCTGCGGGGCGGGCAATGCCGTTTTCCGATTGGCTGGACAATGGGTGGGCGCTCTAAGCGCCCAGCCCCGTAAAATGAAAGGAGCTATGTGACATGGAAATGAATTTTAGACTGATTGTGCGCTATTACATGACAAAAGAAGTGACAGACCAGTATTTTGCAACGTTAGGCGACGCGGATACAGTAGTCACTTATCTTGACAAAGCTATAGAGAACGGCGCGCGTCTCGGCTTTGTCGTACAAGAAAAGGTCGCATCAGACGACATCGTAACCATAGATGAAAATGGGACTGACATTGGCGAGTGGCGCAACCTAAGATGGATTGTGTAACCTAAAATGACATGATGCTGAGCTATCGGCATGACGGGCAGAAAGGAATATAAAATGAAAAAAACTATTACTTTAGCTGACTTCTGCGACTATGTCGCGTATGCTTATCCCGAATACGTTTATGACGATGAAACAGGCGCGGAATGGGTATATGACAATTCTAATTATGAGAACGACGGCTGCGGCCTCTATATCAACTCTGCAACAGGTGAAGTTCTCTTTCCCGATGAGATTGAAAAATGGTACGTCAAAGGACTTGAGTTGACAAGAGACCATGAAATCATCGTTTATGTAGGAAAAGACGCGTAAAGCGTCTTTTCTTATATCAATTGATGTCACTTTACATGACATCACCCGGTCACGTCTAAAAGCAATGTAGTATGACTTTTAGACGTGGCTCGTCTAAGTCATCTTATGTGACTTTTATTCATTTTTAGACGGAGTTCGTCTAACTATTAGACGCCATTCTGCCATGTTAGATGACTTGACTTTTCGCTATTATGTGATATAATATAGGCAAGAACGGCGGGGAATGAATATTGCCCGAAATTTATTAGAATGTCGTATAACATGGAAGGAGTAATATATCATGATAGTTTTGGTAGAACATAACAACGGCTTCAGGGGCCAGCATGGTATCAGCGAAGATAACATTGCTACTTTGGATGAACTGCCTTCTCTCATCCAAAGCTACATACAAGCTGGAAGCTGCGTTTATAAGCTGACAATTTTGCCAGATCTAGAAGGAAAGAGCTTGACTTAGTCAGCTCTAACTTCTTAGACGTAATTCGTCTAAAAAATTTTCTTGACTTTTTCAAAAAATTCTGATATAATGTAATCAAAGAAAGGAGAAAACAATGTATACTTACTTTATCCAGAACTTGGAAACCTTTGAATGCTCAATGATTTTTGGGCTAACTTTTGTGGATGCAATGCAACGCGCAAATCTTTGTATTGGAGAGTGGATTTGTTATGCACAAGTTTATGAAGACTAAAAAATTTTTTGGAAATTTCTTTGGTGTAATTGGAATCCTTGTAATTCTTTGGCTTATTTTTTCTTATTTCAATGTAATTTTCGCGCGGCCATTTCTCGCAAATTGGAATATTTTCAAAATTTTTGAAGGGTGTTTTTGAAATGAAAGTTGAAAATATTACAATCAAAAGACGACAGATTTCTTTTTCAGACAAAGAATTTATTGATATCAGTAATGCGCGGCGTTGGTTGAGAAAAGCGTTGCAATTTACACAGGACAAAGGATTACAAAGAGCCGTTGATGAATTAGAAAATGTTTTGAACAATATCGAAATTCAAGACAATGGCAAATACTACGTTTTTAGCGAAGAAATTTGGAGAGATGACGCATAATGCGTCATTTCTCTTCCAAAAAATTTTAGACGTTTATCGTCTAAATAAAAATTCTTGACAAAAGAAAAATTCTATGATATAATACAAATACCAAATGAAAGGGGAATAAAAAATGACTACTATCACAAAATATGTTTGCGATCTCTGCGGGCAGGTTTTTGACAATGAAATTGAATGCCAGGGACATGAAATTTTAGAAAAAATCGGCGGCCATCTCAACGACGTTATCCTTTTCGATGGGAACAAGCAAGTTCTTTCTTTTGATACTGTAATTGCTAGTTTTTATGATGAAGTTTGGGGAATTTATATTGAAGATGAGAGCGCAATTCCTTTTGTAGAGGAAATTTTCAGATTCTGTGAAATTATCTCTCCATGGAGTAGCGACGGCGGCAGTAATCGAAAAACGACGGGACTTTATCTTTATGATGACGAACATTATCGTTGGTATCTTCCCGCCGATAAAATCGAAGAACTGAAAAAAGAAATGAAAGAATACGGAGTTGACGCGTAATGCGTCAACTCTTTTTTTATATCAATTTAGACGTTTCCCGTCTAAAAGTTTTTCTTGACTTTTTCAGAAAATATGGTATAATATAGATAGTTAGAGGAAAGAATTTTAGAAAATTTTACAAAAATAATTTCCAGAAATTTTGAAATTCATCTTGACAAGCCGCGTGAAACGTGCTATAATAATTGCGTAATCAAGAGAAGATGGTTGTGGGTGGGTTAGGAAAAATCTTCTTTATTGATACTGTTTCCTCCTGATGGTTGGAGAAAATAGTACTCCTTTCTTTTGTGTTTTTGTTTTGTTTACATTGAAATGCGCGGGCAACCATCACCGCGCGTTTCTTCTAGTGGGAAATTAGACGTGGTTCGTCTAATAAAAAGTTCTTGACTTTTCTGAAAAATATGATATAATATAATTACCAAACAAAAGAAAAGGAGATTCTAAAATGGATTACAAAGCAATTGAAGAAATGTACGGCGGTATTCCTGAAAAGACCGAAATGGACAAACTCATTGACTACTTGAAGATTTGCCCACCGGAAAAGTATACTTATTCAGTCACCGAGTGCTATGGACGTCCTCAAGTCATTTTTATGGACTTTCAGACAGGCGAACGAGTAGCCGATTGCGTTTGCCATAGCGGAAGTTATGGACACGAGCGCGGACTGATTGAAGCAATGGGTGCGCCACTTGTCAATGAAGAAGAAGTTGGGGATGATGTCGAAGGATGGCTGAGTGCGGTTGACATTATGTCAAGAATTTGTGAACTGCCTCCCGATAATATTTTGAAAATCGTAGGGGAGGACGCGTAAAGCGTCCTCTTTTTATTAGACGTCCATCGTCTAAACATTTCTCACGCGAAGTCATCTTATATGACAAAAATTTCTAAAAAGTTCTTGACAAAAAAAGAAAACTATGATATAATTTAGATACAAAAAGAAAGGAGTTTTTGAAATGGAAAAAATTATTAGTTTAGATATGGACGGCACAATTGTAGATTTCTACGGCGTTGAAAATTGGCTTCCGAAAATTCGTGCACATGACGCAAGCCCGTACAGAGACGCGCGCGCACTTGTAAATCTTTCAAGGCTTGCGCGACGTTTGAACGCAATCCAGCGCAAGGGATGGAAAATTCGTGTGGTTTCGTGGGGAAGTAAAGACCGCGACAAAAATTTTCTTGAAGAAGTTCGTCGCGCAAAAATTGAATGGTTAGCGCGTCATTTGAAAAGTGTTCATTTTGATGAAATTTGTATTGTTCATTATGGAACGCCAAAAAGCAAAGTTGGCACGTTACGCGGCGGTTTTCTTTTTGATGATGAAAAGCCAAATCGTGAAGAATGGACACGCGCGGGAATGACGGCATATGACGCGACAGAAATTTTTGACTTCCTTCGTTCGATTAGGTGATGCGTAAAGCGTCACCTTTTTTGTTTTTTGTCTTAGACGTAGACCGTCTAAATATTTCTCGCGCGAAGTCACGTTATGTGACAAAATTTCTAAAAATTCTTCTTGACTTCTCGCGCAGATTATGGTATAATCCATAATGTCAAGAGGGAAAGAAACAAAAAAGAAATTGAAAAAAGTGAAATTTCCTCTTGACAAATTCAAAAAACTATGGTATAATAAAAGCGTAATCAAGAGAGGAAACCTCTTGAATATAAAAAATAGGGTGGCGACCGTCGCTAAAATGAAAGGAATCTATTATGACTACTCGTGAATTCTACAATGCTGTCCTGTCCATGGAAAACGTTTCCGCTGAAATCTCTGAAAAGGCTGCCGCGCTCCTGTCCGCAATGGACAAAAAGAACGCTGAACGTTCCTCTAAGCCGACAAAGGCGCAGAAAGAAAACGAAGCGCTCCTGCCCATCATGCGCGAAGTCCTCGCAGCTGCCGACCATCCCATCACCGCGTCTGACCTCTTTGACGCAAAGCCGGAGCTGAAGAACGTTCAGAAGTGTTCCTCTCTGCTCCGTATGCTTGAGAAGTCCGGTGAAGTGACTTCTGTTGAAGTCAAGGTGAAAGGCAAGGGGAAGGTAAAGGGCTATTCCCTCGCGGACGCAGAGCCGAGCGACACCGCGCCGAGCGACGCCGAGTAAACGTAACGGGACGTCACATAATGTGACGTCCTTTTTTTCTGGGGTATTTAGACGTCCATCGTCTAAAACTTTTCCGCGCAGGCGTCACTTCACATGACAAAATCTAAAAAATTTTTCTCTGAATACTTGACTTTTTGAAAAAATTATGGTATAATCTAGTTACCAAATGAAAGAAAGGAAATCAAAAACTATGGCAAGTAAAATTGAAACTGAAATCCGCGAGGAATTTATGTCTGCCGTGCGCGAACTGTTTGAGGGCAAGGGTGAGGACGTGTTACAGGTCAAAAGCGGGACTATTTCTATTCCGTGGGTGCGTGGTGATGACGAGGGATATTTGAATATCGCTTTCAGTATTCCGAAGGGCGAACGGGACAAAGAAAATAAATGTTATATTCCTTATGACGGTTACGAGGAAGCGCAGAACTACGCACAGGAAACCGAAGCAAAGCGCGCAAAGAAAGCCGAAACCGCAAAGAAGAAAGCCGAAAAAATCGCGCGTGACGAGAAGAACCGCGCCGAGGCAAAGCGCAAGCGCGAAGAACGCGAAAAGGAAAAGGAGGAGAGTGACGCGTAAAGCGTCACCCTCTTTTTTTCGGAATTTTAGACGTAGATCGTCTAAAAATTTCTCTTGATAAAATCAAAATCTTATGCTATAATCTAATTATCAAATGAAAGAAACACCTAAAAGAAAGGAATCTAAAAAATGAGATATTTTATCAATGAACGAAACGGCGCGATGACGAACACCACCGATAATCAAGAAGTAGAAAGATTGCTTGCTAATGGATACAAAGAAATTAGTGAAGAAGTTTATACCATGGAATACCGCAAGGCGTATTTCTATGCTATCGGCGATTTTGACAAGGCTTTTTCTGAGGACACATAACATGTCCTCTTTTTTTCAAGATTTTAGACGAAATACGTCTAAAAATTCTTCTTGACAAATTATAAAATTATGGTATAATACAAATACTAAAAGAAAGGGGAATGAAAATGAATAAAGAATTTTTGGAAAGTCTCGCTAATTGTTTAGAAAATTTTATTTCTAATGAAGTCGAAAAACGTTGTAAAAAATTAGAAGACGAAAAAAATGCCGCGGAATGGAATTCACAACGTTATAAAGGATGGCTGCTTTTTCTCATAAAAGATAACTCTATCAATCTTGATAAATTATATGAAGAAGCAGAAAGAGAATCCCGTGAATGGGAAGAAAGTGATGCTCATAACGGAGTATTTGGACTGTCAAAAGGGAGACTTGAAGCAGACGATAGAACATACATGTATAAATGTATCAAAAAATTCAAAGAATCTTATGAGGACGCATAACGCGTCCTCTTCTCATTCGTTCTACCTTAGACGAAAAACGTCTAAATCCTCTGCCGAGCGTCGTCTTACGTGACAAAAAAAGTTCTTGACAAAATCCCTTTTCTATGCTATAATATGGATACGTTGAGAGAGGATGAACGACCCCTCAATGAAATATGAAAGGACTTTGAAAAATGAAAATTTGTGTATTCGACACTGAAACGACCAGCCTTGAAAAACCGTATTGTTATAACGTCGGCTATCTGATTCTTGATACAGAATCCCGCGCTTGTCTTGTAAAGCGTGAATTTGTCATTGAACAAATTTGGCACAATCTCCCGCTTTTCAATACTGCGTACTACGCAAACAAGCGTTCTATTTATGTAGGCGCTTTGAGAGCGCGAACTATCCGCATGGAAAAGTTCGGTTATGTGACACAGCAGATGCTCCGTGATTTCCGCAATTATGAAGTTGAACGCGCGTTTGCTTACAATTCCGCTTTTGATGAAAAAGTTTTCAATTTCAATTGCGATTGGTTCAAAGTAATAAATCCTTTTGAAACTGTTCCTATTTCTGATATCCGCGGTTTTGTCCATCATTTTATGATTGATGACACATTCCGCGCATGGTGCGAAGAAAATAATGCTTTTACTGAAAGCGGGCAGTATTCGACAACTGCCGAAGTATTGACACGTTACATCCGTTCTGACACGTCATTTGTCGAAGACCATACCGCACTTTCTGATAGCGAAATCGAAGCAGAAATTTTGTTTACTTGCCTTGACCGTGGCGCAGATTTGAACGGAAACTATCAGGCAAAGCGTTCTATTGAACGTAAAATGACGCGCGAGTTCACTATTGACTTGCCGGGTGAAAAAATTATCGTCGAAGGAACGCGCGCGACGTATTACAAGACAAAGAATAAATTCGTGGTGCGTTGACACATAAAGAGGAAAAGGACACATCATGTGTCCTTTTCTTTTACGCATCTTTTTAGACGTATGACGTCTAATTCATTTTATTGTCAAATTTTCAACTTTCATAACATCAAATGCCGCGTTACATTACATTTTCCACATTACATTACCAATACTCACCGTCAAGTGTCACGTTACGTGATTTTTTCTATATTATGTGACATCGCGCGGCCTCTATCACATTATGTGATTCTTGATACTGAATTTTGAAATAAGCTGCGTCTGCGCGACTGCGCCCGCTCATAAGCTGCATTTGTGTCAAATTTCATATAAGCTGGATTTTCAATATTTCGGGCGCGTCAAATCTGTAGAGGTATCAATGGAAATTTCCTCTTAAAAAATAAAACGCATTTTTTGCGACTGTTGAGTTGGAAAATTTGACAAAGAAAGATGTCATTTTACATGACAGCGCGCACCAAAATGTCACGTAACGTGACCGGCGCAATTTTGAAAAATCAACGAAAATATAGTATAATATATATAGAAACTGAGGGAAGAAGAAACGAAACCTCCACATAGTGGAACCGCGCATAAGCTGCGACTTACGTTCGATTATCTTCTTCCATTTCTAAAATCGGGGATATAAACCCATCTATTAGAAAATTGAAAGAAGGATACTAGTATGACTAAGAGAGAATTTCTGAACACTATCGCTACCGCTGAAAACCTGCCCGCTGAACTGGTTGAATTCGCCGCACACGAGCTGGAAGTAATGAACGCTGCAAACGAGAAGAACCGCGCCAAGGCAGCTGAGAAGCGCGCCACAAAGGACGCAGAGAAGGAGCCTATTCGTAACGCCATTATGGACGTTATGACGAATGAGCCGCAGACCGCCACTATGCTCATCGAGGCAGCTGGCCTCACCGAAACCGTGAAGCCTCAGTCTATCCCTTCTCTTCTGAAACCCCTCATCGAGGCAGGAACGCTTGAGAAGGTCGATATGAAGATTCCGGAGAAGAAGGGAACTCAGAAGGGCTATAAGCTTTCCTAAGCTCTCTACCCCTAAGCCCTGGCTTATTAGCTGGGGCTTATTCCTTATTCTTTGATGTCATGTAACGTGATGTCAAATTTGCTGACGCGATATCGTATAAATAATAATTTGAATTTTTGAAATGAATTGAATTTTGAAATGAATTGAATTTTGAAACGAAACCTATCTCAACACATCTCAATCCGCCAATGGCCACAACCATTGATCGCCATCGTCCGGACACGTACTCTACCCCTCCCACGTGGGGAACTGTGCCATCCCTTCTATATATAAGCCATTGCTTCTAAGCCTTTGCGTCTAAGCTTCTCTTTTTTTCCTTTCTTTTGTCTTTTTGTTCCCCCTCTTTTTCTCTTTCTTTTCTACTCCCTTCTATTCTCCCCTTTTTTCTTCATTTTTCTCCCCTTTTTTCTTCATTTTTCTCCCCTTTTTTTTGGAATTTTTTCTGTTCTCCCCTTTTTTTTGGAATTTTTTCTGTTCTCCCCTTTTTTTTGGAATTTTTTTTCGTTTACACTTTTTCTACGTTTTTTTCTCTTCCTTCCCTCTATTCTCCCTTTTTCTTTTCTCCAATTTTACTTTTCCCCTCTTATTAGTTCTATTGATTACACCCTTTTCTTTTTTCTTCTCTATTTCCTTCGTTTTTTCTTTTTCCCCTCTTTTTATCCTCTTCTTTTGTTTTTTTCTTTTACGTCCTTCTATTTATACTCTTCTTTTATTTTTCTTTTTTCTTTCTCTCCTATCTTTTCTTCTTCTATTTCCCCCCTTTTATTACTCCCTCTTATATATATTCTTTCTCTAATTCTATTATTTACACCTTTCTATATAATTCTTCTTCTAATTTTTTTCTTTTCTCCCCCTTTTATTTTCCCCCTATTATTTTTTCTTCCTCTATATTTTCTACTTTTCCCTTTTTCTTTTTTCTTTCCTATTTTTTCTTTTTATTTTTATTTTTCTTTTTCTACTTCTTTTTTATTTCTATTCTCTCCTTTCTTCTATGCTCCCCTTACTTCTAAACCACTTTCTTCTACGAATTATTTCGTAAGCCCTATTTCTTACAAAAATATTCTTATCCGTTTTCTCTAACAGATTTTTTTTATTTCCAGTTATAAGAGGTTTTTCTTTTATTCCTCTCAAAAATTTTGAGTCCTCAAATTTTCTTCCCTCTTTCTAACAGAAGAAAACTTACTAAAGGAGGCGCGTATGCTTCGTTACCACAAAACATATACCGAAAACCTAGTAGCAAAAGCCCTAGATGAATGGGGCTTTCATTATGTAATGTTCTACACCTTCAAGGAGTTGCGCTCGGCTCACGGGGCGCCGACTGGTTATTCCTTTGGAATTCTAGACACGAGCTATGTCCCCTATCAGCTACTTCTACTAATTGATATCCATTACGAGAATGCAAAAGAACATACAAAGAAAAACTATGTGTTGAAAGAGGAATTCGCGCGCGACCATCAGCTAGGATTGGTTATAATAGAAAACGAGGTCGCGCGCTCTATGAGCTACGCCCAGTTTCGAGATTGGCTAGCAATGGCGATTGAGCAAAAAGAATTTTGCGAAGTAGAGTAAAAGAAGCCAGAGAGCACAAACTCTCTGGCCTTTTCTATTGATATTACGCGAAGCGTTCTGACCCTTTAAGGTCAGACTAGTTGAATTATTATTTTTTCTTCTATTTCACTAATTATTGTTTCCTAATATTTTATATTATATTACTCAACCCTTTTTGACCCGCTTTTGTGTCAAAATGACCCAGCAGCGGGTCGTTTCGCCCCGATTTTATTAGATAATTTGGGGCTTTTTGACACGCCTCCGTGTCGTTTTACCCCGCCTTGTGTCAAATTGACACAAAATTGGGTCGTTTTATCCCGCGGGCGGTTTCTGATAAAACACTAGTTTTTCTCCTTCTTGTTTAAGGAAACCTTCATCAAAAAGTTCTTGTATTCCATTTCTAACTCCTTTTCGGCAATCAGTAGTTATACCATACCAATTCAAAATAGCTTGTGGAGAAAGTTCTAACTCATATCTCTCCTTATTCTTATTCAGATAAAACCACACACGGATACCCCACAAACTAAGTTTACCTACCTTTATTGCCGTCTCATTGGTTAAGCGTTGATAAGTATGGACATTATCCATAGGTTCTTTATTGGCTATTACCACCGTCTTTTGGTTCGGAAATTTCATTTCATCGCACTCCGCACATAAAAATTATTTTTTTCTATCTTTATCTTCAGTCGCTACCTCATCATAAATTTTTCTAAAGGAGGGAGTATCTTCAAAGATATAAATATTAAATTTAGGATTTTTAGCATCTTTTGCTGTTCTCAAAAAATTACAGCCGCGACGGATTAGTTGGTTCGCGCGCCGAGCAGAGAAAATAATATATTCTTCCATTTGATTTTTCTCCTGAATTTGAATTTGATTTAGAACTCAATTGTTCTTTAGATAAAACTCGATAGCGTCTCGCAAGAAATCACTAAGTCGAACACCTTTTTCCTCACAATATCTATCAATCTCTTCTTTGACTTCTTTTGTAACATTTGTTCTTACTGGATTATCATATTTGATTTTCATTTTTCTCACCTCATATATAAAGTAGCTAATTTCCGCGCGGACTCCAAAAATTTGGGTAAATTTTTTAGCAACGAGCACAAAAGTTAGTTTGACTGACTTTTATGATAAAAAGAGAGCTAAATTTCTTTAGCTCTCAACAAAAGATATCCACCTCTGTCAATCCAACCGACTGAAGCCATTTCTTCCCATGTTTGATAGCATCTCTCAGGACCTTCTCAGAAACAAAAGACGGCCCAAAAGAATGGGCATCTGTAATACAATAGTTATCCCATCCGTCCTTAAAACCCCAACAAGGGTAAAAATTTCCGGGGCCACCATTCTCTTCTGAAAAACGCCAAAGAATTCTCTCAAAGGTCTCGTAGTTCGCGCGCCTCGCCATCAATTCCTTATTTGAACAATAATTAGCAATTCCATGGTGTAAGTTATCAATACACCGGCTTCGCTCTCCAGTACCACACAGAAGACCATCATCGCCAATAAACCAATAAGCTTCACCTTTTTCTCTTCTGTCAAAAGGAGATTTTGTTTCCAGTAAAACAGCATTACAAACCTCTTGATACTGTTCCGGTGTCAGCTCAATTTTCTGTCCATTCAGCACAAGATAGTTTTCCATTTTACTCTACCTCCAATACTTCCATAAAGCAAACCCAACAATCCCATCGATCAAGAAAATCGTCCCACGTTACTTCCATAGCTTCCTCATCATCATCTTCGCTTTCCTCAATCAGTTCGCGCGCACATCTCTTAGCGTCAGATTCTTCATAGAAACAACGATAAGTTGGTTCACTTCCATCAAACTGATACTGACCAATCAAATAAATCTCCATTTTTCTTTCTCTCCTTCTTCAATCAAAAATCAATTCAGTCATACGAATCATATAAACTAAAAAGTCCAACGAAATCATCAACCGAATAACCGCAAAAGTTCCAAAGACGGTTAAAACTCTCGATATCATCGCTATCCTTATCATTAATGTCCCAATAGTCAATATACCTAACGCCATAACGCTCATAGTGAGGAGATGCCAGCTCTTCAATAAAGTCATCAAAAGATAACGAAACAATCTGGCTTTGTTCTTCCTTTACTACCTCGATGTCATAATCTCTCTTCATCACAAGATATCGTGCCATTCTAAATTACCTCCAAGCTATGAATTTCTCTCCAGCCATTCTTCTCAATAATCTTTGCCCCAATGGTATTCTTCGAATGAAAATGGAAGAAATAACCAGTGTCAACAAACTTCGTCTCTTCAAGCCACTTCAAAATTTCAACGTCATTACCAATACTAATCACAATTGTATCCTCACCAGAAAACGCCCTCTCATAACATCTAATCGCTGCTTTGGCCTCGTTAGCTGTCTTAACCCGAACAAAATCAGTCGGCGCGGGACGGATATCATCAATCCAGAGTCTCATTCGAAGTCCTCCATTCCCTCGATGGTTCTAAAACTTTCGCCCACGCTTCATCATAAGAGCATCTCATTTCAGAAGGCGTCGGTACGTCTTTTTGCCACTGGCTCCAATAAAAATCCTTCTTTGAATTCTTCTGATTGCACGGAAGCTGAAGCAAACGCCAAAGAAGATAACGAGCTTTTTTGATGTAACGCTTTCTAGTCATATTATTTCTTCCTTTCTTTTCTCATCTTGTATATATATTATACCAGATTTCCGGTTATTTTTCAAATCTGTCATATAAAATAGAAGTGGAGCTGAGGTCACTTTACGTTTCCTCAGCTCCAAAAATTTCATCCAGTGTTCTCGGCGCATAGTCCATATATGGCATCATACAGCCAGCATTTCTCATCTCACAACGAATTCCCCACTCATTCATTCGCGCGCGAACGTCATCACAAATTTTTTCCTCCCATGTATTATGAACATGCCCATAGAGATGATACCAACCATCATAATAGTGGTTCTTGAAGGCAAAAATTGGGTAGTGGCAAAGAATTACATGGCGCCCTTCATCCTTTACTTCTGTATAATCTGTGATGCGCGCGAAACACTTGTCAAAATTTCGGTCTCCAACTCTATCATGGTTTCCGCGCACAAGAAACTTATTGCCTTTTAGTTCTTTGAGAATAGGAATAGCTTCGTCTGCTTTCTTCCAAAACATATCGCCCAACACATAAACCTGGTCATCTTTATCAACAACCTCATTCCATCTTTTTACCAGCTCTCTGTCCATTTCTTCTATTGATTCAAAGGGACGCATATCAAAGCGAATAATGTTAGAATGACCGAAATGAAGGTCACTAATATAACGAATTGCCATTTACTTATCTCCTTTTGTAACCCAGCCATAGATGGCCCAAGTCAAATAGAGAATTAGCGTTCCCACTGCGAGAACGCCAACTCCGCAAAGAATAGCTTGCCACCAGTTCATCAGTTGTTTGCTCCCTGAGAAATAAGAGCTTCTCTTGTAAAATCTGCGCCATTATAAGAAGCATAAATGACGCCCTCTGTTTTACTATAAAGGGTAAGGAAAGTATCAACGTTTGTAACAGAGTTGCCCATCAAGCAAAGAAAATCAAGATTATCACGAGTTTCATTATTCACATCAAACTCATAGAATTCATCAAAAGTAAAATCGCACCAAATAGTGATGAAATACGCATCGCCTTCATCAGACCACCAGAAAGAAACATTATCTTCACCAAAACTATCAATGAAAGTTTCTTCCAGTTCAACTAATCCATCTTCACGCGCGGTTGTTGTTTCTTCTACTTTTGCCTCCGCTTCTGGCTCAGTGGGCGCGGACGTCTCTGGCTCAGAAACAGTTGTCTCCGGCGCAGTCTCAATCGATGGCCGCGCGCACCCGTAAATCAGAGCCATAATCATCAGCAAACAAATAAAAACACAAATAAACTTTTTCATTTTCAAAAATCCTTTCTATTACTTTTCTTTTATTCTAAAACAATATCCTTCCGGGCCTTGGTCACTTTCCCAGCCATTTTCATCAACCCAAATATCACGAATTGAGTAAATGCAGAAGTCACAGCAGGGAGTACAACCTTCTCCGCACAGTGTCATCTATACCATGGCAATCCTTATAATTACATTCATCGACCTTATAACCAACTTGCATCGGGCATCTCCTGCCCGTACACTTATCCATAATTATTCTCCTTTCGGCGGCTTTGGCAGAGGCATCCAGTGGGTCACTTCACCATCTTCATATTCGTTTACAAATTCGCTACCCCATCGACCATCTTCACACCAACCAATGTCAACTGCTCCCCACCGCAAAGCGATAAGTAAACCTTCTTTTACGTTTTCGGGCAACCTATCCTTTACCGAAATCCACTCCTGCACCGTTACGTCGTTCATAATAAGGTGGTCAGCGATTCTTTGTACTTGCTCATCGCAGGAAAGCTGCAACGGATTGTCCCATCTTGGCAAATTACCGCACCGTGGCAGGTTATCCGTCAGCAGCTCCACCAGCTTTTCTCTAACATCCATCAGTTAGCACCTCCGTCCATCTTAGCACCGCAGTTCGGACAATAATGCATGGCTTTAGCGATTCTTTCCACAGTAGCGATTCCAGCGACTTCAAAGATATCAGTCCATTCACATTTTGAGCATTTTACATCAAAGTCGTCATTATTAACACCGATAATCCACTGTCCATGCACCACCGGCGCAACATCAGCGGCTGGTAAGTTCTCGGCGTATTCCAATACCGTTTCAATGCCGTTTATAAAATGCCTGTTGCCGTTCTTTCTATCATAATGATTACGACGGATGGGAAATTCCATCAGTTCTTCTAGTTTGATATATTCAGCCATTATTCTACCTCCTCATATGCCTCTCTAAGTGTAATTATCGTCTATTCCACTCTTCCAATTCACTTTTGGTAGGCTTACAAACCAGCTCCACAGTATTTGCTGGAATTTCAATCCACAGAACATTATCATCATCTTGTGCGCCGAGTGCCTTACAAATTTTACGCCACTGTCTCTTGGAGAAGTCATGATTCTCCAGCGTAATATCCGAATTAGTCTTGAATGAAACTACCATTTTTTCTTTTCCTTTCCTTATCTTGTATAGATATTATACCATTTTTATGGCCAAAATTCAAATTTGTAACGTAAAAAAGACCTGTGAGAGCTTAGTCCCACAGGTAGAAGTAATATTCAGAGAAAAGGCGGAAAAATCTATTCTTGGCATGTTCGCGCGCACGATAGTCAACTCCATCTCTCATCTCACTAAGAGCAAGAGACATCTGGTCAATAATATTGTTCCATGTCTCCTCATTTTTTTGATTATCTTCTTCATCGATAAGATAAGGAACGCCAGAATGATTATTGCGAAAGTGGGTAAGAAGTTCGCTCATTACCTGACGATGCCACTCAAACATTTCAAATCTAGCCTGCGGGCAATATCCATGTCGAAGAAGAAAAATAAGCCTTCTAAACCAAATATATAGGTCTTTGAAGAAAACTAATGGGCGCCAACTAGTAAAAAGCGCCCAAGTTAGATGTGTAATGGGCTTCCCCATCAGGTCATCTCCCAATAGATATAGTTTTCAGGATCAATCTTAGGGTCGTCCGGATTAGCGTATTTCGCCATATCAATAAAATCCAAAAGGAATTCAAAGAAATTTGCACTGCGCGTGCAGTAGTCCATATCACACTTTTCCTCATCAATCATGTCATCGAGTTCAGTAATCAGACTATATTTTTCATCCATAGAATTCGTCCAGCTACCAATTTCTTCCTGTCGTTTCTGATACTTACGAATCATTTCTTTATGCTCACGTGCGCGATTGTTTCTCTCAGTAGCCATCTGGCTCAGTTCCTCTTCATGAAGCGCTCGTTTATTGCTAAAGTTACTGCTTCCGAACTGGATGTTCAAAGCTTCGCCAACCATAGTACGGCCACCAAAAGAAGCAATCGGATAAAACTCTTCGTTAGTTGTCTTCATATAAAAGGTATAATCAATGCTCATATTAGTCCTCCTTTGTTAGCCAAGCCTCTTCTTCTTCATTCGTTACATCATAAATGGGAGTATCCATATCGTCAGTGTATTCGAGTGTGACGCTTTGAATTTCGTCGGCGCCATAATACTCTTCAATCTGGGCAATAGCTTCCTTAGAAGAAGGGCCAGAAGCTACTCCATTGAGAGTCTTTTCCTTATAAGTAGACTTGCCGCTATCGAGTGGATCTTCCCACCATCCAAGAACAACTTTGAAACGAACCATTTTATTTCTCCTCCCATTCATGTTTCACGAGCCAATATACTCTCTGACCACTACCGTTATTAGAACAAGCAGCTTCTCCACGCGCCATCATTGCGCGCAGTACACCAGAAACTTGCGCCGGAGTTACCTCAATTCTGAATTTGCGCATTGCCATCGCGCTAATCGACTTAGAAGATTGACAACTACTTTCCTCAAGAATCTTTTTGACTACCTCTTTTGTCTCCATTACATTGCCTCCACAAACCAATAACGCATACGGCCGTCCTTACCTTTCTCCTTACGAATCGTTCCCAAATCGCAAAGAGAACTAAGACATCGCGCGAGCTTCTGCGGAGTGACTGATACTAGCTGGATATTAGTCGTGCGCAGTTCTTCGCATGTCATTGCGCGCTTCTCTTCGGAAAGAGTAAGCATCGCCTCGATTGTCCATCTCTGTGTATCCTCCACAGAATACTTCGACGTTCTACGATATCCAGCCATAGTATCAATCCTTTCTTATCTCATTTTCTAATAAAATTATACCATAATTTTACTAGAATTTCAAATTATTCGCAATCCTCGTCTCTACCATTCACCATATCTTCCATTTCATCATGCCACTCAAGAGTAATGCCGAATTCGGGTTTCTCGTGGTCATACTCAATTACAAAAATACCGACGCCAATATCATCCCAGTACGCCTTTACTTGATAGTCTGCATCCGTGAACATACGAATAGCATTGCCAATGGCGGTATTGAAGTCTTCCTTTGTTTTGAACTTGTTGCGATCAAGAACGAAAGTATTAGGCTTCATATCAAATTCCCCTTTCAATTGTATCAATTTGATGATAGAGTGCACCAATCAGTTCTTTGTGCGCGATCGACACTTCTCGCATTGTATGCAACTCCTCTTCTTGATGGCGCAGTCTAGTAAGAGCTTCACGCGCGATTCTCTGAATATCAGTGTCCGGAACATTATTGATAATTTTATCAAGGTCCGCGCAAATTTCCTTAGTTGTCATCGCTCTTATCTCCTTTCCAGCAAGCAAAAATATAAACACCAAGCATCGTGAACTCAACAATGTAAATAAGCCAATGTGGATAATTATTGATAGTTGCCCACGCATTCCAACCAAAAATCGCGCCAAGATACCCAAGAATTCCAAAAATCAACATCTTCAACTTCATTTCTCCTCCTCTTCTTCAGAAAGCTCAATAAACTTTAGACATATATCAAGCCATTTATCAAAATTTCTTACGCTGTATGTTTGAATAATACGAGAGGTTATTGGGTCAATCTTCAAAGAACCACTTCGGATATCCCATCTAAGAATCATTACAACAGTACAGCTCTCAACTAGATTATTAGGAAACCACTGAACAATTTCCCACTTATGATCTTCTGTTTTTCTTAGTTCATAATTCTTGTATCTCATCTTATCTTATTGTTCCTTTACTTCACAAAGCAGCTGGAACAGATAATCCGCCACGTCTTCCCGACAAATTACATATTTTCCCTGTTCAAGGAGGTCGCGCACGATGCTAATCTCCTCTTCATATGCTTCAATAGTATCGGCAGGTGTCCATTTGTGGTCACGGATTTTTTGACAATACTCACGGAAGCAAATTCCCTTCGGGGTAATCGTTGCATTCTTCATCTTCACATACTCCAGTTTCTGAGAAATTTTCTTGAAGATACTCATCGTTTTCCTCCTTCATTTTCTATAAATATTATATCAGATTTTTGGTCGTTTTTCAAATTAGTCAAGTTACTAGATAGGAATCCCGCTTACTATAGTAGAGATATTATTTTTAAGAGGTGAAATATATGTCAAAGCAAGATGTTATAGACTATGTGATGGAAACGCCACATAATACTAATAGAGCAGTATTAGAGGGCTTAGTAGATACAGCGGTTGAAGAGAGTCAAGTTCAAGCAGATTGGGATCAGAATGACCCAACTGCTAAGGATTATATCAAAAACAAACCCACAATCGACACTGCTCTTTCCTCCACTTCTGAAAATGCAGTCCAGAATAAAGTGATCAAAATGGCGATTGATGAGGTACAGAATACGGTTAAGGAATATATTGGCAGTAAAGTTTCAGACAAAGAACTAATCCTCTTCTCTTCCACTGAAAACTCCACAAAAAAATTCAAAATAACCGTAAATGACTCCGGCACCATCTCCGCCAAAGAAGTCACAGAGGGTGCATAACTCTTAGCTGATAAAATAACTGAATAATGTCAAGCCTCACAGATAATTTTCTACTTCCAAAAGAGAGAAATTATCTGTGAGGTGATTTTATCTAAAATGGCACTTACAAAACGAACATACGTCTCACGCGAGACAGCAATAACCGCGCAAAATCTCAACGAGATTCAAGACGCAATTATCGGACTAGAGAACACTCAAATACCGACTTCTCTAAAAAATCCCTACCCTATAAAAATAACCCAAGGCGCGGCTACTACAACCTATGATGGTAGTGAAGAAAAAACAATCACTGTACCTACAACAACCGACGTCAATGCAAATACAGCAGCGCGCCACTCTCACTCTAATAAATCTATCCTTGACCAAATAACAAAAGTTCCAACGGACTATACTCTCCCAACAGCATCTGCCTCTGTTCTAGGAGGAGTAAAACCAGTTGAAAAAACTAGCGCAATGACACAATCTGTTGGAGTAGACGCAAACGGTCTACTCTATACCGCGCCCGGTTCCTCTAGTGGAGGCGGCGCGACAATTACAATAAAAACTTGGACGAAGGCTGATGCGACATAATGACAACTCAAACTTCTTCTACCGAGGAAAACGAATGAAAAAAAGACCAATTTTTCTCCATTATCCAAGACATTTATTCTTTCTATCTTTGGATAGAGTGCGTAGCAAACGAAACCCACCTAAATCTCTATGATACTCCAATAGAGGAATTCGCAGATCAAATGGTGCGCCGGGTCGCTGAAAATTTTCCTGACACAGAACACGTAATTGAGCTAATCTTCCATTGGTTTTGGGTTGATTATTGCTGTGCAGAAAAAATGGAAGAGCTATGGAACAAAATAAACCCCGAAGACAACTAAAGTCTTCGGGGCTTTTCTATATTTACTTTAGAAGGAAGTTCCAGGAGTTCGCGCCGATGATGCCATCAACGCCAAGATTATGCTCTCTTTGCATCCTCTTTACGCCCTCTTCCATCTTCGCGCCAAATAGGTTATCCCAAGCAGGAATTGTATATGGATAATATCCCTTTTCCTTCATTAGAACCATCGCGGCGTGAACAGACTTATTGCTGCTGCCTTTCTTTAGGACTGGTAGTTCCACGTTTACTTTTTCCTCCTTTACTGGTGTTGGGGTCGGATTAGAAGTCTCTGGTTCATATTTCGGTCGAATAATCATCATAATACAAGACTTGGGGCGAGTTCTAATTTGAACTTCGCCACCGTTTGAATTACTAGTAACTGAAGTATTGCCTTCAATCGTTTGATAAGAACCGTCGTCATTATGGGAAATAATAAGCCCAACGTGGTCAGGTTGCGCATTAGCATTCCAGTCAAAAAGAACGATATCGCCACATTGGCCGCAATCTCGACCGACTTGGAGCTTTTGTTGCTGACCCCATGATTGGATAGCGAAGCAACTGGCAGTTTTCTTTCCATAATAGAAAAGACTAGAAGCTCCAGCCATTCGGAAAATGTCCCAAACAAACGTAGCGCACCAAGGGAATGAGCAGCCCCACAGGCCATCATATACTTCGCGGCCATAGTAGTGAGTATTGAAGATTACGTTGTTGGAATTTGCGGGAGACTCTTTTGTTCCGACGTAAGTTTTTGCGAGTTTTATAATGTCACTAGCTTTTGCCAAGTTTTTCACACTCCTTTCTTCTTTTATTTTCTATAGATAGTATAGCATGGTTTTGAGAATTTTTCAAATTTTCTGGATTTCTTTTGTCTCCCAATTAGCCGCAGGCTCTTCTTTGAACCAAGGACTAATCCTCTTCCAGCTATAAGAGTATGGGAGCAAAGTATCATCATCAGGGTGTTGAATAATATTTGGAAACACAGTCAGCATTGGAATATGGTGAGTTCGAAAGTATTCAGTTATCATCAAATCATCATGTGGAAGAAGTTTCTCATTAGTTTGAGTATCTATCCAATCAAAACATGGTTTTATGAATTTCCTAGGAAGAATTATGCCTGGGCCATGAAGATAATTTGTACGGTAATATGGCGACGTCTGCCCGGACCGGATCGCGATATACCGCCGTATCCCGTCGGTGTACCGCATCCCCTCCTCGATCCACATTCCCGGTTCAAAATAGATCATGCTTGGCCCTCCTATCTTGTTATGATCCCAGATGGGTCCGTAAATGTTCCTTCTGCTACCTCTACAATAGGCGTATCAATTTTGTATGTTGCGATCGGCAGCCATGTTCCATCTTGCCCATTATCGATAAAGTCTCTCCCACGCAGTACCAGTTTGTCCTCGAAAACGTCGACCTGATATCCTTCTGAGTCCGCATAGATCGTCGTAAGCGCTCCGCTCTGGATATCCCGCGGGACAGATAGTGACGGGATATGCACGGACTTGTACCCATCTGCGGCAGAATAATTTGCTTTCTTGTCGATTTCCTGTAGATAAAATTTCAGATGGGAGTGCCCGTGAAACCATACAACGTTTTTGTAGTGCTTCATGAGCGCCTCAAAGCAGTTCGCTTGCTTTTGGGTCGCCTCGGTGTCCCCCCTCCAGAAATTCGACTTGTAGTAGCCTCCGGCATTCCCGACTCCACCCCACGGAAATATGTGCTGGAACACGATGCAGCGTTTTCCGCGATTAGCTTCTAGCGTCTCGTACAGCCACTGCAATTCCGCGGCAGAAAACTGCTCACCTGGCAAGAAGTCTTTCGCGGTCTGGTTATAGCACGCGTAATTCCCAACCATTACAAAGACATCCTGCACAGTATCACTGTATGTCTTTCCAGTGTGCGAAAAATCATTTTCTTTCAGTTCGCCGTCCATCCCGATACCGTAGGAGTAGTACAACGGCTTCCCAGTATACTGCTGGATATAGCTGTCGACCACTGCTGCATTGATGGTCTCGTGATTCCCTGCGATCGCATACACGGGCTTTGTCGGAGCGTTTGCGTCAATGATGTTCTTGTACTGGCCCATTTGGCTTGCGGTCCCGTAGTCTGTTAGGTCCCCGCAGATACATGTAAATTTGATGTCGTTGGCCTCCGCGAATTGCAAAGTCCGTTGGAAATCCTCCGCTGCTGTGTCATATGTGATATGCACGTCCGACAGAGCGAGGAAACTGTACTGCCGCCCGCTGGTTGGATATTTCATCCTCTGCGGGAGTTTTGACGCAGCGGTCTCCATTCCAAATTTATTCAGTAACCGCAGCCCTATTGCACCTGGTGGGGCTATGTTTTCCGAGATAAACCCTTTATACGCATATGCCATACTATACCTCCGCGATCGGTTCGATATCTGCCATCGTCCCGTTGGTACTTGCATACACGACCGTCCCACTGCTTGGCATTTCCAGAGCGTTTGCCTGCGTGACGTAAGGGCTTCCCAACTGCTCCAGCACGATCTCGGCGATTGCCTCCTTGTCAGCCTGCGTCAGCGCTGCTTGCGCATATGTGATCCCGGTATCTACCCATGCGTTTGTAACGACCTCGGATGTCTCATTTGGGTTTTGATTGAGATAGATTTCGATTCCGTCCAGATTGGCCTCCGTCGCTACTGCTGGAGAATTGCTCCCCACAACCACAAGCATATTAAAGCGAATATACTTGATGTTGGAGTAAAAACTCAGCCTTTCCTCTGACGACGCGTCCATAGCTGTTGTCTCCGCATATCCCACCTTGAATTTTTTGTATGCGCCGTCATCGATCATGTTGACACTATTCAAGGTTGCTGGCGGAATGCTCATGTCATACCCCCCAAGGCACGCTTTACTTGCGTCGTAATAATATATTTTAGTATACAGAGGCCAACCTTCCGACGCTTTCAGATTCCAACCCTTAAACCATAACCAGAACGGATCTGTGCTTAGATTCACCGGAATGTAGTCCGAAATTGCCATGCCGTTCTGGCCGCTCGTTGCAACACCATCTGACTTGAGTCTCATATTGAGCTGTACGTTGGACTTAGAAAAAACATTTTCCGCGGTTTGCTGCTGCTCTGTAGATTGCTGATATGCCCACAGATGCCCGTTTTCCCCGATGTATACCTTGCTAGTATCTGTCATATCCGAAGTGCTCGCAGCAAATGCCGGAGCTGCCGCAAGCACTGCACTCCCCGTCCTAAGCTTTGTCGGAACGCCGTTCTCGTCAACTTGCACGATTTTGACCAGTTTCCCTGCGGATGCACCAGTGATGCCAAGGCCTATATCTGTACCAGTCTCCACCTGCACCGCCTTGCCCCCATACGTCGCAAACTTTCCGTCCTTGACCAGCACCTTAACCGCCATCGCTTACCACCTCGACGTAGAGTCCCACCAGCTCGCTCAGCGCGTGGTAGACCGGATTCCCAGTATCTCTTGTGCCCCGGTACAGCACGCCGCCCTGCGTGTAATACTTTCCTGCGTAGAGCTCCATGTTCCCCTCGTAGGGGATCGGGTCGTACTTTGTCCCGTCGTGCTCCTCGTCGATGCGGGCGTACAGGCTCTCCGTGCCCGCTGCGCCCGGCACCCACGTAGACTGTGACGTGTGCGCTTGCAGCACCTTGTAGAGCTTGCCGCCGGATACCAGCTTGTCTCCCGCCGCGTAGTCCTTGCCGCTCTCCCATGCAGGGTAAAAAGCAATCATCCGCAGCGCTGTCTGATCGTCCACCACCAGCGTGTTGATCTGCTGTTTGATAAGCATTGCACCGACCTCACCAACTGTAAGAGGTCTATTCTTCTCTGCTGCTTCGTAGCAGAGCCGCACCTCCTCCATCTCCGCGATTTCTTCCGCCGTCATGTCGCGGATCACGCCGTTTTCGTAAATTCTCACATTACATCCCCTCCTCAATACATGACCTGGACATCAAACTCAACATCCTTTGTGACTTGACCACTTGATTCAATCTTAACCGACTTAATTTGATTAAATAGCTTTAATGTTTGTCCATATCCAATGATGGTAACAGAACTTTTAGTAAGATTGCCCAAATAATGAAGGTCTTCTTTGTTTATTGTCATCATCGTTGCAGGGAAATTGATTCTGTCTTCATTGTCTCGTTTAAAGTAACTTACGACAAGCTTTCCATTCTCCACAGTTAACAAAAGTCTCAAGTATCCAGCAGTGTTTCGAGCGAAGGTACCCAAGCTAAACACATAGTCTCCGTTTACAGTCAAGGTTGCGGTCAGGTCCGCATCTATTGACGATACCGCAAGCGGACTGTATATAAACACTCCTTTAACTTGATGATCCGACAATTTTTCCCCGTTTGGTGACATGGTGAAATCGAAAACATTCAACCCACCTTCCGGGACAATCACTTTATCCCATGTGTGCCACGACGCCTCAGCCGCCACCTGCGCCTACCACCTGATACACGCCCCGGTAGTCGTTCGTCGAAAGTCCGTATATCGCGAGGCCTTCGTTGACCAACGATACCTGATTGAGCTGGCTTACTACCCCGTTTGTGATCACAAGCATATCGTTAACTGCGATCCAGGCATCCTGTATCGTCACGGTGCCTGTACACAGCTCCATGCTGCCGCCGGAGCCGAAGCACATCCATACCACGCCGTTTTCCGGTAAATCCGCCGCCGGAATGCCGATGTAGCCGCTCACGGCGCTCATCGCCTTGAGTGCTCCGCCGGAGCCGGAGCCGGAAGAGCCAGACCCGCCCGCCGGAATGTTTATCGTCAGCGCCGCAGAGCCGTCATAAGTCCCCGTCGCCGCGCCCGTAAACGTCAGAGCATTCGGATTTTTCAGCGCCGTCGGAAAGTCTGCAAGCGTGAACTCAATCCCATCAGCTATGACCTTTCCCGCGATCTCCGTCTTGTCAGCCTCGGTTAGTTCAGGTCCAGAATAATCCTCCAAGACATTTACGTCATTCGCGCCGAGACTCCCCTTCGCTTTTATCTTTTCATAAACTTCTCTATTTGGAAATTTATTTATTACCAAATTAGAGGGCGTAATTGAAGTAGAAATTTTTCTCGCCTCCTTTTGAACTTATGTTGAGATTGCTAACCAATCAAATTTTCTCGTTACCACACTAGAAAAACCACTTTCAAGAATAGCAGTAAAACCTGTAGCACTAATATTATCTTTTAGTATCACAATATTTTTATCATTGAACACTTGGCTCACAATAACCTTCGGTACAGAAGAAAATGCAGTTGGAAAAGTTACAGTGACAGTAGAATTAGAGCCAGAAGTTTTAGTCGTAATACTTGCAGTGCCATATTGAATTCCTAGGTTTTTCTGCGCGCCACTCTTAGAAGTAGCACCAGTGCCTCCTCTTATAATAGGCAAAGTTCCAAACTTAGGTGAACCTGAGCCATCATAATATAATGCGCCAGCTTCGTTTGGAATTTGTCCAAGAGAACTTCCATTAGGAGAATAAACTATCTGGCCTTGAGTCCAAGAACTCCTACCAGTTCCACCTTTGTTTATTCTCAAAATTCCAGAAGTCCCACTAACCAAATCAGTCAGTGGGGTAAACCATTCCGAAGCTCCCTTCCTCTTTATTTTCATAAAGTAAATTTCTTCTTGCGCGCTATCATCAAACCAAATCATATCTTTATCGCCAGTTGGTTCACTGCCTGAGATAAAAATTTGCGCAGGCGCGTTGATCGGCACTATTTGATTATTTTTCCTATAATAGAGCAAAAAATTTTTTGTATCTACGCCAAGACCATACTCTGGCAAATTTGAAATACCTGGCGCGCCATTACCATGAGGTAAAATAATTTGATTCATTACCCCTCCTTATGGAGAAGAAAAATAAACATTATCAATAGAACAAATTGGTGTTCCAAAAGGATGATAATAACTCGTTCTAAAGAACATTACTCCTTCAATCTTTCCTTCTCCCATCACATATTCAATTATATTATACTGCGTAGGAAGCGGGCTAGCATAATCAACATACGGCGCAACCGCCATGGTATTGATATCATGCGCAATATCCCAAATTGAACGGCCAGTATACTCTGACAAATTTAGAATGGCAGAACAAACATAAACCTGACAATCCCAGGAAGTCGCGCCCGCTTCACAAAACAGTAATTTTGCTAGAATTTCAATTTCATTTTCTTCTTTCTCTATTTCTTCCCCACTTTTTGGCATTTCGCCATTAGCAGGAACGCTTGGAATTTGGAATGCGTCCAGAATAACTTTATTTGAAATTTTTAGTAGTTCACATTGTGTAATTGCTATTTGCGCGCGTGCCGTTGTCTCAATCTTTTTGAGGCAGTGCGCGCTGGCGTTAGAGAAGAGAAGAAAAGAAAGTATCAAAGCAATAATCACTTTTCTTACTTTCATTTTTCCTCCTTTTCGACGAAATCAATAGAACCTTATTCTAAAGTGGGTTTTTCTTTAGTGTTCTCTAAAAATTAGAAACCAGAAAAATCTATAATAACCGCGCGGCCGTTATCAAAACCGTAATTTCCAGAATGAAGGTCGTTGATATGAAATTTATTACAAAAACAATAAAGCTTATCAATGTCTTCAAGGTCATTTGTTTCTTCAAACATCGCGCGCAAAGAACTCTGGGTGGTTAGATTAGAAGCCTCTTCATAAACGGCGTCATCAAATTCATCATCGGTATCATACTCGTAGCGACTTTCTTCCATCTGTCGGGCAGTCCAATCATAGAAGTTATCACTAACATCACCCTCGCAGCAATAAACTTTTTTCTGAATATAAACTGGAATATTTGAAATTTCAGCAAAGAAAAAAGTGGGAGCAAAAAATCTCTCGAGTCCAGCCTCACAGGCAGCTTTGTAATTAGCGGCCTCAATTGCGCAAAAATCTTTTCTTTTCCCGTTGAGAATGGGAATTTTCAAAACCCAATCACCTAATTTATCGCTTTCAATGACGATTTTTGTATAGCCATGAGCCATTTCAAAATGAGTATAGTTCTCTACCTCGTAAAACCAACAACTAATATCACTAGCACCGTCAAAAACATAGTCATAAATGTTACCATAATCAGTATCTTCAATAAGCTCATCAATAATAGAGGCAACCAGTTCAAAAGAAGGCTTCATGATATTCTCTTTCCTTTCTACTTTCTATAAATAGAATATCATAAATTTTTTTGATTTTCAAATTATTGGCCGAGTGTGGTGATGAAAGAGCGGAATTCTCGGAAGAAACGAACCGAAATTCGTGTGTTTTGAAGAGCTTGCTCGCGCTGGAAACTCCATGCTTCACTAGAAGTTGCCCTCTTTCTGGCCTGCCATTCCAGTTGCTCTGAATAAGTTTTAAATTCAATTTCAGGTGTCATAATAGCGACCTTCACAAAATCAGAAGGCTCACTTTCTGCTTGCTCGACTGCGTTAGCAAACATCGTCAAAAAGACAGAAAGGGGTATCAATATATTACCTAAATTCATTATATGAATAGCACGAGCTCCTGCTTTCCCTCTAAAATCACCAATCGTTTTATAATCATCAAAAAGCATTATGGCAATATCCTCTGCGATAATTTCTGCTAAACGGTCCCGCGTTCCTTCGGTATCCATTATAGCTCCGCCAATTGTATTGACCAATAAACCAGTAAAAGTGCGTGCGTTCTTATTTACATTGCGCGTAACATCATAAAATGATTGAGCGGACAATGCCGATCCGGCAGAAAAACCAAATTGCTCACGAAATCTCTGATTCAAAGTATAATTTTTATCACTAGAATAAATTATAAAACCTTTATCTGCATTTTGCGTCAATTCTCCAAGACGTCGAATTCTTTCTATATTGTCTGCACGCGATGAATCAGAAATCTCCATAATGTCATCAAGCCATTCATCGATGATAGAAGGAGCAAGACCAATTGTCATAATATTATCTGCTTTCATATTACCAATCTTACCAGTATGAATGGTTCTAGCCATCCCACCATTGGCTTCTATTCTGTCTCCAACCATGTTGAAAACCATTTTCTCAATAGCTTCTAAGGTTAGTCCTCCGCGCGAAGCTGATTGAATTTCAACTGGCTTTTTAGCAGAATTTTTTAGTTTCTTTTCTATTTGTTTCTTTGTTATGTGTCCTTCACCTTTGATTTGCTCTGTAATACTGTCACTTAGCTTGTCTAGTTGATAAATTGAACGAATTCTTTCGATGATTTCATTTCTATATCTTGGAAGAGTCCTAATCGCGTCAAGCAATTCTTGGTAAGCTTTATTATATTTATTGTCTTCGCGCATATCCTTCATCTCAGCTCGCGCGGACAACATTCTCTCTATCGCTTCAATTGTTATATTATCAATTCTTTTATTGACTTCTTTTTTCAAAGCATCTTCCAATGTAATTTTTCCTCGCGCGAACGTGTCACAAGTCGCTAAATAAATGTCCTCCCACTGTTCATTCCAAACTTGGAGAAAATAGGTTGGAAAGAAAGATACAACGCTTTTCATACCGCCCTTAGAAAGTTCCAAAGTTCGGACATTCCTATTATATACATCTTTTATATTCAAAACACTATTCAATGCCTCAATCAGCGACTTTACATCATTTTGGTCTTGAAGATTTATATGAAGGTCTTGCCCAAAGACCTCGCGCAAAAGAGCTAATTCCTTTTCCTTTTCTGCCTCAGCAATGCGCCGATAAGGTTCAACATTTTTTGAGATTTCTCTTATTTGATTCAAATGGCGATTGAAACTATCTTCTGCCATTCCCTTCAAAACTGCTAGTGTAGGGCGCGCGGGATCTGTCCCAAGATAATTGTAAAAAACATCCATTTGAGAAAACATCTTTGACCTATCATATTTTTTCCAATAGACAGATTGATATGCCATTTATCTCACTCCATAAAATAAGGAGAGGACTCACGCCCTCTCCCTACGATATATGAAAACAGCGCCGCAGGAAGTTCGGTACTGGTTTTTCAATTATATAAGGTCAGCTAGTCTCGCTACCTCTGAACGTTCTGTAATTGGAGAATATATCATTTCAAATAGTGGATTACCAGCTAAAGCATCAATGGTTGCGCGCAAACCATTATCTCCTTCATACATTCTTCTATCCACTTGACGGTAATCACCATTATACCAAATTTCGCTATTTTCCCCGATGCGAGAAATGATCAATCGAGCAACTTCTCTTGTAATATTTTGTGCTTCACTAACATATACAAGAGCGTTAGTAAAAGAACGACCTCTAATATGAGGAAGTGGAACTAGTTCAATTTGTCCGTTTTGACACATTTGTTCAACAGTTTCACGCCCGCCAAATTTATCCCAAAGCGGAGCTAAGGTCCAGCTTAACTTAGAGAATTCATCTCCTTTCAAATAGCCAATATCTGGAATATCTCCTAATGAAACATTTGGACGAATATAAACGAGCTTTTCAAAAATGCCTTTTTCGATTAAAGAGAGAGCCTGCGCGGACATTAAGAAGTCTTTACCTCCACCATAGACAGATGTAAAAACTTTTACTGGTGCTTTTCTATCATTCAACATATGTATCGCGCATTCTTGATATGGATTGCGCGGTTTAATAGTGCCACAGAAATCATTTTTGATTGTAAGAAACGGAACTCTTTCTAAATGTCCCGCGCGCCAGAAGAACTTATCCACAATCTTACCGGTTTCATCACGAAGAAAAGCATATTGATTCTCCAATAAGTTGAGAATTGGAAAATCTCCTTGATAAAATTGAGCTAATTCTTCTTGGGTAAGCGAGACTTCTCTAATTCCTGTATAGTCCATTTAGACCTCCTCAGATTAGTTCATCAATAGAAGAAATAATACCGTCATATACACCACGCTCAATACCTTCGCGCGCGGATACATACCAATCGCTCTTCATCTTTTCATCTACTTCTTCTTTTGTAAATGAAGTTCTATCGAGAATAACCTGAGAAAGACGAGAAACCTGTTCATCATATTCTTTCATAAAATTAGCAATCTGATCATAAGTTCCCTGAATGCCGGAACAACTTCCTTGGTGGAAGAGAAGAGAGACATCACTGCTCAAAGCATATCTCTTATGACACATTAGAAGTATCATCGCAGCAGCACTATAAGCGCACGAAATATTGATACCAATAACAGGAGTTTTTGAAAGACGAATAATATTGCCAATGGCAGTAAAAACATCAAGTTCTCCACCGGGACTAAAAATGAGAAGACGAATAGGCTTTCGCGCAGAAACCTCAATTTCCTTATCTTCACGGTTCCACTTCAAAATATAATGAATAATATTCAAGGAACAGCTATCAATTCCATCTGTTACCCAAAGTAATCGTTCTTCCAAATCATTGTAGAACGACAGGAGATTATCGTCGGGAAGTAAATAATTCGCGCTTTCTGGAATTTGGACTAGTGGTAGTAGTCCGAGATCTTCATTTTTCTTCATTCTATTCTCCTTTTCTGGGATATATTTTCCTTTCTATCTCTAAGTAGTCGCGCGCAAAATAACCTTGATAAATTAGCACCAAATAAAGAATTCTGTGTGGCTTCCAACATCAATCCAAGTCTCATTGATATCATTCGTCCACTCTCTTGTATAAGGGGCTTTATAGTTATGCTCCTCTAAAAACTTGTAAACCAGTTGATAAGCACTTTTCTTAGTGCTAGGGTGACCAATGGGCCGCCTCGGCTCATGTCCATTGTCAAAGTAAAGCGTCATTTGTTTTCTCCTTTCTATTTCTATTTTGATAAAAAGAAAGCGCCCAGTCAAGGGCGCCGTTCCTATTACATCCAACTCCAAAGAAAATCGAAAAGATTATCAGAAGAAATGGAGGTATGAAAAGTTCCGTAATCATTACAGAATTTCTCAAGAGCTTCTGTATACGCCTTTCGTGCGTCTACGTAAGTCTTTCGCAGTTCATCAATTTCCTGCGCGCGAGCTTTGCGCTCGTCTGCACGCTTCTGTTCTGCCACTCTTTTCTCTTCTCGTTTTGCAATAACCTTCTTTTCAGCCTCTTCAAGGTCATCCATGCTATCATAGAGTTTGTTTGTAATATCGCTATAAAATCTTGCCATAATAGTTCCTCTCCTATCATTTCAAAATTTTGACGTTCCTTTCCGTCAAAAGGGATTTGTTCCCTGAAAATAAAATATCTATGGGTTCTTCAACCTACCGAAAACTAACTTCAAGTATATTCAGTCAAGAGCACCATGGGGCTGAGCATACGCAGCGTCCCGCGCATACTTCCCATAGTCGCACCTTCGTGCGCGTAGTCTCTTCTGGATTGATTACCAGAACCTTTCACCAGCCATTCAGCAAGTTCTTGATTTTTATTATCAATAATCATTATTGTGCTTGTCTTTGGCTACTCAGAGGCCACATACACGTCTTATACACGAATTTCTTCGCTTCACAACAAACTGGCTTGTGGTTATTTCCTAATCAAATGATTTACCCACAGTCACCAACTAAGGGAGATTAGGATTCAGCTTTCAATTATCTTGAAAGCCTCTATTACGCCAGCGACGCGCGTCCTACCTTTACTCGCGTTAGTCTCGATGCCGCCTCTTAGGGTTGGGAGTCCATCCTCTATGGCACGCAACTCACGTCACGCGCGCCGGTCAGTATCCACAAGTATCCTTGTTCGTTGTCTGCCGCCCTTTCCAAGACGCCTCGACATTCCTAGTCACAGAATGTTTGTCATCGAGTTCTAAGATATTTTATTTTCAAGGAACAAATAGAGAATTTAGCGTTACCCAACATCTACCACGTGGAGGTATTCTCTTTTAGATGTCTTGCGCACGAACGAGTTGCACGTTGTCTCCAGATAATGAGTCTGGCGTCCTACTGTTAGACGACCTGCGCAGTATTTAGGTCATTTATCCTATAACTCCCACGACCAAGGATGCACTTTTGGTAGCATTTCCACCAGTCTAAAACTGGTTGGTAGCACTGGTGGAATTCGAATCCACACTTTACGGATTTTGAATCCGCTATCTCTGCCAATTGGATTACAGTGCCATATACAAGCCTTTTGTTTCACATAGGAGGTAAAAGGCTCCAAAGACCCAGCATGAGTTTTATAGGTAAGCCCACGCATCGAAACTTCTGAACGTCACGCCATGTCAGATAGCGCCTATCTATTTATATTGCGCCGTAGGAACTGCGCGAGATGGTTTTTGAACTTCAGAACCACGAAACTGATTTGACTAACAAATTCCTTTTCTCCAATGGCGGCTCCCTAGTTTATCTTGGCTACTCCGAAGGTCGCGACTCCTTCGCCGTCGTTGTTTCATCAGACATCTCTACTGCCTGAAGACTTGTCTGTCTCGAAATTTTGGATATTACATTGGCCACTGTAATACCACTATTAGTCTCCCTCTGTGTTTATGCAGGCTTGGGACTGCTTACCAACTACCCGAAGGCCGGATTTGAACCGGAAGCTCCGCTTTATCAATGCGGTATTCTAACCAGTTGAACTACATCGGATAGTTTTCAAGTAAGCCACATTAGGACTTTCCGAGAGAGGAACTGGTAGAAAGGAAAAGACCAGTTCCTCTCTCATCTTGTATAAATATTATACCAAAATTTTAGGAATTTTTCAAATTTCGTTTTCTTCTTTTTCTCGATTCTTATGTTTGATTTTGCGCGAATATGGTTTTCGAGAAGGAAAAACTTGGCACTTTTTACGAAGTGCTGTCCACTTCTCAAGTTGTTCGGGAGACATTTTCTTTACTTCGGGCTTCCACGCGGTTTCAGTTTCCATTTTCGTTTCCCTCACTTTCTGTAAATATTATATCAAAAAATCAGAAAAATTTCAAACATTTACGAGAAGAAATTTTCAAATGTCCGGCTATTACGGGTCGCCCAAAGGTGGACAAGCTATTGATTCCAAATAAAATGGTGCGCTTGGGGCAATTCGAATGCCCGACCCATTGCTTAAAAGGCAATTGCTACTACCACTGAGCTACAAGCGCATATAAAACCAGCTCAGCTTTATCTCGCCATTAACGACTGCTAGTGCGCCGGATACTATATACTCGTATCTTTACCACTTCTAAAACAACTTACTAATCACGAGCAGCGATGATTAGTAATAAAAAATATTTAGGCAAGTTCGCTACGCTTACCCCGTGGAAGATCCACGCACGATTTTCCCTGACACAGATTACCCTATCATATTAGCACCCCGATAGGTTCTCTCACTATATATCGTGTTCTTCCCCTTTCATTTTCTGCTTCGAAAGCCAATCGCTTGCTCTCTACTCCAAGACTTCGGGCGGGAGATGGGGCGGTAGTTTAATGACTTGCCGAGGTCGATGGTCCGGATGTCAAGATTTGAACTTGCATCTAGCGATTATAAGTCACTGGCTCTGACCAATTGAGCTACATCCGGATAAAAGTGGAGATTTTCTTTCGGTGGCCTCCTACGAGGTAGACCCCTAGGCAATCTGTGGAAATCTCCTAACCCTCGACAAAAGCTCCATCATACTACCGAAATTGCCCCGGAAATATGACATCATAGCTTGGCCTAAGCGTCTTGCGCTTAACCCTATAATCGGTTTCTAGCTACGGGATAGCCAACTCCCGCCCACCTCTTTGCTTCCTCAAAGTGTAGCTAATACTTTGTCTTGATTGCTCGGTTTTTATAAAGCTGGTAAGCCTTCCCAACTGAGGCCACTTCGGACATTTACGGTAAGTTTCCGTCGTGCGCCTAAATAGCTCAATAAGAGCTAGATAATAGCTTTCTAAGTCTTCGCTTGAGCTTTGCGAGAATTGGCGCGTTATCTCCGCGCTGTTCAAGAAGATGGATGCGATTTTCAAGAATTGATACTTCTGTCTTCCAATGATAAGTCATTTCTTTTTCCTTTCCTCAACCATTTTGTATAAATATTATACTCGAAATTTAGCTATTTTTCAAATCTCGAAAACTTAGAGTATTCAATGTAATCTGATACATCAGCCAGTCATTATAACCAGGTAGTCTATAAAGTTGATTGAAAACCTCCTGCGACAGGCTTCTGTAAATCTTTGTAAAGTGCGTCGACACATGCCAATCAAGGCCAAAATAAAATTCATCATTTACTGTAGTTTCAATCAAAGGTTCAAGCTTGTTATCAAAATAGCTCTCAACCATCGAAAGAATTACGAAGAAATCCTTCTCAGGCACTGGTTGGTTGAAGATTCTAAAAGAAGCATCCTTAATATCATCACAGAAAAGACAATGATGGCAATTCTTCAGAAAAGAAGAGTAATAGACCTCTTCACATCCAGAAGAACTGAAAATTCCGACGCAATTCTCAATACTATCAACTCGCGCGCACTTCTGACTTTTCTTCACATGCGATGCTTTATAAATTTCTTTTGAACTTTGAATGTCCATTCCAGTATCAACTAAACTACTATTCACAATATATTCTGACTTTAGAACGCCATCACTTCCCTCAACTGTAGCACTAGAAGCGACATAATTACTATTTCTAATATCACTACAATTGTCAATGTTTCCACTTAGATAAATGTGGTCAGAATGAATAACTTTTTCACTTTCTTCTACATCATAACTTTCATAGACGCTAGAAGAACTATCAATATTCAAAACTTCACAGTATTTTTCTTTTTCTTTGGTAGTCCAAGGTAGCATTCGGTAGCCCCAGTATAATGCCTCAAGCCATGGACTATAGTTACCAGCAATTGCTTCGGGGCCAATTTCTTCAAGAAAATCTAGTGCTTCAACACCATTTGGAAATCTTCCAACAAATTCTTGAATTTTCTCTTCGCGCGCGCTATATTTTCGTAGCAACTCAACTGTTAGATACATCAAAATTCTCCTTTATGATTGACCCATCAATTCTTTTTTCTAAACTGTATGGCTTCGCGCGCATATCCATAATCAATTCCATCCGCTTATTCAAAAGCTTTACCATCTGAAGGACTTCGGGCGTTTTTCTAAAATAAGCGCGAGGATAACGTTCACCTTTGCCCATAATCTTTGCTTCGAGGACGTCGCGCGCAAACCTCAAGAAGTCTGCATAATCTAATCCAAGAACCCGCGCAGCCATCATTGAATAAGAGCCTCTAATTCCATTTGGAAAAGGCATCTTCTCAATATTGGTATAAAGCATACAGTAAGTAGGAAGATAGGGACTTTCCTCAAGATAAAAATACTTCTCCATTATAACGCCATCTCCTTCCAAAGCTCTTCAATGCGCGCGGCCTCTTCTACCATATATTCACAGAATGAAGCCCAATCCTCTTTTTGAACAAAAATCATTGGGTCAAACTTAGGCAAAGGTCTATCAAATTTTTCTACTTTGACTGTCTCTGTTGGCTGATACCCTGTAATTATATACTTCTTTACTGTAGAGGCAGAAAAACCAGTCTGCCGAGCAGTTTCTGCATAAGTTCGACATTTATAATAAACATCATTAATATGAATTATATCCTCTTGTGTTACACGAGCCATTCTTTCTGCCTCCTTTATTTTCTATAAATATTATATCAAAATTTTTCAAAAGTTTCAAATTTATGGATTATGGTATATGTGCGACCTCTTTTCTTTAGAAATATTTCTGAATGGAGGAATGAAGTATGGAAATGCTAACTCTTATTATTGCTCTTTCCACTATTATGTGGTTCATAATTGAAAAATTTCATCCAATCTGGAAAAACTTTACCTATGGCAAGTATATTACAATGGCTGTTTCCGCAGTATTTGCTTTTGCTCTCGTCTTCTCCTTCAATCTTGACCTTATTCTCGCCTGTGGTCTTGTTGAAGTGACAACTATTGCTGGCAAAATTATTACTAGCCTAGTTCTAATGTCAGGTTCCAGCGCAGTGGCTGAAATCATTGAGCGCGTAAAAGGTAAGTAAATAAAAAAGGACACGTCTTTCGATGTGTCCTTTCTTTTTATTCCCTCAAATCTTTGTCATTATTAACAATTGGCCAAGTTTTCATTTCATTATATATGTCTTCAATGAAACTATTACCACCTTGGTCGTGATAATCATGAAATAGCTTATTCAAAAGCTCGTGGCTATGTTGAAGCATTTTCTTATGTGGAAGATAACGATAATAAATTTTTACTATTTCCGCGCGCATCATATCATTAGAAGAATGAATAAGACAATTCAATTTTCTATCTTGCTCACTGTCTCTTTCTTTTAGTTCCAAAAGCATTGGCTCAATTACTTCTTTGATAGTCTCTTTGAGCTGCTTTTTATTTTCTTCTTCCTTTTGTTTTTGACGCTCTTTTCGACGTTTACTGAACCATTCCTTATCTCCACAAAATTTTACAACAACTTGCCACACTAAATAAATTAGAACAAGGAACCCGCCAATTGCACTGGCAATACTAGAAAAATTCAATTAGAACTCCTCCCGATTACTTCTTCCCGAAGAGAAGTCGAAAATTATTTAGATTCCTTCATTCTTTTGCGATATTCTCGATAGATGTCGTCATTATGATATTTTGAATGGACAAGAAACTTCTCTTGAAATAAGTCCTCTATACAATTGAGATTATCCATTTCCCAATAAGGAATTCGATAAAGAGGTATCTTATGCGCAAGACAGTAAGAATTTTTTATACGGTCACGCTCTTGTGCTTTTGTAAAGTCACTTCGCTTTTTGTGGAAAAATTTTGTATACTCAAAGTGCTGGAATCCGTCTAATTCACAACAGACCTCTTTTTGAGGGAAATAGAAATCAAAACGAAGATAGCCGTGCTTGAGGTCTTTGAAAGTCTTTTCTCTTATAAAAGGAACGCGCGCATCTGTAAGGATACGCGCGATTTTTTCTTCAAATTTACTCAACCAAAAATTGTCTCCCACTGGCAGTCACGCGGGACTTTATCCAAACGCCAACTAACGAATTTTGGATGACGAAGACCTTGCGTTTCACGCATAACTTCCATCGCAGTAATTTCTGCGACCTTCCCAATATAGTCCTTCCAATTCAACAAAATTTCATCATCTAAGCCGCTCAAATTACCAATCTGAACCGGTTTTCCATCCTTATACGCACCAATCTTTAGACTACCAGCACCACGCATATAATACATTTTTGTGACGGGTTCAATTGTATCACCCTCAAAATATTCCTTATAATAGTCTCCGCACATAAGTTCATGCGTAACAGTATTTTGCCAATACTGCCAGTTTTCGATTTCTTTCCCAGAATAAAGACGGGTCGGAGGATTCCCACCATAGATAAAGACATCAAGTGTTTCTTGAAGTTCTTTCTTCAGTTTAAGAGTCTTCCGCGCGCTGCGTTTACCTGGTTGTGGTTTAGAGTCACGTCGAGTAATAACAACACCTTCTCCACCTTCAGCCAAAATTTCTTGATATTTCTGCCACAACTCAGCGCCTTCATAGTATTGAGCAAACTCAACATAATCTGACTTAGGAAGGTTCTGAATCATTGTAAAACGCTCTTCTGCTGTCTTATTCAAATAGCTTTCTCCGTCATAAGCCCAAATATCAAAAACATAATAGTGAAGTTTTTCTCCTGCTTCTTGGCGCGCGATTGCCTTAGGCGCAAGGCAACCCATGATTGTCGTAGTATTATAGGAACCCTCATTCTTTGGGAAATAGACTTCGCCAAGTAGACAAGTTCCTCGCGGAAGAGCTTCAAAGAATGGCTTCAAATGAGGAACCCAATCAACCTTATTTAGATATCCTCCCTTTACGGACTTAGACCGACCCTGTAAACGAAGTTCACCATCTTCAGAAATTATGGCGCGATAGTATGCTCCATCCATCTTACGCGCCCCAAGATAATCTCCAGAATAGACCATGTTGATTGCTTCTCGTTTCTTTCTTTCAGGCGTATAGGAAGAAGTAAAACTCCAATACTTCTCAGCTTCAAGATTTTCAAAGTCAATTTTATCAATTACAAAACTCATTTCAGAAGCTCCTCCTTCGTATAAGCCCAAGTCTGTCCATAATCTTTTCTCAAATAGGTATTATAATCAGGGCCAGGCCATCCCCAGACAAATAAAAATTCTTCAGAAGCTACTTCTGGATTAGCAGGCCATTCAATTTCTTTTGTCTTAATTTCAATAATTTGGTCTTCGGGCGTTCGATAATGCTTCAAATTATAAACAGGGCGGCCATACATATAACCATAAATATATTCATGGCTCATAACATCTTCTCTAAAACTCATTTCAAAAGTTCTCTTCTTTTTCTTTTATTATATAATAAAATAGAATAAAAATCAAATTTCTATTCCTAATTCCTTCATTTGCCCTTTGACGCATCGTGCGAAGGAATCCGCACAAGCTGGGCAAAGCTCAATTATCTTATAGCGTAAATAAGAACCAAACTCACCAATAAGCTTTCCATTTACATAAGTGCCCTCTTTTTGATAAAAAGGAATTTGAATATACCAAATATCTTTTTCTTCCTTGATATCCTTTTTACACAAATCACAGATAAATTTCTTCATTATTGTTCCACTCCCACCTTGTTTTATCGTCAACATCAATTACAAAATATTCTTTGTCAATCTGGTCAATTCGGAGTTGATGAATTCCATAGGTATTAAGTTCAGGTAAAAAGTATGCTAAATCTTCAATATTAAGACAAACATCGCCTTCTATTAGTTGACCATAAATATCATCATTTACTCTTTTTCTTTCTTCATAATAATCTTTATATTCATTACTCATATTACCCAACCCTCATATTCAACTGTTTTTGCGTCCCATAAAGCTCAATATAAAATTTTTCTCTTTCTGTTTGCTTTTCGCGCGCAACCTCTTCCAAAATTTCAAAAGTATAGTTTTGAATTCCATGAGAAGCCATATGTACATGAAGAGTTGAACGAGCAACTTTCTCCATACCAAGCGCGGTTTGGACGTGTGATTGCCAACGTGTTCCAAAATCAGTCGTTTTCCCAATATAAGATTCACCAGTTGGAATATAGGTAATCTTGTAAATACCACCAACTGCGCGACCACCTGTTACTCGCTTTATCATTTCCTTCGTCGCGCGCGAAACCATTGTATCCCACATTAGTTTTGGAACTATTTCACGATGCCGAAGCTTTGGTGCCAAACTTTTCAAGACTTCTATATCTTCGATTTCTTCTGGTAAAAGACAAATGCGATAGAAATCCTCTTTTTCCTCAACTTCACGCTCGCGCCGGATCGCTTCATTCACCGCTTGACGTTTTGCTTGAAATTGAGAAAGTTCGCACTTCACCTTTTCAAGTTCTAATTCATAATCTCTTTTATCTTGGTCAATTTGCGCTTTATCTATGATGAGCTGATTTTGAAGTTGCTGGAGTTTTTGTAAACGGAGTTCTTGGATTTCTTCTTCAATTGAAGATTTTCTATTCACTTGAAAAGTTTCTTGCTTAGCAATAATTTCATTCAATTGCTGAAGTCGCTCATTTCTCTTTTTGTGATTATCTTCATAAACTTTTTGTTCTGCCACATCCAAATCTTTCCAAAAATTTTCAGCATCTTTTTTATTCTTTTCTTTTAGTTGCTCAATTTCATAATTTTTTTGCTTTATTTTCTTTTTTTGTCCAATGAAAAGAATTAGGAAAACAACAGCAGAAACCATAAAAAGTAGTGCTGATATTTTTTCCATATTTACTCCCAACTCATCACTGAGTTTCTTCGAGGTTTCTTTTTTACGACTGGTTTAGTAAACCAAATTAGGCGATCACGCGCGCGAGTCGCCGCAACATAAGAAATACAGACTTCTTCTTCGTTCCACATTCGGCTATCATAGACAGCTACATAGCGTGTCTCAAGTCCTTTGCTTGAGTGAATGGTAAGAACCTTCACAGTATCTGCTTTCATCTTCTCGCTTAGCTCATCTTTTGACAGGTCACCTTGCTTGAATGTATCACATGGAATTCCAGCATCAGTCAACTTATCAAAAATATCATCTACTTCCGCATTTGTGCGCGCGAGCACCATCCAATCGCCATAATTGGAAGTAGACTTGATTTCATCAACAAGATACTTGATAGAAAAAGGAACTTCAATGACCCTCCCGCGCACTCCACGCATCGGAATAGATAAATCACTCATTTTATTTTTTCTAATAATATCCCGCGCAAAATCAAGAATGTCACTACCATTACGATAGTTTTCATCCATTGAGTATATCGTCGCACCGAGTTTTTCCGCCCATTCCATCAATAGGTCTGGCCGGCTGCCATTCCAACGATAGATACACTGGCGCAAGTCATAGACAACAAAATATTCAGCACTTTTTATAATAGAAAAAATAAAGTCAAACTGGTCTTTATTGCTATCTTGCGCCTCATCCAAAAGACAAATATCAAGAGAAGGAAAAGCATTTGGATGTTGAAGAGCTAGCTTGAATAGGTCATCAAAACGTTCATCAGCAAGATACTTTCCTGCCTCTGTAACACCCGCGCGCAGTAGACATCTTGCGCAATAGGAGTGAATGGTTCCAATCCAAATTACGTCACTATTTTCAACATTCAATCTACTGCGAATTTCCGCCGCAGCCATGTTTGTAAAGGTAAAAGCGACCAGCTTCTTCGCGCACGAAATAGATTGACGGATTTTCTCGGTTAGTAATCTCGTTTTCCCGCTACTTGCACAAGATTGAACAAATACAACAGACGCTGACGAAGCCAAAATTTCTTCTTGTGTTTTGCTTAGCTCCAAATTCTCTCACTTCCTTTTTCTTTTATTATATCAAAAAGAAGGGAAGAATTCAAATTTCTTCCCTTTTAGCATCTAGCCACATTTCAATCAGCTCTTCATCTGTCAAATCTGCCACTCCGTATGGACACTCATCCACTTCAAACTCACATGGTGCAAACGACTGATCGCAGTCGTGACCCTCCAAGCGTCCTATAATTGGAGGACATTTCTTACAATATTCCTTATCCAACCACTGAAGCCATGGTGCGTTCTCAACTAGTTCAAAACCGGCGAGCCATCTCACAAAATCCTTCTCAGAAAAATTTTTCAAAAATTCTCGATTAGTCAAAAATTTAGCTCCTTTTCTACTTCAATAACTTCACCACTATCTTTTACATGAAAAGTAACCCAATGCCTGAATGTCAAATCTTCATCCTCAATAAATTTCAAAGCTTCAAAAGCCAAATCTTTCAGAGAACCATTATTCTCAATTTCAATATCGTATTTGTAATCAAGAATCTCTGCATCAGCATGATTTGAAACTTCTTCACATTCAGCGCTGTCCCGCCTTACAAGAATCGTCCTCGCGTTCAGCCGTTCAACAATTTTTTTTATTTCCTCTGGTTCACGACACATAATAAAAATTGCGCATCTTTTACTATCAATTCCGTAATAATCCCAGTCCTCTGTTGTTTCATATACTTTTTTCTGGATATCTTTAAAGGGAATATCGTTCCATTCGGTCAAAAGGTCCTTCAAGTCACTGAGAAATTTACGCGCGCGAGGTGTCTTTTCTCCATTCCATCCAAATGCACTGGCCGCAATTGTTTTTATATAATCAACAGTAGAATAAACTCTTACATATCCTTCTCCCATAAATTTGGCGACCATCGAACAAAAGGTATCCTTGCCAGAGCGAGGAGCACCATTTACAACATAAATCATTTTTTATCCTCCATTATATAGTTAGTGATAAAATCAACGAAACGTAATTTGTAGAAGTATACCACATCATTATCATATATGCACGCAGCCTTCACGTTATTGACAAAATAGGGCCAGTTGTTTCCGTCTTTTAGAAAATCTTGAATAAATGAATTCTGTTTTAGAGAAAGAAGTTCATCTAAATAAGAATAGTCATCAACCTTACGATAGACTTGCTCCATCATAGCATTGTAAATATTGATGAGAGTCTGACATAAAACTGGTGCAGGAATGTCTCCTCTAATCTCATAAATTTTTTTCAAGCCCTTTACCTGACCATAGATGTATTGACCATTACTGCGTTGGAAAAAAGTTCCTTTGTCTTGACGAGTAAGCGAATTTGGGTTTGAGCGCCAAATATAAAAGTATTCGTCTACTTTATACATCTTATCAGTACAGTTACAAGCTACTAAATTGAAATAACTGTCTTCATTGAGTCGAAGTTCAGGGAGAAAACGGATATTATTTTTTCTCAAATAATCAAGACGATATACTTTGGCATGTAGCCATGTACAAGGAATTTTATCTACTGGGAGAGGATGCCCTGGCCCAAAATTCTCTTCATGTATAAATGAGCCACAAACTACATCAGCGTTATTTCGCTTTGCTTCGCGATAAAGTTGTTCAACTGCACGAGGTTGGAGGATGTCATCACTATCACAAAACATAATGTAGTCACTCTGGGTTTCATTGTCAATAATTGTTTGACGCGCGACGCCTGGTCCGCTATTTCCAGGAGTAGAAATTAGACGAATATGAAGCCCGCGCGCACGATATGTCTCAATAATATCGCTATAATCTTCTCCGTCACAGTCTTGACACAAAGTAACTAGGAACATTTTGCGCGTTTGAGCTACTAAAGCATCAAGGCAATAGGGAAGAGTGTCGCGTGCTTTATAGACAGGAATACCTATAGTAATCATACTTTTCCCTCCTTTGCTTTTACAGCAAGTCTATCTACATAATCATTCCAATCTTTTTCGCCAGAATGACCCTTTACCTTCTCAAAAGAAAAACGTGGATTTTCAAAATAAGGAATGAGACGTTCCCAAAGTTCACGATTTGCAACTGGTTCTTTCTTTGAGTTGCGCCAACCGTTAGTTTGCCACTTTTTATACCACTTTTGAGTAATACAATTGATAATATAGGCGCTATCACTATAAATGGTAGCGGTGTCCTCTATGGGGGTGTAAGCATCGAAGAAGCTACAAGCTCCAAAAACAGCAGAAAGTTCACAAATATTATTAGTAGCATTTTCTACAGGCATAGCATATTCATATTTGAGTGTGTCTTCATTATCAATAATAATAAAAGCAAAACCTCCGACAGCATTTTCTTTCCCATTGCCAGAACACGCGCCATCCGTGTAAATTGAATAATTCATTGAGCGTAATACTCCTTCCAAATTTCTTCATATGAGATACCTTCAAATCCCATCTTAGTAAAATCAAGAAATTCTTGAATATTGATGCCATCTTCAGCTGCACGAACTGACTGCACGCAACGAATACGTTTCGGCGCGAAAATTTTTCTATACCATGGCATCTCTAGTTTTAGTGTAATTTTCTCATGTTCATAATTATTAGAAGCAATGGCCGCCATTTCAAACATAAAAAGATGAATAATATTATGAGGATGAAAATTTTTGAGGATAATTTCGTTGTTATGTCTGCGCGCGAGGCTAATTAGATTGATAATCGCACGCGAGATGATTGTATCGTAAATTTCATATTTTGTCATATTTTTTCTCCTTAGAGCAAAGATTTGCCTAGAAAATCAAGCGGTTCTCCATTTTTACATTTATCAATGCGCTCTTGCCATTTTTCGATGAGCAAGTAGCAATGCGCAGTATCTTTGTCGGGGTCGCGCTTTGTGCGACGATTTTTTGCTTTATTGTTTGCATTTTTTTGAATACGCTTTTGAAGGTAACGAATCTGGCCTTCGTAACCTTTGATTAGCTGTTCGCGCTTTTCAATATCTTCCATTTTAGCTCCTTTCGAGTTCATATTACGGCACATCATGATGCTATGCCGGCTAGAATAAAATTCTAATTCAAAATTTTATCAACCACATATTCCGCTTGTATCGCAGTCAATCCAAAAATCGAAGTAGAAGAAAGCACTTCAATCTGTTTCTCGCGCGCGAGACCATAAAAATTAGGGATATAGGTGTCAATCCATCCTTCCCCCTTGAGGAGTGCGCCATCCTTTCCGAACAATCCTTCCAATTTTTCCTTTTCGATATCTGTAATATCTGTTTTATTTATTTTATTTATATTATCTATTTCTATATCGCGCCCGCGAACTTCTAAGTTCGCATTTGCGGAGTAGGGAGTTCGCGTTTGCGGAGTAGGGAGTTCGCATTTGCGAACCTCTAAGTTCGTGTTTGCGGAGTTCGCAATTGCGGAGTTCGTATTTGCGAACTTCGGCGAAGGTGAAAAAGCATAGGTGTTTCCTTGCTCTTTCTTCAAATATCCTTTTTCTTCCAAATCTTTGAGAGCAGTATGGTACGCGGTTTTCTTTATTCCGATTTCTCGCTCGACTGCCGCGGCGCTAAGCTCTAATAAATATCCATCTTTATTTGAAGCCAAGTATAAATACAAACCAAATACAGTTGGCCTCATAGACTGAAAAGCCTTTTTCCATTGTTCATCACCAATTTGAAGAAATCTACTTTGATATTTGTCTTTTTCTATTCTAATAATTTTTTGATTTGGAACACTCACAGTCTTCACTCCTTACTTCTTGCGGTGAGAATACTCAGACTGCGCGCGTTCAATATCTGGCGTCCGTTCAAAAAGCCAAACATCCCAATTTGGATTTTTTGTGTTAGGACGAGTTCCAATAATTTGGAAGCCCTTTTTAGTTAGAAAGTTTGAAAGGCCGATGCTATAACATTCAAAGACTTTTTCTTTTTCTTTTTTTTGCTTTTCTGATTTTTCAAAAGCATTATCAAGAAGATCAAAGGCAAAGCCCATAGCATAGTCATCTCCAAAACGCTCTCGAACTTCATCCATTCTCAAATATTCTTTTTTATCAATCAAAAGATAGTCTTTCATGTTCACTCCTCTTCTGTCGGGTGATTTTTCATATACTCGCGCGCGGCTACTCTCAAAAAATAACTAATCTTCATATCATTTTCTTCACAATATTCGCGAATTCGTGTGTCTAACTCTGCATCAAGCATAAAACGAATTATCATATCTTTTTTCACATTTTCACCTTCTTTCTAGTTTCTATCTATATTATAGTCCTTTTTCAGGCTTTTTTCAAATTTTTTCAAATAGAAATTTGATTTTTGAATGAATTTAGATTACGCGCAGGCGCGACGCGCGCATTTATAATGAATATAGGATAATTTGATTTTTTCTCTAAAATATGGTATACTAAAAGAAAATGGATAGAAAGGAGATTCAGATGAAAAAGTTTACTACACTTGAAGAAGTGAAAGAAAAATATCCCCTAGACCTGATTGTTTTTTCAAATACAAAACCGCCGTTAGGAATTGTTGGATATTTCTGTGATGGCGAATTCTATTACCCAATGTATCACGATAGATTTGAAGGATATCAAATTTTGGAGGAAGACAAATGAGTTATGACGCTAATTCGATAGAAACACTTTCATTCCGTGACGCAATACGCTCGCGCGCGGCCATGTATATGGGTAGTGAAGACAATCAAGGTGTTCTTCAATGTATCCGTGAAATTATTACGAATTCCATAGACGAAGCGACTATGGGCTATGGCAATGAAATTGAAGTTACTCTTTCTAAAGATAATCGAGTTACAATTCGTGATAATGGACGCGGTGCGCCGTTTGGTAAACGCGAAGATGGAACAGAAGCACTTGAGGCTATTTACACAATGCCACACTCTGGTGGCAAATTCTCTGATAAAGTTTATCAGAACGTAGCCGGATTGAACGGTTAACACCATAGCCGTTCTAAAAACTCTTAAATTGCTGGAAAATCCAAATTGGATAATCAGCAGCGAAGTGTCTAATTCATAATATTATAGAAAAAGGTGATATTATGAAAGAATTAGTTCTCAAATGTGGTGCAGTAGTCTTATTAGATGACGAAGACTATGAAAGGATTCCTAAAACAGGCTGGTATTTATCTAAAAAGGAATGTCATAATCCAAATACGGACTATGCTCAACATGATAAATATGGAAAAATGCACAGGTGGATTTTAGGAATATTGCCAAATGAAAAGCCAAAATTAGTTGTTGACCACATCAACAGAAATGGCTTAGATAATAGAAAAGAAAATTTACGACTTATTACAACATCTTTAAACAAGAGAAATCAAAGTACAACAAAGAATAATTGCGTAAATTTTTCAGGTATTGGACTGGAAATAAACAAAAAATATCGTACTTATCGGTTTAGAGTCAGGTGGAGTGAAGGAGAACCAATTATCGATAAAAGAGATAATAAGCCAAGGGCAAAGCAAAAAACAAAGAATTTTTTCTTTAATCTTAATGACCTTGACTCTATAAAATCTGCTCTTAAGAAAGCTATTTTATTTCGAGTTCAAAAAATGAGAGACAATAATTATGAATTAGACGAACGTTCAACGACTATCGAACGAATGATTTTAGAAAATGAAGATATTGATATTGAAAAGATATTAAATATCAATCTTTCTAAAATTATATCAAGTAGAGTAGAAGCAAGCGCTTCAAAAAAGGAGTCCCCCCCAATAAGGGGTGAAGATATAGTCTGTTCTCTATGGAAACATAGAGCTGCGCGTCATGGCGCGGGTATAGTGTAGCGAGCTATACTGAACATAAAGATTGGGGCGAAAGGCACTGCACTCACTAGTGATATCTTTGAAGTGTGGAGCACTCGTGATGGACAAGTGGCTTATCTCCATCTAGAAAAAGGTATCAAAGAAAGTTTTACAATTTCTCCCACTGATTCAAAATATCATGGAACAATTGTTTCCTTCATTCCATCTCAAGAAGTATATCATCTTGAGCCAATTTCAATAAAATTTGAAGATATCAAAAAAATGTGCCGTGATTGGTCATATCTTTATCCTCAAATTATTTTTATTCTCAATAATGATTTGACAGGTGAAAAAATAGAGTACCAATCTAAAAATGGTTTACTTGATTTTCTCAAAAATAGTGGTGCGAAAACGATTCACAAAACTCCACTTCATATTGTTCTAAAAGAAGAACAAATTGAGGCTGAAATCGTAATGGAATGGACAGATAGTCGTGCTGAAACTTCTTTTACTTTTACGAATGGACTTGAAAATTCAAATGGTGGGACATCTCTAACTGGTGTAAAAACAGCTTTGACAAACTTCTTCAAGAAGAAAATCAAAGGAGAGGGTTCTCCTGACACTTTACGCAAAGGTTTACTTTATGCCGTCAGTTGTAAAGTGCCGAACCCCTCTTTTGCCAATCAAACCAAGACGAAGGTAAATACGCCTGAGCTTAGGGGTCTTTGCCAGCGCGCGACCACCCAAATGCTTGAAGATTTTGAGCGAAAACATTCTGATGAATTTCAGAAAATTTTGGACTTACTTTTGAAAGAAGTAAAAGCCGACGCTGCTGCGGAACGTGCGCGTCGCCAAGTCTTAGAAACAGAAAAAGAAATCAACAACGAAAAGAAAAAACGGGCAATCCTTGCCGATAAGCTGAAAGACTGCCAAATTCATGGGCCAGAGAACGGCTCAATTCTAGCCATAACGGAGGGAGATAGTGCTCTTGGCGCACTCGCTCAAGGTCGGCCCATCGATCGAGTAGCTCTTCTCCCCATCCGAGGTAAAATCATTTCTGCTTTGAAGCATGACCAAGAAAAAATTCTACAGAATGAGGAAGTCAAAGCAATTTTTTCTGCGCTAGGCTGCGGCTTCTTCAACAATTATAACTCGAAAAAGCTTCGTTATCAATACGTTGCTTGCGCTTCTGACGCTGACGTTGATGGTGCATCCATTTCAAATCTAATTACAACGCTTTTCTTCTATATGTGTCCTCAGTTTATAAAAGAAGGGCGTTTGTTTAGAATGAAAATGCCCCTTTTTGTTTTACGATATAAAGATAAGACCCTTTATGCGTTTAGTGAAGAAGAAAGAGATATGCTTCTAAAGAAAAATGGAAAGCCGAAAGAAATTAGTCGTAAAAAAGGTATTGGTGAGAATACGCCTCAAGAAACAAAAGAAAGTGTTTTTGGCGCCCAGCGCAGGTGGGAACGCGTTCAAATTGGAGACTTTGAAAGATATTCAGAAATGATGAATATGCTGATGGGACCAAACGTAGAAGAAAGAAAGCAATTTATTATGAAAAATGTTGATTTTTCAAATATTTGTGAATAAGGAGGATTATAGTGGAAGATTTTATTGATAGAGATGCACAAGAAGTCTTTGAGGAAGATTTCCTCGATTTTGCTGGCTATAACCTCCAACGCCGCGCCCTACCTGACGCGCGCGATGGCTGTAAGTGGGGCGCGCGAAAGCTTCTTCATGCGCAATATCTCGCAAAGCTCACTTATGATAAGCCTTTCAAAAAGGCAGCAAAGTCAGTCGCGCAGGCTACTAGCTTTAGTTATACACATGGCCCGGCCTCTGCATATGGCACACTTATTCGTATGGCTAAACCTTTTGCTTATCGAGTTCCTCTCCAAGAAGCTAATGGCAACTATGGTACTTTGATGAACCCGAATGACCACTCTGCTGACCGTTATGTTGAACTGCGCGGGTCTGAAATTGCATATCAACTTTTGAAAGACTTGGAAAAAGGAATTATTGATGAATGGGAAGACACTTATGATATGGAAGGAAAATTCCCAAAAGTACTTCCCGCGAAAGGTTTTTGGAATGGCGTCAATGGTTGTATTTCGATTGGCAGTGGTATGTCAAGTAGTTTGCCACCACTTAATCTTAGAGAAACCAATGAAGCAATGATAAAGCTTCTTTGGAACCCCAATATTCCAGATGATGAAATTCTTTGTTATCCAGACTTTCCAACAGGCGCGACACTTCTAAATAAAGATGAAGTTAGAAAAAGCCTTTTGGCTGGAAATGGTCCTGCGTGTAAAGTGCGCGCGAGCATTGAATGGGAACCAAAAGATAGATGTTTTATTGTTAGAGAAATGCCGTATTCAACTTTTACAAATACTATCTGTAAGGAGCTTGCAAACCTAATTGAAGAAGATGAAAGCTGCGGCATTCGTGATTTTGCTGACTATACTGGTGAGCGCGCAGACTTGAGAATTTTCCTCTCAAAAGGCGCTTCCCCTGAGAAAGTTTTGAAATATCTTTATAAGAATACTTCTCTTGAAACTTTCTTTGCCATCAATATGACCGTCCTTGATAAGGGCCTCTATCCTGTTGTGATGGGGCAGCGTGCGCTATTCCAATCGCATCTTGACCACGAGAAAACTGTTTATATAAATTGTTTTCAGTTTGACCGTCGGAAAATTCGTGCGCGACTTCATATCCTTGAAGCACTTATCAAAGCAATTTCAATGATCGATGAAGTAGTCAAAACTATCAAGCAAGCTGCGGATACAAAAAATGCATCAATTGGGCTTCAGCGCCTGTTATGTATTGATGAAACGCAAGCAAAAGCAATTCTTGACCTAAAGCTCTCTCGTCTCACCCATCTTGATGTTTCTAAGTTGATGAGTGAAAAAGCCGAGCTAGAGAAAGAACTCGCGCGCATTGAAGCTATTCTTGCCGATGAGAATCTTTTGAAGAAAGAGATTGAAAAGGGGCTGCGTGAAGTAGCTGAAAAATTTGGTGATGCGCGCCGGACAAAAATTTTGAATATTTCCAATGAAGAAGAAACGGTCGAGCGGAAGCAGTTGGCTCTTTCTTTTACGAATGAGGGCGCAGTTTTCGTGAATGAAACATCTACTCTCTATTCTCAACGGCGAAATGGCGTTGGCCAAAAATTCAAACTCGATAAAGGCGAATATGTAGTTGACACGCTTGTTGGAGAAACCACAGATGGAATTCTTTTCTTTACAGATAAGGGGCGTTTTTACTCTACAAAAATGGGTAATTTCTCTATTGGAGAAAAGCAATACCTAAACAGCCTTGTACCATTCCAGCCCGATGAACAAGTGCGCGCAAGCGTTATTATCTCGAAAGAACAACAAGCCTCTAACATCGTATTCATTACAAAGAATGGAATTTTGAAGAAATCTTCTTTGTCTGAGTATAACCTAAAAAGAGGTAATGGTGCGCAGGCAATAAAACTCGACGAAAATGATACAATTGTCTCTGTTTTGATTTTAAGAGATGAAAATATTGGAATCTTGTCTCATTCTGGCAACTTTATTATGATTTCCACTTCTGATATCCGTCCGATTGGACGAGTCGCGCGCGGCGTTGTAGGAATGAAGCTCAATGAAGGAGACTGTGTTGTTTCCGCGCGAGTTATTCCAAAAGAGACTAAAGAGATTTTATCAATTTCTGAAGATGGTTCAGCAAAACGAACTTCAATTGGAGAATTTGGGCTGACCGGCCGCGCAACAAAAGGAAAATCAATTCAGCAATCAGATAAACTTTGTGATTTCTTACCGCTAATTGATGATAAAGAAGTTTTGGTAGTCTCTAATGTTTCTCAAATTCGGCTAAAGATAAATGAAATTCCTTTATTATCGCGCGCAGCAATGGGTGTGAAGGTAATGAAATTGAAAGATAAAGAAAAAATTCAGAATTTAGTTGGATTGAATTCTTGATTTTCTTTTGAATTTTGAGTATAATATTATTACAAAGTGAGTTGAGAGACAACTTATTTGATATGGAATAAATGAGACACCGTCTCGTTTATAATAAAATATTTTATAATAAAAAGGAGTAAAAAATGCAACTAACAGCTAAGTCCAATGAGGTTTTTGAGTATCTAAAGAATAATGGCGGTAAAGTGTCTATCGAGGAGCTAGCTAACGCTACTGGTCGCTCTGCCCGTTCTATCGGCGCGAACGTTCTCGACCTTACTAAGAAGGGTCTTGTCGTTCGTGAGAAGAAAGAGGTTGAGGGCGCCGAGAAGCCCGTCGCATATGCTATTCTAACTGACGCTGGCAAGACTTTTGTCCCTTCTGACGACGACGCAGAGTAAATTGAATTCATATAGGCGAGGCTATTATTGGCCTCGCCATTTGAAGAGCCTAATATAATAATAATTGAAAAGGAGAAAAAAAATAAATGCTAAAGCAAGCTGAAAATAGAGGTAAGATTGAAGGTATTCTACTAGAGACAAATCTAAAATATGGCTCTTTTGAGAAGAATGGACAGAAGATTGATACTGTCGGCGGTGAGATTACTGTTGAAGTCGACAAGGAAGTCAACGGTGCACCTGCCACTTATCAGATTCCAGTTTCTCTTTATGCTCAGAAGTATAAGAAGGATGGGAAGACCCTAAATCCCGCTTACACGAGTATTGAGACTGTGATGAAGGAGTATAAGTCTGTTGCCGCCGTTGGCAGAGAAGAGGCTGATCGTGTTCGTATCACTGGCGCGACTCTTAAGATGAATGAATTCTACGCGCAGGATGGTCGTTTTGTTTCTACCCCACGTATTCAGGCTTCTTTCGTAAATAAGGCGACTGGCGAATTCAAGCCATCCTGTGAGTTTACTATTATGTTTGCTATTTCTAGTATCAAGCCGATGGTTGATGAGCAGGGTGTTGAACTTGACCCCAAGAAGCTTGAGATTACTGCTATTGTTCCGCAGTATGGCGGCAAGGTCGATATTATGAAGCTTCATGCTACCAATCCCAACGTCGTTGCAGCAATTGAGCAGTATTGGGAGACCGATAAGACTTTTAAGGCAACAGTTCGTCTCAACTTCTCCTCTACAACTGAGAAGATTATTGAGCAGATTGGCTTTGGTGAGCCGCAGGAGCGTATGAAGACCACTTCTGTGAAGGAGCTGGTTGTAATTGCTGGTTCTCAGGAGCCGTTTGAGGGTGATGCCGCATATGATATGGATGACCTTGTCCAGGCAATGCGCGAACGCAAGGCTCGTCTTGACCAGATGAAGGCAGATGCAGGCAAGAAGAGTGCTCATAAGGCTCCCGCGCAAACTAGTTCCCTTTCTAATGTTGGAGCCGACCTAGGCTTCTAATTTTAGGGGGTAATGGGAATGGGTATTGATATTCTTTCTTTACAGCCGAACGTTATTTCGAGAGACCTTCGTGGCAAGTATTTGCTCTTGGCAGGCGCGCCTTCGACCATAATCTGGGGCGGTTGATTGGTAACAATCAATAGAGAAACGCGGAGAAAAACTGGAAAGCTGAGATGCTAATCAGAGGTGAAGGACTGACAAAGTCAGTTCAGCCGCAACGCATAGATGGTGAAAAGATATAATCCATCCAAGAGGCCGCGTCCCCGCACAATGGCGGGTGGAAAGATATGCTGAACTTATACGAAATGAAGTATAAGAAGTAAAGGATAAAAAGCCTTTACGATAACAATTTTGAAGATAGGTAAAACGGAATTTTGTTGCCAAAGCGACAAAGCTCTAATCATAGCCACGGAGATTGGAACCAACGCTCAAGGCAACGCAATGGTTCAACCAATTACCACTTGGAGCGAGTGGAAACTTGTTCTTCGACAGCTTGAAAAGCCACAGGCGAAGGAACTATATCAGACAATTTGTATTGACACTGTCGGCATATTGTTTGATTTATGCGAACAATTTATTTGCGCGCAGAATGGAGTATCTAAGATCGGAGACGTGCCCTTCGGCGGGGGATATGCTCAACTGTCGAAAGAATTTGAAAATTCCCTCCGCAAAATTACTATGATGCGGTATGGCCTTCTTATGACGTGTCACTTGAAAGAGACTTATGATGAAGAAGGTAAACTTATTAGCGCAAAACCTGACCTCAATAATCGTTGTCTAAAAATCGTCAATAGTCTTGTCGACGTCATTGCAATTATCACTCAAACATGGAATGAAAAGGGCGAGAGCGAACGCTGGATTCAAACTCGTTCTACTCCAACAGTTACAGCAGGAAGCCGCTTCCGTTTCTTAGCTCCACGTATCCCCTTTGGGTTCCATGAGTTTGAAACAGCTCTGGCTAAAGCAATTGATATGGAGGAGCAAAATGGTGCACGCGTTGTCGATAACGCTCCAATTATCACTAATGAAAAGCATGATTTCAACGCTACCATGAGTGAGGCTCGTGAAATTTGGACTTCACTTGTAAATAAGGCACAAACGGACGAGGATAAGACGGATATTGTTCGCACGATGTCAAAGAAGGTTGAGATGATTTTTGGCCGAAAGATAAAACTCTCAGAAGTTACTGAAGACCAAGTTGATTTGTTATATCTTGCACTTCTTGACCTGCGCGACCTGCGTGATAGCATGAACTAAATAGATATATGTTCAGAGGCATAGTGTAAGACTATGCCTCTGAATTTGTATTTTTACGAAATTTATGATATAATATTAGAAAGGAAAAGAATTGGAGTTGATAGAGTGAAACACGAAGTCAAATGCCGACTATGTGGGCAATATTTTGATGCTCAACTTGATGGGTTAGACACTGTCTATGTGATGCCCGCAAAGAATTATTATTATCATAAAACCTGTTATGACAATTGGAAGAAAGCGAATCTAAATGAGGACGATCAATGGCGCGACCGTATTTATGACTATCTCGCGCACGACCTAAAAATCAAATATGATTTTTTCAAATGCGAAGCCTTCTTCAAAAGTTTTATCAAATCAGAGAAAAAAGGAACATATAAAGGATGTTATTTTGCTTTGAAATATTTTTATGAAATTCAAGGTGGAGATAGGGAGAAAAGCTATGGCGGCCTTGGAATTATTCCATATGTTTATGCCAAATCTACCGAATACTGGTCGCGCAAAGAACAAGAAAATCGCGGCATCGTTGCTTCTATTGAAGAAGAAATCAAAAAACGTGAAGAGCTCCGCGCGAAAGCTCCTCTCCGTAAAGTCAAAAAAGAAAAGACTCAAGCAAGACCAAAGTGGAACTTGGAGGACATTGAATGACAGATAAAAATACAGTGCTGCAAGTTCTCGGCGCGCTTATGGCAAAGCCCCAATATCTTAGCCATACAGACAAATATATACTAACTCCGGATGACTTTCAAACAAAACTTGATAAATATATTTTTGCTGCAATTGACGGTCTTTACCGAAATGGCGCGACACGTATTGCTCCTATTGATATTGAAGGTTATCTAAAAAATAATGCGTCCGCGCGCGTTACTTTTGAAACGGCTCATGGTATCGAATACCTCCAAGATGCGCAATATTATACAGATGAAGATAACTTTCTTCTTTATTATCGCCGTCTAAAAAAGATTAGCTTATTGAATTCTCTTCAAAAAATGGGCGTTGACACAAGTGAGTTTTTTATTGAAGATGAAACAAAGCAAGAAGCATTTGAAGTCAACAAGAACTTTGAAGAATTAACAATTGAAAAAATCCTTCAAAAGGTCAAGTCTAAAATTCTAAAGCTAGAACAAAATTATAGCGAAAATGATGAAATACAGTCGTGGAACCTAGAAGAAGAAGTAGATGATGTGATTGATAGCTTCGGAGCTCCAGAAGGAATTGGTCTTCCAGTAAACGGAGATATTTTTTCTCATATCATAAATGGCGCGGAACTTGGTGCGCTAACTATCCGTAGTAGTGGAAGTGGCGGAGGTAAGAGTGCGCAGGCTGTAGCTGATGCTTGTCGATTAGCATTTCCTTTTTATTATGATGACTATAAAAGAAAATGGGTTAGAGTAGGTAATACAGAGCCAGTTCTCTTTATAATGACAGAACAAAAACCAGAACAAATTATCCAAATGGTTCTAGGATATTTGACCGGAATTGAAAGAAGTAGATTCCGTTATGGAGATTTTTCAAAAGACGAATTAGAGAGAATAGAGACTGCGCGCAAGATTATCAAGCATTATAAGACATTGAAGTTGATGAGAATTCCTGACCCATCAATTGAACAAATCAAGAATATAGTGCGCGAACAGGTAATTCTTTATGGAAGTCGATATGTATTTTATGATTATATCTTTATTTCTCCAAAACTGCTTGAAGAATTTCGTGGGCACTCATTACGTAATGATGAGCTGCTACTCCTCATGGCCACAGCGCTCAAAGACCTTGCAATTGAACAAAACGTCTGTGTCTTTACTTCAACTCAAGTCAATGCAAAAGCTGATGATAATACTGATATACGAAACGAAGCTTCTCTTGCTGGTGGTCGAGCAACCATCAACAAAGCAGACAATGGTGTAATCTGTGCGCGACCAACAAAAGACGAAATTGAAATTCTCAACCAAGATGGAGTTCTTGACCAAGGTATTATTCCAGATATGGTAACAGACGTTTTCAAAGTTCGTTCTGGTCGATGGACACAGGTTAGAATTTGGAGCCAATTCAATGCTGGCACGCTTCGTAAACGCGACCTTTTTGCGACAGATCGTTATATGCGACCTATACCAGAACTCACAGAGGATGAGGCGCGCAGCCTCGTAAATTGGGAACTTTCAAAAGAAGATGAAGAGTTCTTAGAAGAAATCAACAAGAAAGGAAAGAACTGATGGCAATCAATTATAAAGAAATAATTGAGAGTCTTGAGCCAGAGGACATTGAAAAAATTTTAGATAAGTTAGACGTCCCTTGGATTGATAAAGGAGACTTTTTGCTTTGTAAAACAGCTTGTCACAACCTAAATGTAGACGAGGCTTCTTGGAAACTTTATTACTATAAGAATACTCATCTTTTTTATTGCTATAGCTCGTGCGGTGCAATGTCAATATTTCAATTTGTTGAACATTGGTATGAGACGCGTGAAGTAGTCTTTGATTGGTATCAAGATATTTATAGTTTTATCCAAAGCTATAACCAATCTTACTTTGCCGAGGAAAAAGAACTAAAAACAAAATATAAAAGTAATAAAGATAAGTATGTAGGACAAAAACTTCGGCGTGAGCTTCCAGAATTTTCTTCTAAGGTTCTTGAAACTTTTCAACATTATTATCCAGTTGAATGGTTGGAAGAAGGAATCACGGAACAAACAATGGATAAGTATGAGATACTTTATTCACCAACTCAAAATAAAATTATTATTCCTCATTTTGATGTAAATGGAAGATTAGTTGGAATTAGAGGGCGCGCGCTCGATGAATGGGAAGTTGAAAATGTTGGTAAATATATGCCAATTCAGGTAGAAAATACTTGGTATTCTCATCCTCTCTCTTTCAATTTATATGGACTTTTTCAGAATAGGAAAAATATTGAAGAAAGAGGCGTTTGCTATGTATTTGAAGCGGAAAAATCTGTACTTCTTTCTGAAAATTTTTCTACACCGAATTGTGCGGTGGCCATTTGTGGTAGTCAGTTCAATAAATACCAAGTTGACCTTTTGATGCGGTTCGCGCGCCCAAGAGAAATTATTCTTTGTTTGGATAACGAAGAAAAAGAAGGAAGCACAGAATATTTTGAAAAACTTTGGAAGATTTGTAATAAATATAAAAATTATTGTAGATTTTCTTTTGTTTATGATAGAAAAAATATAACAAAAAAGAAAGATAGCCCAGCTGATGAAGGAGAAGAAGTCTTTCGCCAGCTGATAAAGGAGAGAGTAAAAGTGTAATGAGATATCGACTAAAAAATCCAGAAATAAAAGAAAATTTTGGAGAAAACCTCCTTCGCGCGAGAGGAGTCCAAGACATTCAAGAGTTTTGTCATCCAGACGAAAATTGCCTTCAAAGCTGGCGCGACTTAGAAAATATTGAAAGAGCAGTGAAAGCGATAGAGCTAACAATCAATGATGTACGTCCATATGCACTAATTGCTGATTGCGACGTTGATGGCGCAACATCATCTGCCATTATCTATCAATATTTGAAAAGGCTAAATCCAAAAAAAGAAATTCAATACTTTATTCATTCTGGAAAACAGCATGGCTTTTCTGATTTGATGGAACAGTTAGAAGATAAAGATTGGAGTATAATTATTGCGCCAGATGCAGGTAGAATTACTGCCTAAAAATAGCTTTGCCCTTTCGTAAAGGGGGTCATTTGATAAAATGGCTAACGGGGAAGCCTAAACCAGAAAAGGCATGGTAATCCCGTTGGAAAAGAAAGATAAGTGGTTATTTTATAAAGGAGGAAGGTAAATATGCCAGAAATATATAAAATAACTAACTTGATAAATCAAAAAATATATATAGGATATACAAAACATACCGCGCAATATCGTTTTCAGCAGCATTGGCAAGGTAGAAATGAAAAAGATGGCAGCTTATTGCATAAAGCTCTAAAAAAATTTGGAAAAAATAATTTTTCTGTTGAAACTGTCGAGCGTATCTCTGAAGATGAGTGGGCAGAAAAGGAACAGTATTATATTGAATTTTATAATTCTTTAGTCCCAAATGGCTATAATATTATTCCTGGTGGAAACAAGCCACCTCTTAAAGATAGAGAAAAAAATCCTAAAGCTAAATTGACAAACGAAAAAATTCTTGAACTGTATTCGGATTTGGAAAGTTATGATTTAGATATGGGACAAATAGCTGTAAAATATGGTATTTCACAAAGCCAAGTTGAAAAAATAAATAGCGGTGCTTTTTGGAGGCAAGAAGAACGAGACTATCCTATCAGGAAACTCAAGCGAGATCAATATATTATTTCTTGTATTATTGAAGATTTGAAATTTGGAAAAACTCAAGATTATATTGAAGAAAAATATCAAATCAAGTCAAGAACAAGATTATATAATATAAATATGGGGAAAGTTGGGAGAAAATTATTTCCCCAAGATTTCTATCCGATCCAACCAGGTATAATAAATCGTATACCACTTTATCTTTCTAAACCTGTAGAGACTATCCCCGCAATTGGGGAGTAAGGATATTATTTACACATATCCTGAAATGGCTATTCATATTTTTATATGTAAAAGATAGTCCAAACTCGGAGGAAACTCCGAGGTATTTGAGTAATGACGGCGAATATATTTCCCGTTTTAGTTGTCCGGTATTGTGCGTGGACCACCATATCAAGGAAGAGAATACAATTATTCCTTCAAATATGATTTTAGTAAATAATCAAACTTCACCTAATTATAAGAATAAAGATTTGTGTGGAGCTGGTGTCACTTGGCAGTTGTGTCGCGCGCTTGACTACTTTTTTATAAAAGACCTTGCTTGGGAATATATTGATTTATGTGCTTTAGGCATTGTCGCAGATATGATGTCAATGTTAGAGGTTGAAAATCAATATCTCGTTCAAACTGGCTTCAAAAATATCAAGAATAAAATGTTTAAGACTTTGCTTGAGAAGCAAGATTATTCAATGGGCGGGAAGATTACTCCAACCACAGTTGCTTTCTATATTGTGCCGCTAATCAATGCTATGATTAGAGTTGGGTCAATGGATGAGAAAGAACGCTTATATCTATCCTTCGTGATGCCAGAAGTAATGGTTGATTGTCATAAGCGAGGAGCGAAAGGCACAAAAGAACGTCTTTGTGTTGAGAGCACGCGCGAATGCGTGAATGCTAAGTCTCACCAAGATAAAATGAAAGAGCAAATGGTTGAAAAACTTGAAGCCAAAATTTTCAAAAAAGACTTATTATCCAACCAAGTTCTCTTCATTCGGCTAGATGACGATGATGTATTTCCCGCAGAACTGAATGGACTTATAGCAATGAGCATCGCATCGAAGTATAAACGGCCTACAATCGTAGCTCGTCTCAATGATGAAGGATATATCCGGGGTAGTGCTCGCGCGCCGGGCCACATTGAATTGTCTTCTTTTAAAGACTTTCTAAATCAAACAAATTTATTTGAATATACGTTGGGTTAGTAATATGGCCCGTAACATCTTTTCCGCCTCATCAGCGGGGTTATTTTAGAATGGCTAACGAGGAAACCTCAGCATGTAATGGTGGTGGTAATCTCGTGGGAAACTTGACTTAGAAAAAAGAAGAAAAAGGAGGTGAAAGATAGTGAAAAAAGCAATTTATAAAATAGAAAACAAAATAAATCATAAGATTTATATTGGGCAATCTATTCATCCTGAATATCGTTTTTTAGAACATTCAAGAGGGAATAATGAAAAAAATAGTCCAATTCATAGAGCCTTCAGGAAGTATGGAAAAGAGAACTTCTCTCTTGAAATATTAGGTTGGTTTGAAGATTATAATGAAAAAGAAAAGGAGTATATTATTAAATATAATTCAAGAGTGCCGAATGGATATAATGTCCAACCTGGAGGGAATGAGCCTCCAGTCCTAAAAGCAGAAAACAATTATAACACAAAAATTACTAGAGAATTAGCTGATATAGTTATTCAAGATATATTAGATTGGAGAATTCCAAGAAAAACAATTGTAAAAACAAGAGGTATCACTTCAGATATTTTTCGTCATATCAACGAAGGTAATTCTTGGAGAAAAGAAGAACTGATTTATCCTCTTCGTCCTTCAGAAAAAGAATTAGATGAATACCGAGCTTTATATGTACAATGGCTTTGCTGTAACTCTGATATCCCTCTAAATCACATTGGAGCAAAGGTTGGATGGAATAGGTCTTCTGCCAAAATGATAAATCAAGGGAATAACCATTTTGATGAGCGACTAAAATATCCTATTCGGAACAATCGAGATTATAATAAAAAAATTCTAAGTCAAGAAACCTGTATCGACTATCTCCACTTTGGAGAGTAAGGCAACTATTGATACGTTGCTTGAAATGGATGTTCATAGAAATTCTATGTAAAAAATAGTCAGGTCCTTTAGAAATAAAGGATAACCGCATGATAGTGCTTTTGGTATTAGCCTTTTAGATAAAAACCTATCAAAATTTCATGAAATCGCCAATGAAGAGCTCTCAAAAATTGATTTCGGCGAAAATTACTATGACGTAGATTTTGTGATGCGCGCCGACTACCCAAAAATTGGTGAAGCCATTGAAGAGCTTTGCGCGATCGAACAGGTTTATGGGCAACAAAATGAAGAACCAGTTATGGCAATCACCAATTTGAATGTGTCTCAGAACGATGTAAAAATTATTGGAAAAAATTTAGATACTTTACGAATTGAGAAGAATGGAATTACCTATGTAAAGTTCCGCGCGAAAGATTTGATTAGAGAGCTAAAAGACTTTCCAGGTGATATGGATATTACTTTAGTTGGCAAGCCAAATCTTAACATTTGGGGAGGCAAAATAACCCCTCAAATTTTTATAACCGATTTGGAGATTGAAGATAGTAGATTTGCTTTTTAGAGAAATTTGTGATATAATAAAATAAGAAAATTGGAAAGGAAATTTTCTTATGGATTTATCAAAAATTACTTCTGTCTCAGAATTGAGACAAATTATTGCAGAATGTGAAAAAAGAATTTCAGAATTAAATCCTTATGGAAACTTAAAAAGTTTATCCAATAAAGCCTTTGGTGAAGAATGGAGCGAGCCGTATATTCTTAGCCAGGTTCCAGCTCTGAGAAAAGATAACTCCGCTGGTCATGATATGTTTTCTGAAAAATATGGTAGAGTAGAGGTCAAATCTGCTCGGCTGCCGCTGAAAACAATTACTTATAATCAATGCCATCCATATAGAGGTATGATATGGGAAAAATCGCAAATGATAAATATTATACTGAAGATAGTA